AAAAAAGAATATAATGTTGTTAGAGTAGATGAAATGAAAGAAGAATTAAATATAATAAAAGATCGTTTCAATAGGCAGTCAGAATTATATGAGTATCAAATAAAAAAACAAGAAGAAGAAATCTATAATCTGAAAAACGACGGTGAAAGGAAAACTGGTTTGGAAAAGATAGCACTGATAGGTGGTATAATATTTATCGTTTTTGTTTTAGTTGTAGTTGCCGTAAAAAATCTTTATTTTCTTTTTTAATTTTTTATCATTTTTGACATTTTTGACATTTTATTTTTAATATATACGATAAAAAATGTATAATTAAAAATGGCAAAAATAACAAAAACTTATTCAATCGACAAAAAAGTCTACGAAGCATTCGATCAAGTAGCTGACGAAAATAACATAAACAAAAGTTCATTTATTGAAGGATGTATAAATAAATATCTAGACGATAATAGAATGGGATTTGTAGATAAAGTGTATGTGTTGAAAACAAATCCAGATTACGGTGTAAAAATAAAACGTCAAGATGATACTTTTTATTATCTGAGTGATGATAGTAAAATTCCTATTATTTTATTTATGCAGATGTATAAAGAAGTTGAGCAAGTCAATCCAAAAGAATTTTTCAACAGCAATTTAGACGATAGATTAACAGTTGTTGTAAATGGTGAAAAACAAAGTTTGGGTGATTTTAAAAAGACTGGTTATGAGGATGCCGAAAGGATTAATTCATGATATGATTTCTTTCAAATATAATTTCCCCTTCATTTATATAATCTCTTATTAATTCACCCAATATTTCATATGGTGATTTATCTTCTTCCCATACCTCCTCGTCATAAACATCATAAGCTCTTATCTTCTTCTCTTTGGCTTTTGACATGGATTCATTATTGACTTTAATATCTGTGATTTTATCTCCTCGAGTAACAACTACTATAAGAGTTTTGTCTCTGAATAAAATACCGTAATAAGTATATACATTTCCATTATTATTATTTTTTCTATTTTCCTTTTTAGTTTTTCTTATTTTATCCGGATCGTTTTCTATGATATTAATATATTTATTGAGAATTGGAGCTTGATTTTTTGCTTTCTCTAATTGTTCTAATTCTTTCTCTCTTTTAAGTCTTCTTTCTTGCTCTTCTTTTTTAGCTTTTCTTTCAGCTTCAATCTTTCTTAAAATTTCCCTTCTCATTTTATCTAACCGCTCTTTTTCAGCTGCGAGTATTCTTTCTTCTTCTCTTTTCTTTCCAAAATATTCTTTTTTATTTTGATTCCAAAAAGGTTCATTCGGATCTTTTTTACTTTCTTTTCTAAATTTTAGAAATCTATATTCTTCAAATGTTTTTAAATTTTCCATATCAAAATATAATTTCATTTTTTCTAACATAATCTATAACCAAATCATGCAAAACTTCCCAAGATGTTTTTTCATTTTCTTCCCAGGATTCCTCACCAAACGGATCAACTTCTTTGTTCATCTTCTTTTCCTTCGTATCAGACATATCCACATCATTTATTCTGAGGTATCTTTGTTGCATTTCACCAGTCATCCCATAACCTTTATAATAAGATGATACTACGGTTGTGCCATCATCGAACAATATTCCATAATAAAGATAAGTTCCGTAACCTTGATGTTCTCTATCTCTAAATTTAGTCTTCTTTATTCTATCTGGATGATTTGTAATAATATCAATGTATTTGTCCAGCATGGGCTTTTCTTCTCTGGCTTTTGTAACTCCATTTAAATATCTTCGCTCTTCTTCTTCCGCTAGTCTTCTAATTCTTTCTTCTTCAAATTGAAGTTCTTCTTGATGTTCTTCCTCACGACGACGACGTATGCGACCAAAAAGTTGTTCGTTCAAAAATTCATTATATTTAACTAATTCTTTCATATTTCTTTCATATTATTATTTAATTGTTACAGGCTCAAACCAGTAATTAAACCAAAAATAATTATTTCTTACAATATCATATTTTTTTCCTTCTATATCTAATGTTACATAAGGATCTCCATTTTCATCTGTATTATATCCTTTAACTTCAACAATTTTTCCTTCTTTTAAATATTTTTGTCCTCCCATTTCATCTCTTAGCGGACAATCTTGTTTTAAATTCCTATACATACCTGGTTTAGGAATAAACCAGTTATAAACCAACTTGTATAGATATTGATTTAACTTCAAATAATATTCTTTATCAATGTATTTAAATTTTGGATCACTCAACATTTCTGTATCAAATGTTGGTTTGGTATGACTTGCGTTAAAATTACGAAAAACTCCAAAAAATTCTTGATCCATAAAATCAAAAGATATGTAGATATTGAGTTTTAAACTCTCATTTTTGAATATCCTTAATATTTTTATATTTTTATATTCATCAATTTCCTCTAAAAATCTATCAGATTTTCTAACGAATATATGGTCATCCAACATTTCCTTAGATATTTGTTGAATAATTTGCATTAATCTACTTGTTGTTCCAGCACTTCTTGCGTAAAAATCTACATACGGATTTGAGTCTGGTGAATATATGGAAAGCCCTGGATCACAGGCTGTTCCGTAGCCAGGTCCAAAAGTACTAACGGCATTATCTATTCCAAGTTGATATTGATTGAACTCAGATGATTCTCTAATCATTTGAACTTGTTCTGATCGGTTGATATATTCAACTAGTCTTTGGTTTGTCGTGAATTGTTTAAAATTAGTTACCATGCAATTTAAATAAGTTATTATTTATTTTTTCGAATAAACCGTCTTTAACTGCCATATTACATAAAAATCTTCCGAATTTTTTAATTGGTATTATATCGCATTCTGGAGTGACTTCTATTCCGATTTTATTTAAAAATCTATCTAAAAATGAGTTATTCCCTGATTCTTCGTTTAAAGTATCTGTAAATTTTTTTACTTCCATGATCGATCTTATTTTTTCTTATATATAAAATATGAAAAATGAAATATATTTTTTAATATATATAAGAAAATATCCTTTCAAAAAATAATTAATATTATGGATCTTAATAATATAAATTCTTTTGATAATTTCAAAAAAATATTAGAACAATCTATACCATCAGAATTTCAAAACGCAACAAGATTTTCTCAATGTTTAGTTGGTAGAGGTCTGTTTAGTATATTAAGATATTTCAAACAAGGAATAGATATGGGTAGATTAGAATATCTCAGAAGAAAACTCGAGAATGAATATTTTGCAGGTTGGTTAAGATTCTGTGCAGCTCGTCAAATAAATATAAAAGATGGAACAATGATTGAGAAAAGTGTTCAAACTTCGGGCGAAGAATATGGTGGTGGTGAGGACACTGATCAAGGCGAACAACCAAACAATGAGTTTGTTTGTGAGATTTTAAATTTGGATTATACAGATAAAAATCAATTAGCCACAACAAAGAAAAATTTTGAGGATCACATATCAAGTCTCGAACAACCCAAAACTGAAGGAGGAATTGAAGAAGAAGATTTAAAAGAATTGGAAGATGCTTTAAATGAAGCCGAATCTGCATTAGAATATCTTAAATTAAAAGAAGATATGAATAATAATGTATTTGAAGTATTATTAGCTGAACCATCGGGCGTAACTTTTGACGCTGAAAAAGAAAACAAAATATTGGAACTTTTAGAAAGAGTAAAAACTTTCTTAAGCGATAAAGCCAAAACTTGTACAACTTATCATTTAACAGAAAATGAGAAAGCTATAATAAATAAAATAGAATCTTGTACAAATGAAAATATCAAAACTAAATGTAACGAAATAAAATCTTTGATAGAAACAACTACAGAACCTCAGTCACAACCAACTCAAGAAAGCCTTTTATTGGAAGAAGTTGTGAGTGGTAATATGCCTATAATGTTAGTGCTCGGTGATCAATTAAATACATCATATACGTCTGGTAGTGGAACAACATTGAAGAAAATAAAACCTTCTGATTATTTAAAATCTATTGGCATTAATAACGTGAGTGAAATTAATTGGACAGAATGTGCTAGACTATTCTCAAAAAATCCAGAGTTTAAAAAAATGGCTGCTAATATGGTTACAATAGAAGCTGTGAGAAAAATTCAATATGCTGCGTCAAGAATCATATTTAGAGTTAAGAAAACTCCAACCTACACAGGTATGACTCCCGAAAAAGGCGGCGGTGTTGATTATAAAGAAGATTCCGCTCTAAGAACAGTTTGGGAAAGAAAAGTAGAAGTTGTCAAAGGCGAATGGACAATGTTTTTAGATTTTTCTAGTTATAAAATAGATCCATTTAGAGCATTAAACTTACAAGATGCTATAAGAAGCAGAGATGCTAATTTTAATAGTTTCAAAGAAGAATTCGATGCTCAAACAGGAGGCATAATAAGTGAAGATGAAATGTCTAAAATAGGATTAAAACTTATTAAAGATAGAATGTTCAAAAAAGAAGGAACCCCAATAGTTATAAACTATATATTGAATAATAAGAATATGTGGTTAGTTTTCTTTATTGAAACTGATAAATTAAATGCTGAAAGAACTGTGTATAGATATATAGGCAACATAGATATAAATAAAATAAGAAACGATAAAGTTTATCAAAGAAGTGATTTCAAAGATAAAGCTAAAGATTATGCCGCTTGTATATTAGACAATAATTATAATAACATTGGAGATAAAGAAGTAAAAAATATTCTTAAAATAGATAGAAATGCCGTATCAAAGGGGACTTCAAAATATTTAAATGGAATATTCTTAGCTTCACCTGATTTTAAAAGAATAGGAATTAATGAAGAAGGAGTACCTAAATTACGTAGATCTAGATTATTCTTCTTATATTTAGATGGAAGTGTTTTAAATAAGAATAATGCATTTTCTTCAATAAATACACACTCTCCAATAGATAAAGCCAGAGTTGGGTTGGATACAATTGAAAAGGGTGGAAATAAAATAGATATACCAACTACTACTGTGGTTGATCTAAAAGATCCTAATATTAAGAACCTTTTGAATTCTTATGTTGGAAATATGTATATTTTCCTACCAACTTGGGAAGAAAATTATTTTGGAACATTGACAACGAATATACATAATATGACAAAAAATCCATCTCCGTTAAAAATAAATAGTGGAGAGTCTTTTAACGGAGTATTTACTTTAAAATAAAATTTAAGAAATATGTTAAAATTTTCTGAATATAATAAATTATTTGAACAAACAACAACGGCAGCTCCACCAAAAGCTGCACAACCAGTAGCGCCAGCTCCGCCAAAACCTGCACAACCAGCAGCACCAGCTCCAAAACCAGTTAAAGAATTAAATGCTTTAAGTGTAATAATACAGAAAATAGATAAAATAAAAAACAAAGTTGCTGAAAAGAAAACAGCAAAACCAGGCGAACCAGAGAAAGCTTCTGTAAAACAAGGAGAACCAATTCTTTTGAAAGTCGGCGTTAACTTTAGGGTAGAGAGTAAAAAAGGATATGAATTCGATTTTTATTTTGTCAAAGAAAATGAAAATGATTATCCTTTATATTCTGTAAATACAACTTATGAAAAAATAAAATCTCAAAATAAGTATGTTATACCTCTTAAAGATGATGTTTACGATAAATTTATGGATATTTGTGGAACTTTAAAAACTGCTATACAACAAAAACAACAACCAACGTCTCCCATTCCAGGTAAGAACAAACCAGTTTTAGCATCTTATACCTTCGATGATGAATATTTGAGGTTATTTGAAATAGCTGGACAAGAGAATTTATTATCTGCATTGGTTGGATCTTTTGGACAATCAAAATTATCTGATGGAACTACTACTGTTCTTATGGCATATGGTCAAATTAAAGATTCTATAGGGGAACTTAAAAATAAAAATCTTAATGATTTAGATTCAATGGTTTCTCAAAAAAATATAGTTAAAGATAGTGAAAAGGATCAATATATGACATTGTGGTATTTGGAAAAGGAAATTAAAATGGAAGACGGCGATTTAGAATTTCGCCCGCTGTCTTTAGGAAAGGATCTAAAAACTGGTAATAAAATAAAGATCTGTAGAGATGATCAAAATAAGTCTGTTCCTATAGAAATAGAAAAAATCGATGCTATAAAATGATAAAAAAATTCAATGATTTTGTTAGCGAAATGGTTACTTCACAAGACATGAAGAATAATCTTGATCTTGGTATTGAAAAACAAGATGCCGCTAATCCAGCTAATCAACAGCAACAACAACCACAGGATAAGACTTTACAAAAAACTGCAAATCTGAAAGTTACAGATATTCAAGCAAGAATAAATCAATTGGGATTACAAAAACAAGCTGTGAATCAAGAAATATTGAAACTCCAAGACGCTCAAAGAGATTTGCGTCCGAATAATCCACAAGATCCTCAAAATGCTCAGAAACAAAAAGTATTTGACACTGATCAGCAAACTAAAATTAAAATTCAACAAGACAAATTAAAGGTTTTAGATGCTGAAATTCAAAATCTTCAACAAGAGATTACCAGGAATAAAGAAAAATATTTATGAAACATTTATTGTCTATCAATGAAGCCGTTGTGAAATGGAGAGATGGTGATGAAGAAGAAATAGAGGAATCTTCAGAAAAATATAAATTTAAAGTAGTTATAGGTGATTGGTCTTCTGATGGGGCATAGTAAATCAGATGAATATGTTTTTGAAGGAAATTATCATGTTAGCAAACTGCGTCAAGCATATAAAGATAGTTGTAGGCTAACAGGAGTTCAATTTAATCATAATCAAAATTATACTGGAATTGAAATAGATAGAAATTTACCACATCAAGAGCGTGGGAAGAGGCCGCTTTTAGAAGATCGGAATTAAAAAATATTCCTCCTTTAAATGGATATTGGAATAAAGAATTAAATGTTCAATTTGGATACGGATTATACGAATAAAAATTAAAAAATGTTTTCAAAATAGAAGGCTGCGTTTTTAATATATAAAAGAAAAACGTAGCCTTTTTTAATGCCAATACTCGACGATAGATATGTAAGACATTTGCAGGATTTCACCAGAGCTTTAGAGGGAGTAGTTAATTTATTACAAGAAGACGCAGCAAGGAGAAATGTTGATGTTGTTGATAAATTGTTGTCAAATATGAATGATGATCTCAAAAGTGTTGTGAAAAACATGGAGGTCGTTATGAAAACAACTAAAAAAATTGAATCACAAAATGATAGAATTTTACATGAAGTTTTGGAAGCCCGCAAGGCTAAAGAAACCGGCGTGTTTGGAAATATTGCAGAAGCAGACAATAAAAGAAAAATATTAGATGCTGTTAAAGTTATCACTCTTATTGCCGCTGGTGTTTTGGCTATTGGTTTGGCTTTTAAAATTATAGCTCCTGTTAATTTCTTATCTGTTATAGCTATAGGTCTTGCAATTGTATTTATAGCTGGAGCCTTTGTTATGGTGGCCGCGGTCACCGAAGGAATGGAAATTAAAGATGTTGCTAAAATTAGTGGCATGATGGTTGTCATGGCACTTGGACTTGCTGTGTCCAGTTGGGCCCTAGCCATAGCTGCTACTTTAACATTTGCTAAAGCTTTGTCTATAACTTTTGTTGCTGCCGTAATGGGCGTATCTTTATACGCTATAGTTAAAGGAATACATAAATCAGGATTAAAACCAGCGGATTATCCAAAAATACTCATGCTTCCTTTAGTCCTTCCTTTAATAGCACTCGGGCTAGCTATATCCAGTTTCTTCTTATCACGAGTTGTTCCACTTACATTCGCTCAAATGGCTACATCTGTTTTTGTGGCAGCTGCAATTGGGATGTCTATGTTTTTCATAGTTCAAGCGCTTGATAAATCTAAAATGGAAAAGAAACATGTAGCTCAACTTTTACTTCTTCCAATAATGGTTCCAGCGCTTGCTTTAGGATTAGTTTTATCTTCAATTATATTAAAAGGCATCCAACCATTATCATTTATGCAAATGGTAAGTGCTATTTTTGTGGCTGTTACTATTGGGGTTTTGGTGTATTTAATGAAACCGTTGATAGAAAAGATGAAAAGTTTCACTTTGAAGGAAGTTCTTTTAACGGGAGTTTTAGTGGCCGCCCTCGCCGCAGGATTGGTTGGAGCTAGTTGGATATTAGTCAATATGAAATTTTTCACAATAAGACAATCTATGGATTTAATAGTAACTAGTCTGGCAATAGGATTGGCAGTTTTGTTTTTAACTCCAGCTGTTTATATTTTGAAAAAAATTCATACAAATGATATGATAAACGCTGCTATGAATATAGTTATTGCAGCGGGAGCAATTATGGCAGCTAGTTGGTTATTGAATCTCGGAACTTATAATAATATGCCAGATCCAGAATGGTCATTGGGAAGTGGTCTAGCTATTATAGCTTTCGCTGGAATAGTTTGGGCATTAGATAAAATGGGATTAACCAAAGATTATAAGAAAATATTATTTGGAGGTTTGGCTATCATTGCAATATCTGCTGTTATAATGGTAACTAGTTTAATATTAGCTATTGGAAATTATGATGAATATCCAAGTCTTGGATGGGCGATGGGAGTTGGTTTATCATTAGTTGCTTTTGGAGCTGCTATGATGGTGTTAGGTCTTATTATTCAATCAACGGGTGGTATGGCTGCAGCGGCTCTTGCTATTGGAGCAGCTGCTACGATAGGAGTTGCCGCCACAATAATGGCAACATCTTTAATTCTCGGTTTGGGGAATTATGATGAATATCCAACCGTAGGATGGGCATTTGGAGTTGGTTTGTCATTAATAGCCTTTGGTGGAGCAATGATGGTATTAGGAGGATTAATATTAGCCACTGGTGGGGCAGCGGTCTTAGCTATGACTATTGGAGCTGTTGCGACATTATTGGTTGCTGGATCGATTGTTGCTGTGTCTTATATTTTAGGATTAGGAGATTATGGAAATTATCCTGATTCTGATTGGGCGACGGGTGTTGGTCTGTCTATGATATTATTCGGTGGGGCTATGTTCTTTTTAGGGGGTATGTTAGGTCCTGTTGGATATGTTGTATTAGGAATAGGAGCAATATCGATGATGATAGTAGCTGGATCGATTGTGGCAGTATCAGCAATATTAGGATCGGGTGATTACACGGGAGGACCTACTATGAATTGGGCTCTTGGCACAGGAGCATTATTAATGGCAGTAGGTTTAACGTCTGTATTATTTGCAGCTTTACTTCCATTGATCATACTCGGTAGTTTTGGAATGAAAAGAGTTGCTCAATCAATAGTTGATGTTGCTGGGATTTTAGCAGAAGGAGATTATACCGGTGGCCCAACAAAAGAATGGGCAGAGGGAGTTGGTGGAGCTATTATGGCTTTTGCTAAAGGAATTGCAGCTCTAAGTGAAGCTGGTGGAGGTTTATTTGGAAGATTATTTGGAGGTGGTGATCAAAGTGATAAAATCATTCAGATAGCAGAAGCTATGAAAATAGCCAATATCATTTTAGGAAGTGTACCTTGGTCAAATAACTATCCTTCAAAAGAATGGTCGAAAGGAGTTGGTGGAGCTATCACGGCTTTTGCCGATGGAATAAAGAAATTGTCTGATGCCGATATAGATAGTGGTTTTGATTTTATCATGATGGTATCTATGTTAAGTTGGGGAATAATTAGAGCTGCTAAAATATTAAATACTTTTGATTGGGCAAATGTAAAAAATTATCCAAAGGCTGATTGGTCAAGGGGTGTTGGTGAAGCCATTAATGCTTTTGCAAAACCACTCGCCGAAATGGCTAAATATGACGTTACTGGAAGTGATATAACACAGGGAATTAGAAAATTATCTAGAGGATTGATTGAAGCTGCGAAAATAATAGGAAAATATGATTGGTCGACAGCAACGAATTATCCTAGAAAAGATTGGGTAGAAGGAGTTGGAAAATCTGTTGGAACATTTGTAGATTTTCTTGTAAAAATTGGTAAAAATGATATTGGAAGAGGAGAACTTAGAATACTAAGCATGACAATAAAAGCTATGATAAAAACTGCAGAAGAGCTAAGCCAAGAAGATGCCGATATATGGTCAAATTATCCTTCAGCCAAATGGGCTGAAAATGTTGGAAAATCTATAGGAATGTTTGTTCAATATTTAACTAAAATAGAAAAGGCTGATATAGGTAGAGGAGATATGAGAACTTTAAGTAAAATAATCAACACTATGATTGATGTAGCGAGAAGATTCGCTGGAGTTGATTCTGAAATATGGACTAAATATCCTCCTAAAGAATGGTCAGTTTCTATTGAAACAGCCATAGAAGCTTTTGTTAAATCAATAAAATCTTTAACAAAAATAGACGAAGATAAATTTAATCTTCTAGATAAAGCTGGCTGGCATATAGTTCATTTTGCTTGGCGTATGTCAATGATATCAAAATATAGAGATTTATTTACAAAAGATGGTGTTTTTGATAATTTCAGCAATTCGATGAAAAAACTAACAGAAAGCCTTCCAACTATGGAAAAGGTTCAAGGATTGTTAGCGTTGGGTGACGCTTTATCAAAAATAAGCTCTAAAGGTTTATCAACTGGATTCTCTATTTATATGTTATCTAGAGCTATGGAGGATTTGGGCGAAACTCTATCAGAGATTGATTTATCAGCGATGGATAAATTATCTAAATTCTCTAATGGAATGCTGGTTCTTTCTTTAATAGATGACAAAAAATTAGAAGATACTTTAAAAATAATTGATAAGAAAAAAGAAGATATAAAAGCCATATTATCTGATAATACTGTTGTTAGAGCAAAAGAAAAATTAGCTGGTGAAAATGTTATACTAGCGAGAGAAACCGCGCCAACCAGAACGGAAGAAAGAGAAGATTTCTACGATAAATTATTGACAGTGGTTAAGAGCATAGATACAAATGTAGCAATAATAGCCACAAAAGAGCCCGAAGAAGCCACTTCTGACGAAGATGGAGCATTCGCTGGCAAAGGGACTAAATTCAATGAAGAACAAACCAATAAAACCAATAATTTTTAAACAATACTTACATTTTTAAATATATAAAGAAAAAATAATTCCTCATGTTCAGTAAAATAACTGGTTATTTCAAGTATAGAAAAATAATAAATCAAAATTTTGAAATTATATCACAACGTTATAGATTTAGATATGATAGATTTTATGGAAGATTATATACCGTTTTGAACATAACCGAAGATCGTCAAGAAGTCTTAAAAACTTATGGTTACGATTATTTAGATAATGAAGTAAAAAAATATATTACATCAATAGAAAATTTCTTTTTTTCAATTGGTTTATTAGAATTAATATCTATCTCGAGAATAGATAGTATAGATCCTGTAAATGTCTTAATAGTTTTAAGATATAAATATAAAACACATCAAAGAATTTTATATATTGTTCTAGGCATATTAAGTTTGATTGGAGCTGCTGCGGTTGGAGCTGGGTTGGTTAAATTAATTATATTTTTAATAAACTTTATTATGGCCCTTTAATATAAGATTTATGTCAATTTATTGTCCGTTATGCGGTAATTGTCAAATAGACGCGGATGAAAAAACGTCCATAGAGAAAAATGCATTAGTGCTTAAATGTACTATATGCAATTGGAAAGGAGCAATGGATGAATTGGTTACTATTGGAGAAGTTAAAAATAAAAAAAGAACAGAATTGATTGACAAAATGATAAAAATTAAAAAAATATAAAAAATAATATTAAATATATGGCTAAAGAACAATATGAAAGTCTAAGTGATGAAATTATTGCTTATTTCAAAAAAGTAGAAAAACAATTTGCAATGCCAATGGACGTTAAGTTTGTATTTGTTGCAAATTCTAAGCAAAAGAGAATGATTAAAATTTCAAAAATAACCGACATATACAGTTATTTATTGGATGCTGATTTATTAGTAGTTTTTAATGAAGAATATTTTAACAATTTTGATGAGCAAACTCGTCAAATTTTAACCGAACAAGAAATTGATATGATAGAGTTTGATTTAGATAAAGGAACTATTAAAATAAAAGAACCCGAAATCAATACATCGAGCGGTATCATAGAAAAATTCTCTCTAAAATTAGTTGAAAATGCTAATAAACTTCAAAAGGAATTTGAAAAGCAGAAAAAAGATAAAAAAGAGCAAGAAAGCCAAGTAATTCCAAAGGCTAGAAGAAGATAAATCAAAAAAGAAAAAATAAAGGGTGTCAAACAAAAAAAATAATTTGACAAAAAATGAATGCAATTTTATTGACAATTTTGTTGACCGTGTTGGGTGTGTGTCTAGTTGTGTATTTTACATGGCTGGGTATAACGTCTTATAAGTTGATGAAATTTAAAACAAAAACAGAAGGCGCTATAATGCACATGGAAAGATGGATTAATGACAATCATGAATCAGTTTATAAAGAGATGGAGATTATTAGAAATGATCTAGCTAAAATCATAGATGATAATAATAACGCCATTCATCAGAGATTAACAAACGAAGTAACAGAACTAATTAACTCTATTGATGAATTAGATAGAAAAATTGACTCAAGAGTCGATAAATTAAATGAAAAAGTTGAAGGCCATTACAATCTACTAAAGGAAACACAAAAGAATGTAGAAAAAGTTTCAAGTGAAGCAAACCTGGTTTATAAAACCGGATGTGGGGAAAAAACATGGACTGTAAAATAAAAATAAATATTTGACACCCTTTTATTAAACTTTATTTATTTGAAAAAATATAATTAAAAAAAATAAAATATAACTATGGATAACACAGAACTAAAAGATTTTATAATTGGCGATACCAAAGTATCATCAGAAGAAGTTTCTATACCTTTTTCTACAGACAAATTAGAAAGTTTTGATTTTGCTTCTACCGAAGATTTCAACATAGATGAAAATTATGAGCTTGTTGAAGTCGTGAAGAAAGAGAAAGAAGACGAATCAATGAAAGAATTGATAAAATTAAGGGAAGCTAAAAACATCATAGAAAAAGATGCTAAGATATTTTTAAATCCTGAATTTGTTGATAAATTTAATAAAGAAGAGGAGAATCTTTTAAATCTTATTAAAAAATATGATCCGAACATAGATGAAGTGAGGAACATGCCAGAAGATAAAAAAGATAAAATATATGAAATAGCGCAATATTTATTTAATGTTTATCAAAAGAAATTGAATTTATTGTTGTTTAATTTTCCTCTCACAAAAGATGAGGCAAAATTTATGTTTAATGTTTTTAGAAATAAATTAGAATACGATCAAAATGAAGTTTTCCAAATGAAAGAACTTAAAGAAAATTATCTCGATAAAGAATTCGATAAGTTGGAAAATGGAGATTATATGACATATATAAATGTTAATGACCTTATCGTCTTTTATCATCTTATTTCAAAATACAAGGTAAAAGGAATCACACAGGAGCATTATGATTATCTGCAAATTCTTACTAAGATTGGCGAGCGTATAAAGCTTTTCAACGCTTATAACGTTGTTGTTCAACGTCTTAGTAATGACTTTCAATTGTGGGGTGGGGCATTAACTGTTGAGGGAGAATTAGGAGGAAAGGTTTTAGAACCACAAGGACAAACAATAAGTGATGTCAATTCATCAGAGCCTTTACATGTAGTAAACGAAGAAACAGGTGAAGTAATCAAGTGATTGCTTCCTTATCGGGAACCTGTAAAAAGGGGTCAGTAATTGACCCCTTTTTTATTTAAACTTTTATAATATTTTTTAGTAAAAATAACAAAAAGGAAAAAGATATGTTATTTAATGAATTAATAAATTTTTATGAAGATGCAAACAAAAATTTTAATGAATCTCGCGGTTTATTGAAAATTTGTTTAGAAAAGAAAACTTATGAAAAGACTCCTCAAATAGATGAGAGAATGAAAAATTATAAGGATATTGGAAATAAATTAAAATTCATTTTGCGTGAATATTTTAAAGCGGATGTAGAATCTGAAATTCAAAAACTTGAAAAAGAATGCGAAAAAGAACACGATATGGCTGGAGATTTTAACATCGGTGAAGTAAAAGCACAAAAGAAATTGGAATTAATGAAAGGAATATTGAAATGATTACCATTAAAGATATAAAAGATGGAGATCCAATAAATGGTCCTGAAGTTTTGGAATATGAAACCATAACTAGACCAAAATATATTAGAACAAGAATCATCATTGATTATACTGATTGGTTTGAAAGTTGGCATTTTCTTCCAAAAGAAAAATATGGACAACACCACGGCGAACAAGCATGGCTTATATCATCTGGACAATTCAATTGGGTGATATTAGATGATGGAAGTAAGTTTTCTGTTCATCCTGATAATTATAAATACGCTAGCGTATATAAAGCCGAGTCTTATATTGATAATAGTTTAACTGATATGGAAAAAATATATGGAAAAGGTTGGGGTAAAAAATAAAAAGAACAATTGAATGAAAATAAAAATAGTAAATAAATCAAATAACGAAATACCATCATACGCCACAGAACATTCTGCGGGGATGGATTTAAGAGCATATCTTCCTGATCAAGAATATCTTATTCTTTCTCCTGGACACAGATATATGATACATACAGGATTATATATTGAGTTACCCGAAGGATATGAAGCTCAAGTTAGACCCAGAAGTGGTTTGGCTATTAAAAATGGTATAACAGTTATAAATACACCTGGCACTGTTGATGCTGACTATCGTGGCGAAGTTTGTGTCTTGATTATAAATCACGGTACAGAAACATTTATAGTTTATAATGGCGATAGAATAGCTCAAATGATCATAAATAAATATGAAAAAGCTGAATGGGAAATAGTGGAAGATTTGTCTGAAACAGAGAGAGGATCTGGCGGATTCAATTCAACTGGAACAAAATAAAAAATAATTAAAAAATATGTTAGAAATAGGAAAATGTTATGAGCATAAATCTGGTAAACAGATTCATGTTTGCGGTAAAGCTAAAACCGCTAGATATGGTGAATGTTTAATAGGCGAAGAAGGGTGGAATCCTAATAAATCAGAAACAATTAATCCCGATATTAGAAGAATCCATAGATTAAATAAAAATACTGGATGGGGATTAATAGAAATTCCAGAAAGTAAATATATCAATGATAAAAATGAAGTAGTGGTAGATAGACTTATATTCTCTAACATGAATGAGCACGATTTACACTCGGGAGATTGGAAAGAGATTTCTTTTCAATACTTTATTAAGTGTAATTTTGAATATAATTGGAAAGAATATGATATGTAATAGTGGCGGAGCACAGGGGGCAGATTCGATATTTGAATTATATTGCGCTAAAAACGGAATAGAAGTTATTGCTTGGAGTTTTGATGGGCACAACACAAAATCTCCAGTTAGAAAAATCTTAACGAAAGATGAATTAGATGAAGGTTTTGAACATGTAAAAATTGCCAATAAGACTCTTAAAAGAATGATATATGGATTAAAACCATATGTTAAAAAGTTGTTGTCTAGAAATTGGTTTCAAGTTAAAAATTCAGAAGCTATATATGCAATTAGTACAATAAGAGATGATTTTCAACAAGTGGATGGAGGAACAGGATGGGCTATAATGGAAGGTGTTGACAATCATAAAAGTATATATGTTTTTGAACAAAACTTAAATTCGTGGTTTAAGTATAATTATGATATTTGTAAGTTTGAAAAATATGATTTTATTCCAAAATTAACAAATACTTTTGCTGGTGTAGGAACTCGCGATATAAATCAAAATGGTATAAATGCGATTAAAGAATTATTGAAAAACGGAAAATAAAATAAAAATGAAAAATGGAAGAAAAAATAAAAAATATAAAAATTCTTTTAGAATTAAATGGTGGAACAAAAGCTGACTCCAAAGCAGCGAACGCTATAATAAACGCTATAAAACATTTGGTTCCAAATTTTAAAGAAGAAAATATTAATTCTGAAGAGCTAGAAAATATAGTTAATGATATGCAAGAACAAATAATTCCAATATATGACAAGCATTTTACTAATGATGAGATACTTGGAATTATTGAATTTTACAAAAGCCCAATAGGACAATCATATCTTAATAAGATGAGCAGAGTTGCTATGGAAAGTATGCAAGTTGGAAATAAATATGGTGAAATTATCTATAACAAATTGATGAAATTATCAAAAACTGAAGAACCTCCAATCGCTTCCAATTAATTATTTTTTCAATTCATCTCGAATTTGCATAAGAAGTTTTCCCAACATATTCTTACCTTCTATGTTTTTACAAGCATCACACGTACAATTTCCGAAAATATTATCATGCCAATAATTCCCTTCAACTAATTTTTTATCATCTGTATCCATCAGAAGTTTGGCGAGCATGGTGTCTGAAAATTTAGCTCTTAAAAGATCCAACATTAAATCAAATTTTATTTGTTCCCAATCCTTACGCTTACTAACAGTTCTTCCAGCACGCTTTGCTTTTGCAGGTGTATCTAGATTTCGAACATACTCGTGTTCGGCCTCATTATCAGCTTTAAACGCTTGATAAGCATGCTCGGTTGATCGGTATTCTTTTGATTGCCAAGTTGTTAACCAAGGACCTCCAGTGCTATCCGGTGTTGGATAAGAGAAGGTGTGAGGATAAAAATTGCTCAAAAAGTGATAATAATCTGAAAATTTGTCTATCATGTCACGTATATATTAAAATACACAAATATTACTTTCCAATATTTTTTTTATTTTATGCACATCTTCGTCTTTGAAAGTCCATCCATAATCAGGATGCTTTAAAATGAATCCATAAGAATAAAGGATTTGAATAAAAGCAGAATATATCGTAATAACTTGTCCGCTTGGAATTCCAGTTAATTCTATGGTATATGATAAAGGCATTGAAAATATTATTTTATACGTAATTCTACTTCTTTTCTAAATTTTTCATTGAAATACCAAAATTCTTTATCTTTAGTTCCATCAAATTTGATCAAATCATTTTCGTATAAATTGTAAAGCTGAATTTCGTTTATATAAAAAACTTCTCCACTTGGAATACCAACAAGCGTATAAGTATAGTTTCCAGTTTCACCGGTTTCATAAAATAAAACACCCATCGTTATCCAGTATATATTATGTTACAAAAATAAAAAAACTTTTTGAAATAAAAAAATAATATATAGATCAAATTGACTTACTTATCATGGATTATATAAAATCATACAATCAAATAAACGAAGAATTAAAAAGAACACTTTCACCAGCAAGACTTAAAAAACAACGCGAAGATGAAGATCAGGAAATTCTTGCTAAAACTCCAGCCGATCTATTTACCGCAGATGAAATGAGAGATCTTAACAAGGAAGATTTTACAATCCAAGATGATAAAAAAGAAGCCAAGTGTGTTGAAAAATATCATACTTTTGTTATAAAAAAGAGTCTTGGATTAAATGACGAAGTTGTATATACTTTAATTGTTACAAATAATAAAGACGGGAAAGTCGAATATGAAAGGAAAATAAATGTAACAAAAAGATCTCAGCATCGCGATACTCTTGATTTTATGTTAGATAAGTGCGCTTATATTATTCATAACATGAAAGAAAAAGCAATGAAAGAGTTAGATCCTTACGGTGAAGAATCTTGGGAAGAAAGTGAAAAAGATAAAATAATTGCTAGAAGAGCTGGCGTTTTAGCCGAGCCTGAAATTCCAAAAGAAGAACCAAAGAAAAAAAAGACAGGGCGACACTATGTTGTTAAACTCGGCGGCTGGAAGGAAGTGGAAGAAGACGAAGACGAAGACGAAGACATATATAAAGGAAAAAAGAAAAAATTAGTTTTGCCAGAAATTCCAGTAACAGATGAGCAGTTACCAGAAGAAGAAAAAAATAGGATAGAATGTCCTGTGTGTGGTGGAACTGGAGAAATAGTTAATATGGATGATGAAGTATGTGACGAATGTGGAGGAGATGGAAAGATAGATGGTCATGATTGTGACGAATGTGACGGATCTGGATATGTTGAAGTAGAAATAAATGAGCCTTGTGAAGAATGTGGTGGAAGCGGATTTATAGAAGAAAAAATTCCAAAAAAGAGGAAGAAGAAAACAGATACAAAGAAAAAAGTTACAAATTGGTATGATGATCTAGGACCACTTCCAGCATACACAACATATGAAGAAGGGTATGAAGAATGTCCTCATTGTGGAGGAACAGGAAAAGGACATTATTATGATTGTGGATTTTGTCATGGAACAGGTACTCAAAAATCTTCACCAAAGAAAATAAAAATCACAGGACTTGGTGGAAAAAAATTAAAGGAAGAAACGGTTCCAAAGGCGTCAAAATCAGGAAAAAAATATAAAGAAATTGAATGTTATATCTGTAAGGGGTGGGGAACTGTTAATGGAAAAGAATGTTACGGTTGTAGCGGCACAGGCAGGAGAAAAGTAGATGCGGACTATGAAGGTCCCACATGGAGTATAGGAGGAGCATCAGATATAACATATGGATCATAAAAAAGAGGGAGTTTAGCTCCCTCTTTTTTATTTGACCTCTTCGTATTCAACATCCTGTGTTTGCTCGGCTTTTGGTCCTTTTTGTTCAGATGCTGTTTGCTGATACATCTTCGTTGAAACAACGTTCCATTTCTCATTTAACTCCTTCTCATATTTGTCTATATCATCTACATTCTGATCTTTATGAGCTGTTTTGAGTTTTTCAACGGCTTCTGTTAAATTCTGTTTATCTTCATCCGTTAATTTTTCTCCATATTCTTTGATATTCTTTTCTGTCTGGAATATCATAGCATCAGCTTGATTTAATTTATCAATTTTTTCTTTTTCTTTCTTATCAGCTGCTTCATTTTCTTTAGCCTCATTCTTCATTCTTTCAATTTCTTCTTTCGGAAGAGTTGAAGAATCTTCAATTCTGATATTTTGTTTCTTGTTTGTCGCCTTATCAGTAGCAGTTACCTCGAGAATTCCATTAGAATTGATATCGAACTTAACTTCAATTTGCGGAATGCCACGTGGCGCTGGTGGAATACCATCTAAGAAGAATCTACCTAATGTTTTATTCTGACTTGCCATAGGTCTTTCACCTTGTAGGACATGAATTTCTACACTTGGTTGATTATCCGAAGCAGTAGAAAAAACTTGTGATTTAGTAGTTGGAACAGTAGTATTAGCATCTACTAATTTTGTCATTACTCCACCAAAAGTTTCAATTCCGAGTGAAAGAGGAGTTACATCAAGAAGAAGAATATCCGTAACTTCGCCACTTATTATAGCTCCTTGAATTGCAGCTCCTTGCGCGACAGCTTCATCAGGGTTGACGCTTCTGTTTGGATCTTTTCCAAAAATATCTTTTACTATTTTCTGCACGGCTGGAATACGAGTCGAACCACCAACCAGAATAACTTCATCAATATCTTTTTTATCAAATCCTGAATCTTTTAAAGCTTTTTCACATATTGGAATAAGACGTTTGAAAACAGAATCAGTAATTTGTTCAAATTTAGCTCTGTTTAATTTTAAAACTAAATGCTTTGGGACACCATCTATGGCTGTGATGTATGGAAGATTGATTTCTGTTTCGACATTGGAAGAAAGCTCAATTTTTGCTTTTTCCGCGGCGTCTTTTAATCTTTGATACGCCATTGGATCTTTTCTTAGATCCATTCCATTATCTTTTTTAAATTCTTCAATCAACCAATCTACAATAACATCATCCACATCATTACCTCCCAAATGAACATCACCGCGTGTAGATTTTACTTCAAATACACCATCACCCGAGTCCAAAACTGAAACGTCGAACGTACCACCACCAAAGTCAAATACAACAATTTTCATATCTTCCTTCAACTTATCTAATCCATAAGCTAAAGCAGCGGCGGTTGGCTCATTAATAATACGATCTACTTTTAAACCAGCAATTTCGCCAGCTTCTTCCGTAGCTTTACGTTGATCGTTATTAAACCAAGCTGGAACTGTAATGACAGCATGATCTATGGTTGTTCCAAGATAATCCTCAGCAGTTTTTTTCATCTTTTGAAGAATAATTGCTGAAATTTCTTGTGGTGAATATTCTTTATCTCCAACTTTAACATACGGCATATCATGTTTCTTAACGACTTTATAAGCATATCTACTAATTTCGTTCGTTAAATTATCGTACTTTTCACCCATAAAACGTTTTATAGAATGAATAGTTTTCTCACTATTTGTAACCGCTTGTCTACGAGCTGGATTTCCAATCTTACGCTCACCTTTATCTAAGAAAGCAACAACACTGGGTGTTGTTCTCTCACCCTCACTATTAACAATAATAGTTGGAGTTCCGTTTTCCATAATAGAAATACAAGAATTCGTAGTTCCCAAATCGATTCCTACAACTTTACTTTTCATACTCATATATTTTAATTTTTCTTTTTTTATATCAAACTCTGTGCCAAACGACAAATAAATTTCAATCTGTCATATTGTCATATAGTCAAATAATTATTTTTTGTTTTTATTATTTAATATATAGCTTTAATTATGAAAAAAGATTTTGCAGAATACATAAAAGAAAGTAGAGCTGATCATTATACAGAAAAAGAAAAAGAAATCTTATTACATAATGGATATCATCTCTATAATGAAATGGAAGCTCATAAGGATGATAAGGCTATGCACTCCACAATAATGAAAATATGTTTAATTGGAGAAGTTAATACGACTTTTTATCAATATAATGTATTCAAAAGAGATAAAGGCATATCAAAATCTTATGGAAGCGGTTCGGAAAACGACGTTTTATCAGCAATAAATAAAGCTCAAAAAAATATTGATAAACAAGAAATATTCCCCCGTTCTTCAAAAAAATTAGATTATTTGGATAGAGCTATTAGCAAAAATGTTGAGGACACTTATTTTGGTTTGCCTGATGAAAATGAAAGAAATAATGTAAAAAAATTTGATGAATTCGTAAATGAAGGATTCTATGATTTGATGCAACATCATTACAATCCAAATGATAATAACGATCCTATGAATCCACTCATTATGGTGGGATTTGTGATGGGGTTGTTATCTCAACTTTTACACGCGTTCAATATTCAACACATAATAGTTTTCATGATAGGAATAGGAATGAATGCTCCTTCTATTGCTGTATTTTTAAGAGCTTGTTTAAGAGGATTTTATAATCAAATTAGAGCAAAGAAATTGCTAAAAAAGACTGATGCCGAATTTAAGAAAGTAAAGGATCTTGTGAATAAATATCCAGATATAGAAATAGAAGTAAATAGAATAAAAGAAGATATGATACATCGCATCGGAATAAACGATAGGGATGGAGTATCTAAATGTATTCACGATGTATATGAATTGTCAAAGAACTTAAAAGATAGAGAAAAACTTGGAAATTTTTATGATATGACAGAAGAAGAGAAACAAGTAATAAGAAAAAAAATAGAAGAAAAGAAGAATGAATTGAAGAAAAAGAAAGAAGCTATTAAAAATATAGATCCTTACGGTGAAGAAAAATGGGAAGATGGAGACGATAAAAGTCAATGGTGGTTAAGTAAAAAATAAAAAGTAAAATGGGAGAATTTATACTTTCTTACGAAAAATATCTTCACAATGATGAAGATGAATTAAATGAAGGTTGGAAAACATGGCTATCTACGTTCATGTTACTTTTAAATCTTGGAATTGTTCCACCTAAGATTCAAGCTTCAGATTTGAACACAAAAATAGAATGGGTTCAATCTGTTCCTGAAGGAACTATAAATCTTGCAAAATTAGCAGCTTTTTTAACCAGAGACTCACACGTTGATATAGATGATAAAGATGAAGTGGTTTCAAAAATAGATGAATTTAACAAATCGAACGGCACTAAATTAAATTATGACATGGTTAGAGCATATTTGAAATGTGAGAGTTATACAAGAGATAAATCTACTTATTATAAGTGGAGTTTCAATCCACCATCAAAATCAGCAGTTGGAATGGATATGGAAAAAATACAACCAGCTAAATACGGAATGGGAATTTCTTTAATAAGTGATTACGGTGACTTTATGAATCCAAAGATGGAAGACTCTTTGAATCAAGTCTTGTTTAAATATGAAAAATTGACAGGAGTTGAAATAGCCATATTGACGGTGCCTTCATTACAGGATCAAGATCCAGCCGATTTTACTATAAAAACATTTAATAGATGGGGAATAGGTAAGAAAGGTGCAAATAATGGTATTCTTATATTAACCAGTATGGGTGATAGAAAATATTGGATTGCAGTTGGTTATGGAATGGAAGATATATTTCCAGATGCTCTTGCTAAAAGATTTGGTGAAAATTGTTTAGTTCCAAATTTCAGAGAAGGTGAATACGAGCAAGGGTTCAAAGAACTTATTGAAGAAATGAAGGAAGAATTTGGAAATATTCCTATTGAAAGAAAGAAAGAATTAGAAAAGAAATATGATCAGATAGCCAAAGAAAATGTGAAGAATTTCTTCATAGGTGCTGGTGAAATTGCACTTTTACTTTTAGCCATGGGATTAATCGCTTATTTAATTTATGCTGGAGCTAAGAAAAGAAAAGAATTGAGAGAACAAATTGCACGCATTAAAGCTGAATTAGCTAGAGTGGATAGAGGTGTAGCAGATTTAATCGTAGATGAAGATCCAGTATTTAATGATGAATCTATACTTGGCGGAATAAAAATAGCAACAGAGGAACTCGCTAAGAAAAAGATTAGGGGAGAAAAAAGTTTAGTTGAATTTGAAACGAGACTCGATGAATGTGCTAAACAATTAAGATATGTTCAAAATGTAGAAAAAGAGTTATCAATGATAAAAAAGAACTCAATGGATATATTTAGAAAATTAAAAGGATATGAAGATAAACCAACCGAAATGAAAGCTGTTGGTGAGGCCGCTTTTAATATGTTAAATGGATTCGACTTTAAAAAATTAGATATATCTACTGCTACATTAGATAAATATAGAAAAATGTTTGATAAATTGTCAGCTTTTTATAAGAATTACGAAGATTTTTATAAGAAATTATCTTATGTAACAACCAATATTCAAGGATTTGATAAAATAAAAACTGATTTATTAAACAAATTAAAAGACTCAGCTCAATATGTTGATAAAGTTAAAGAATTTGGTTATCAAACAGGTGTTGAAACCAAAGAAGAAGATATAGAATCGCTTAAGAATTTTGTAGATAGAATGGGTAATATTTATATGACAGATTTAGTTGGAGCTACGGATCTTCTTACACAATATGGAAAGAAAGTCTATTCTATGGAACAAGACATATTAAAACCTATGGCTAAATTTAATGATATAGTTACAGCAACTAAATATGTAAAAGATAATGAAAAGAATATTGAAGATGTTCTACGTCGAATACAAGATTGGCATCATAGAGGCTATGTCAGGAGCAATGAAGTTGAAGATTCTAAAGAAATCGCAAACTCATATGAAGAGATAAAAGATAGCAAAGATGTTTTAAGAAAAAGTGCAACATTGCAAACTGTTCTACAGAAACTCGAAAACATCCTACAAAAAGGACAAAATAGATTAGAGGAAGAAGAGGAAGAAAGAAGACGTAAGAGAGAAGAAGAGGAAGAAGAAGAAAGAAGAAGAAAACGTAGAATGGAAGAAGAAGAAAGAAGTCACAGTTATGGAGGCGGTTATGGCGGAGGCGGCGGCTATGGCGGAGGCGGCGGTTTCAGCTTCGGCGGTGGTTCGTGTGGCGGCGGCGGTGCTGGTGGAAGTTGGTAATATAAAATAAAATATAAATATTTATATATAGCTTAAAATTAAAATATTTTTAAATGTTTCTAGAATATAACAATTTTATTGCAGAGGCTAAAATAGCTGATCTTAAACCCGGCACGCGTGTTGTATTAAAGGGATCATTGGTGAAAAAAATATTGGATCCAGAAACCAATCTTCCTTTTAACTTAGAAAATAAAATAGCTGTAGTTAAATCTATTGGAAAACAAACAAATAAACAGACTTTTGGATCAGAGTCGGTTATTACTTTCACTTTAGAAGAACCAATTGTTACAAAAATAGATTTATATACTAGAGGCGGTAAAAAAGTGAACATGCAAATGGATTCAGTTTTTTCTGAATTCAAAGTAAATCGTAATTATTTCCAAAATTTTGAAATTCTTACGCCCGAATATTTAGAATTGCAAAGAAAATTAAAGGAGGGTGAATTGACTATGTTTCAATCCACAAAAGATTTCTTATCTATTTTGAAAGAAATTAAATTTAAAAGAAAAGGTGATTATTTTGATGTTTCTTATTTTGATATAGTTAAAGATAATCCAGATTACGCATCTTTTGTTCCATCTAAAAAATCAGTAGGTGAAGATTTTGAAAAGTTTCGTCAGCAATCAAAAATAGGAAGAATATTTAGAAGATTAAATCCAGATCTAAAAGATCCAGAAGTTGAAGACTTTGTAAATAAATATAAAGCGGAATTAGAAACGATGCTAAAAGGACCTGAGATTAATGTTGTTACTGGTGAGGATATTTCTTATTGGTATCATCAAAAAAGATATCAAAATGGTGGTGGTACGTTAAACAATTCTTGTATGAGATACGCTGAAGAGCAAAAAAGCGTTCGTTTTTACGATAATTTCCCGGATAAAATAGCACTAGCCACATATACAAAAGGAGGCAAATTACATGCAAGAGCTTTGATATGGCGTTTAGACGATGGTAGAGTTTATATGGATAGAATATATTCAGTAAACGCCGCAGCTGGAATTCAGTTAGAAAAATATGCTGCTAAATTTAAAATGTTAATGTACAAAAACAGATATAATATAAAGAATTCTAAAATGGGTTCTAAAATGGCAGTAACATTAGAATCGAATAAAAAAATGGAGATGCAACTTCCTTATTTTGATACTTTCGGATGTATGGAATTGAATAAAAAAGATAAGAAAAAGGACGTTTATATAACCAAATTGGATTGTTGAATTTTTAAAAATTGGCTGCCTTTTAAACTATTACCAAAAAACTCAGCAGGGTCAACTTGTCCAGGTTCCAATGGTTTTGGAATATCTGGAATTTCATGTTTTTTACTTTTAGACGGTTGTGGAAGTTTATTAGAAACAAATTCATTATTTCTCATCATTTCAATAGTTTTTTCAGAATAGTATAATTTTTCCACCAATTGATTTTGAGTTAAAACTTCACCATTGACAACAAGATTTACATTGCTTTGAAAATCATTTAAAACCATTAATTCGTTTGTTGGATCGTGTCTCGTGACATTAAATCCACCATTCATGCAACCGTCCATTATGCCAAGTTTGGATTATTTTTTGTCATGGTTTGAACATATTTATTTATGTTCATATATTTGTTCAAATCTATAAATACTAAAATTTCAATAAAATCAGAATTTCTAAAATCTTCTTTATCTTTTTCACTTAAAGAACTATAGAATTCACCAGTTATTATTCTTTGCAAAAGTAATTCTGTTATTTCATCATTTGGAGATTTTAAGAATTTGTGTTTATATAAAAACATTTTCAAATTATTCAATCTGGCCCAAACTTCACTGGGGTCACTTAAATATTCTCTACTTCTCGTCATGTCGCTTTTTAGAGAGTATTCAAATTTTGTTATAAATTTAAATAATAAATCTGTTTGTTTTCTATTATAATTAAAATTGAAACCATCTAAAATTCTTGGATCTACTTCAACGACGCTTTCTATAGCGTGAGATAGTTCATGAAAAATTGAATTATAAGAAGCGTCCGTGGCTAAAAATATAACACTTTCTCCAGTTTTTGCAGTCGAACACCAACACGATGGATCTCCATTACCAGCTTGAGATTTTGCCCTTTTATATAATTCATAACAAATAGGATCATTTTTTCTATAAACAATAGGGGTCTTATCTATTTTTTCTATTACTTTTTGTTTATTGATAATTTTGTTGTTTTTCGTTACATAATCTTTAAAATCTCTTACAACATTTTGAACAAAGAAATTATTATTTGCTATGTTCATTGTTTTTATATAACTCTCTATTTTTTTGGCATCATATATAGGTTTTCTTGTATCCGCTCCTATGTCAGAAAATATAGATGTCAATAATATGAAAAGAGCCGCCATATTATCTTTCCATCCTTCATCTATTTTTTCATATTTGTCAAATTTTGTTATCATCTATTTGAAAATTTATTTGCTTTCTTCGTAATGGGCGGGTTGCTACCATCTTCTTTCCATATCGGGTGCATTGTGTCGAGATATGGAAGTAGTGATTCTTTACTTCCGTCATAATCTATATTTATAACCATCTTATTATCGTTATTATATCCTGAAATTTTAGTTTTCATATTGTGTTTTGCTGCATACATTTCTAATATTTTTCCATGCTCGGGTTTAACATAATAAATTCTATCCATGAAAATAACTCCTTCGGGTTCATCTAATCTCCAGATGAGAGCCCTGGCTAATAGTTGCTTTTTATCATCCAATAAAATGCAAAGGGCTATTTTATCAGGATGTTTCGAGTAAAAAGCAACTCTTGGTTGTTGAGTTTCACCTCGCATACACGATGAATTTAAAGTGCCTCCTCCAGGATTATAACGTTTACAATTATACCAATATGTTATTTTATCCCCTGTTACAACTTGTATTTTATCAGATTGATCTTTAATAAGAATGTTCCACGAGGCTTTATAAGCATTTACAAAATTTTCTTGTTGTTGATCTGTCCATTTTTCATTTAGTCTTCTCAATATTCTTCCAACGCGAGTAGATTGTCTGTGTTTTGTTTTGTAAGGATCATCTCCGTCTTTCATACATATTTCATATTTAGCTTGTGGTAAAAATGATACTGTGTCATCTTTCTCTTTATCTACATCAAAATAACTAATATCATAATATTTATGTTGCATAGAAAAACCAATTGTTCGTAATATATAATTAAACATCTCAGAGGATTCATAACGCATTGTAAATCCAGCTTTTTTTCTTTCGTATTCCGCTGCTAATATATGAGTTAAATTTTTAATTTGATTTTGATTTATTTCAATAGTGTTTGTTTCTACTTCAGCTTCACCTCTTTTATCAATTATGGGTTCTTCAAATTGAAGAGTGTAGATAGTCTTAAGTGTTCTAGCGTGCTCGTATCTTCTATTTGTTATTTTAGCTGTTTTTCCTTTAGCTCCAACGATTCCTTTAAAATTTCCACCACAGATAACATAATCTCCAACTCTCATTTGATATTTTAGAGCCTCATTAATAAATAAATCATATTTGGTTATTATATTGGTTTGCATTCTATTTCATATTCTTTTTTATTGTTCATATAACTACTTATATTCCATCCTTTAAAATATTTCGCTAGTATATATTTATATACGTTCGCCCTTTTTTGGCTAAATGTCCAAGTTTTAAATCCTTTTATATCCAGATTGGTATGCTCTGTTACAAAATCTTTACAAATCTTAACAACGGTATTCAATACATTAATAGCATCGTGCTTATTCATTTCATAATATTTATCAAACGGTCCATTCTTCAAAAGATATTTTAGAGTACCAGTAAATCCGCTTTCATCTGTGAATTTAACACCAAGATAATTGTCCATTTTATTGAAAGAAACCGTCACAAAATATAGAATGTTGTCTTTTGATCTAAATTTATAAATAAAATCAATATAGGGATCCATCCACGTGTGTTTTTTCACAAACTGATAGTCATATGTCTTTTCAGTTTCAAATAATTCATTCATTTTATTTTTTATAAATTTTCCTTTATCATACCAAATTATTTCATCTTTATCAATTTCTTTTAGAAATTCATCGACCGACCAAATATGTTTTTCAGAATCAGCACTATCAATTGACCAAGTAATACTAAGACTTTTATACAAATATAAATAGAACTTACCGTCTTCTCTATGCTTAGACAAACGATCATAACTTATTCCCCAGTCTTTATATCCCTCTTCTTTGGCATACTTCATAATTCTTTCACAATCTTCTTTATTATCTATCAATATTATGTCGAAATCCTCACTTAGTAATTTTTCATTAATGGATCTATAATATGATTCCCATATTTCTTCACCATAAGGATCAATATCTTTAACCATTTCTAACCTTTTTTTCTTTTCTTCAGCTCTTTTTCTTGACCACTTTACTATCTCAGCGCGTCTTTTTTTGCATTTTTCCACTGCTTCTTCTTTATTATCAGATAAATCATCATCCGAAATCCATTCAATTTTTAAATTTTCATCATCTTCTTTTTCTAGAGCGTACCAAATTTTGCCTTTACCATCTTTCATAGTTTTAATAATTCTAGAATAACCAGCATGCTTACCTAATATACTGAAACCAGATAAGTAATAAACTCTATTACCAACTTTATAGCTTTCCCAAATTTCTTCACCATAAGGATCTTCTGGTGTTATTATTCTAGGGTGCTCTTTATAAATGCAATACATTGGAACCCAAATAAAATCGTTATTATCGTCAAATAACCACGCTCGATATTTTGGATTAAAATAATAGTCTCTTCCTTGTTCTATATCTATTATTTCATATTGATTTCCGGGAGTTAAGTTAAATTCTAAGTATATGGGCGATGACTGTCCTGTTAGTCTTCCTTTCATTGGAGTGGTCTGACGTATCCTTATATTATCGTTATAAAAAACCATATCTCCAACATTAAATCTTTCTCCGTTCGCGACACAAGTATCCACCGATATCCTTGACATCCGCTCGTTTAAATTATTTCCCCAAATTTCTTCATTATAAACTTTTTCATTCTTTGATAAAATTTCTATTTCTTTACCCTCAACTTGATAAATATTATTCAATCCGTCTACAAAAAATAAATATCCCTCACTAAAATAAATATCAGTAATATGCTTTTTTATAGTTTCAATTTCATAATCATTCGTATGTCTATCCCAATCTTTTATATTAAAAGATATATCATTATCAACTATTTCATCATAATATTTATTATACCACTTACTTATCGTGTTTGTACTTGGATATGGAGATGGCAGTTTTATAATTCCATCATTAACACTTTCATCTACTAACCAATTTTCTTCACCATATGGATCCACATCCAAGTGTTTTAAACGTAATTCTTCCTTTTTTCTTTTCCTTTTCTCAAAGTATTCGGAAGCATCTTTCAAAAATTCTTCCGCTGTTAAAAACACGTAATTTGAATATTTTTTTTGTTTATTATTTTGATAAAATTCTAAATCCTCATAACCTAAATATGATTTATTTTCAGTATAACGTTCTATCCATATACAAAGATTTGTATAACTACCCCAGAAGTTTTTCGCCGTAGGTTTCTCCATAGACCCCCAAAGACAACCTAGCGCCTCTAGATATTCCATCAGATCGTCATATTGCTCTTTTGTTTTAACCAAAATAACATAATTCGAAGTTAAATCTGGAACTTTACTTTTTCTGTTAAATCTTAAAATTTTAAACATAACATCTTTTCTTTTATATATGCTATATATAAAAAATCCGTTTTGATTTTAAATATATACGTATTCAAAAAATAATGTTTATCAACAATGGCAGGAAAAAGAGGACGTCCTAAGAAAAAAGAACCAAAAGACGAAACTTATATAAATAAAAAACTTGGCAACATATCATATCTTCAAGATGAGATAAATTCTATGTTGAGTGAGATAGATACACTTCCAAAGGATCTTGTCCCCCCAGCGGACTTATTGCCAGGTATAGATTTTGAATATACTAAGTACGACTATGAAAAAGATATAGAAAGTATAAAGGAAGATGCAAAAGAAACTCTCGAATGTATATCGAGTCTTTATCTAAAAGATGAAGAGATGAATAAGAAAAATGTTAAAAGCATTATAAAAAATGATGCCGAACAAATAAGTGATATAAAATTTTCATTATCTTGTGCTAAGCGCGGTTTAGTAAATTGCATGAAACAGATTGATGCTGGTGCAAACGATCCAGAGATGCACGTTGCTGTAAACGCCTATCAAAAGGAAATTCGTGATAGCTCTAAGATGATTAACGATCTTTTAACCAAAATGAAATCTTTTTATAAAGAATTGCGCGATGAATACGAACATAAAGAGATTAATGAGCAGCAAATAAAAGAAGAAAATGCCGCTGCCGCAGCATTAGACAAAAATAATGATGATTTAGTAATTTTTGATCCAAGAAAATTTAATAAAATCATTGATGAATATAAAAAAGATCCTACATTATTAAATGGAAAACAATTTGGAACGGGAAACATTTAATTTTTCTTAACAAATATTCCACTTTCCCATTTATGTTTAGATTCTTCGAAGTTTTTTAACCAATCCATAGTCATATTTGGATATTTTCGACGATATTCTTTTAATATGTTTTCTATTTTATCAGAACCTTGTTTATCGAAGAAATTTATAATTCTCTGAGGTATATTAAAATAATAATATCCTTCATCCATTTCTACACCATACTTCTGACAAGTTATTTCCATTACTTTATCTCTTATTTCTTCACACACACCTTTTGGAGTTTCGTTTGTTTCTGAATGTGAAGATGGAATACCGTAATATTTAACTTTTTCATTAACGACTCTATCCGCCATTTGAAAGAATTTGCCTGAATATTTTAGCATCATACTCGCTAAAACATCATCTGTTTCATGTTTTTTTGACTTATAATATTTGGAATTAATACGAAGGTCTGGAACTATTAAATAAAAGACATCTCTTAATGGCGTTTTTACATATGCGACGACATGTTTTTTCTTCAAAACTTTACTCATCTCATTTCTAAATTCCCTACATATATTTAAAGTTTCTTCATCAATATCCTCATCTTTTTGATCATCAATATATTCTTTTATACTATCTACATTTTTATCAGGACAAACATAACAATTCAAAACTTTTCCTCTAAAAGAATAAGCATAACTAGCCATGCGACGATCTATTATTTTTTTAAAAACGTTCACGTCGTCTATCATTATTACTTCACCGCTTGGAATGCCGAGTATATAATCCTCTGGAAAAATTTGTTTTAAAGACCACTTACCTTCTGAATCTAAATACATTTCGCGCGGCATAGGAGAATCATCGTCTTCAACACCATCTCCTCTTTCAAAAAGTTTATATTTAGTTATTATTCCCATGTTATTGTTTCCATCATATCTGTTATTTTATGGTAATTTGGATCTTCGAATGCATATTTATTTAATTCTATCGGAATTATTCCGCCTCCTTTTGTAGGACGTTTCCACACTTTAATAAAAATCACCATATTCCTAGCTTTGAAATAATTTATTTGTTTAAGATTCATGTATATTATTTGTCCGCTTGGAAGACCCACTACATCAAAATTTTTGATATCAAAATTAACTTCTTTTTTCTTATCTTCATCTCCACCTATTATTATTCCTCTTCTTTCTTTTTTACCAAGATTTTTATTATATTCTTGATATATTTTATCTCTGTCCGTCTGTGCAGTAATTATATGAGTTATATCGTTAAAATCGTATATCACCTTTTTATTTTTCATTACAGCTAGATTCTTAGCTCTTTTATAGGCATCATACCAATTATCGCCAATACTAACTCTTATAGTATCAGCAGGCTCATCAGTTTCCAAAAACTCTTCAAAAGACATGCTTAAATTTTTATTTGAAGGATTTTTATCGTGATAATCTTCATTAAATTTTTTTATCATAAAGCCATGTATTCTTTCGTAAAATAATGAGGATAAATGTTTTTAATTTTATTATTTTTCTTCTTTTTCTTTCCTTTTTTATCCTTTTTATTATCAATAGTTAAACCGAATTTGTTTCCATAGTCATATGACGGAGCGTCGCCACTGCCAATAGCTCCCGATCCACTTCCCCAAACCGAACCTGGTGTTGATCCTACGGTTGGAGCAACTACATTTCCCATACCACCAGCATTTGCCGTAGCAAAAGCTACACCACCGCCTCCATCTTGCTCTTTAACATATTCAGAAAAAGATAATGTCGGTGAATAAGAATCACCACTACCTATAGCACCAGTTCTAGATTGCCAAACAGCACCCGGTGATTCACTTATGACTGGAGCTATAACTTTGCCCATTCCTTTTTGGTTCAAAGTTACATAAACAGTACCATTACCACCGGATATAATATTTTTATCTTTGTCCTTTTCCTCAACTTCTTTAATATATTCGGTGAATTTAATTATTCTCATTTTCGGTTTTTTAGTTTTTATATATATATTAAAATAAATTTCGCAAATTATGAAGATGTTCGAAGAGTTTATGCAATCTGATTATGAGATGGATCAAATAATCAAGAAAATTAAAGAGAGAATTGGTTATTGGTTTCAAAACGGAGCATTTTCATTAAGTGCGGCACCAATTGATAGCTCGACAAGCTCACCAGCATCTAAAAGATCAATAATTACGAATTTCGCTGACGCTAATTTTTACTATCAAATGATAATAAGATTCTCTGTTGAAGATTTAGAAAATTGCGATGTAATCATTAAAAAATACGATCCAGCTAGAATAGATGAAGCTGGTGGTGGTCAACCAATATGGACAATTGAATTGACAAATGATAAACAGGTTAAAATAGATGATGTAAAGGAAGATTTTATTATTCAAAAGATTTCAGAACAAGATGACAACACAAAAGAAAATCCAGATGAAAATAAAATAGAAGTTCCGAAAGAAAAACAACCCCAACAACCGCAAGAGCAGCCCGGAGCACCTGCTCCAGGAATGCCTGCACCTGGAGCACCCGGAGCTCCACCAACGCAAGCAGCCCCACCATTCCCTGAAGCTGGTATGGGGACTCAAGTTCAAGGCGCTCCTCCAACTTTATAAAAAAAAAATTAGAAAATATGAAAAATCTAAAAACATTTGAAGACTACAAACATGATGTGAATATAAATAATGTTCCAGATGATATTCAAGAAGAATATGATGATCTTTTGCTTAGATTAATGGATGGTAATGCGGATCCAGATCCATTTTACGTTGAAAATAGAGTAGATCAAATAAGAAAACAATATCCAGATATAAAATCTGATTTTTCGTAGGTGGAATATTAATTTGATAGACCCCCCAATCAATTATATATACTAGAAAAAACAATTTTATGGAAGTAGTATCGTCAAGTTTAACGATGCGTAAATTTCGCACAATCAAAGAATATACTAAGGATTTTGGTATATCCAAAACCAATGAAGTTCAGAAAGAGGGCAATAAAGGTCCTGGTCAAATTGTTATCAAAATAAAAGATCCTTTTGTTAAAAGATATAGTTTGGAAAAAGGAAGTTATATTGTTAAAGATGGAAATATCGGAACTCTTAATTTTTATTTAGATAATACGTTGCCAATAGATAAATTTTCAATATACGACGAAGATAAACAATATGATTTTACATTCAAAGACACTGGTGATGTAAGATCTTATTTATCAGATATATTGGATAAAATACTCGATGAACAAATTATACCAATAAATCTAGACCAAAATCTAGAGGAAGATATAGAGTTTAGAATGGATAAGGATCTTCCACAAAATGAATTCGTTGAAAAACACAAACAAATGAGGGAAGATATGGCAAAAATGAATATCAATCCTTATAAAAATAAATATTAAACCATGCCAACGTCATTAGATTTATCAGAATTAGTTCAGGTTAATTTTCCTGAAACTCAATATTATAGACAAGAAACTTCGAAGTCCCAAATTTGTCTGCATCACACCGTATCTGGTCCATACGCTCAAGGAGTTATAGATTGGTGGAATCAAGATACACAAAGAATAGCTACTCATTTTATTATTCAAAAAGATGGCACCATATTCCAACTATATTCCAGCAAATATTGGGCACATCATCTTGGAGTAAAATCCACATTTTTAAAACAAATGGGATTTGCTGATTATGGCACACGAAATGTTTTATTAAATCAAAGTTCGGTAGCTATGGAAATTACTAACTGGGGAGGTCTTGTTAAAGATAACAACGGATTTCATCCAGCTACATGGGATACAACTTTGAAAAGATATGTTCCTGTAACAAAAGTAACCATACCAGATCAGAATGTTCAAACATATTCTAAACCGTTTAGAGATTTCGTTTATTTTGAAAAATATAGCTCAGAACAAATAGAATCTATAAGTCGATTGGTTACATATTTATGTGACAAATATAATATATCTAAAGATTATAATGAAGATATGTGGGATGTCAGTAAAAAAGCTCTTGGTGGAATAAACGGAATTTATGGCCATGTGAGCATGCGCCCCGATAAAAGCGATCCGCATCCTCAACCGGAATTAATAGATATGTTAAAGTCTTTAATGTGATAATTCGTAGTCTAATCGTTGTAGAAGTTGTGAGTCTGTTGACAAATTATATTCATCAACAACTCTCCCCTTTCTTTTTCTAACTAGGTGATATCTAGCTCCATGACTATCCATATTTACTTCAATACAATAGTCACCCTCCGTACCTATTATGCCTGTCCCAGGTCCGTAGGTTATTCCTAAAGAACCATCTTGAGCATAAAATTCTATATCTTCAGAACTGTTATTTATCGTAGTAAGAATGACATCCATTAGAACAGAATTAAAGTCATTCTTGAAAATTCTTATGTCATGATAAGCTTCAGGTTTAGCTTTAACTTTTGGTTCTTCTTTTATATTACACATAGATTTAACATAGTCTATGTTTTCGTCTTTAAAAGCAAAAAATCCAATATCCACATAATCTACATTATAATGAATTAATTTTTCTCTGTATAAATCTTCTATTGCGTCTCGCGAGACTTGTAAAGCCTCACCACTCGGAATACCAATTATCCAGACTTTATCACTGTCTGTAGTATATTCATACTCTTCAAATGTTTTTAATTTCCCCATGATTCGCCGTAATGATCCATGTTATATTTTTTTATAATATTTGTCCAAAATATCTTTTACTACATTTAATGCTTCATAGTATTCTTCTTCGTCTTCAAAAAGATCGTCAAACGCGGGTATTGAATGCCCAATTGAATATATATCAACTAACAATTTTCCATCTCCATCTATCATGTTTAAAGTACGCATTCGAGATATAACACTAAATAAATCTGCGAAACTATCTATGTAATCTATTGATTTAAAGCCAAATATCTTATTCTCAAAAATTTTGAATTCAGTTATCATTCTTTTCTAATTCATTTATACAGTCAATAAGATGTTCTCTCCTAACCCTTTTAGTATCTCTATTTACAGAAATTTTAACCCCCCAATAATAACATTTTTCATTGTTATATTGAAAAGGAAGACGACATTTTGTTATTTGTATATTGCCGCTGTAAATATTATTAACATAAAGAATTTTTTGAGACCTGTTATCGTCTTCTTTATTAGTTATAATAGAATAACCATTATTTTTGAGAGTATTAATATCATCATCAGACAGTAATATCGGTGGAAATTTCATGTCCGTCCAATTTTCTTCACCATATGGATCATCTTCTGATGTACCTATTGGTAATATCTTATTCTCAAAAATTTTGAATTTAGTTATTATTCTACTTTCCTCCAATTTGCCTTTACTATACCATTTTATTTTTTCTGTTTCTTCTTTTTCATTATCTACTATCTCTGCACAACTTTCTGGAATATACCATTTCAAAATACCAGCTTTTATGATATAACATTTTTCTCCATTTGCCTTTAGAATACCTTCGGATTCGACATCATATACCTTATCAATGAAATTATACATTCTATCTTCCCAATGATATCTCAAAATATAGTCTTTAATATTTGGTAATATTCTTATTTTCATATTTTTTATATATTAAATTTTGAAAATTGAAAAAATTGACTTTTTTATCTTTATATATAAAGATAAAAGAATACTTATGAGAGAAACTAAAAATTTGAAAATAGATAAGAATCTACACCAGAAACTTAAAGTTTTTTGTGTGAGTAATAATTTGAAAATAATTGATTTTGTTGAAAAGATTATTAATGAAAAAATAGAAAAAGAAAAATGAAATGGACAAAAGAAAAATGTAAAGAAGCAGCTTTAAAATGTAAAACAAGAAGTGAATTCTGGGAGAAATATTCTGGAGCTAGTTCTTTATCATCCAAGAACGGATGGATGGATGAAATTTGTTCCCACATGAAATTAAAAATAAAACCAGATGGATATTGGACTAAAGATAAATGTCAAATTGAGGCACTGAAATATAAAAGTCGAAAAGAATTCAAAAAAAATTGTAGTGGGGCTTATAATATATCTTATAAGAATAACTGGATGAAAGATATTTGTTCCAATATGATAAAAATTAGAAAAGAAAACGGTTATTGGACCAAAGATAAATGTCAAATTGAGGCACTAAAATATAAAACTAGAAGTGATTTTAAAAAAAATGCTGGAAGCGCTCATTTTTCGTCGTCCAAAAATAATTGGATTGATGAAATATGTTCTCATATGAAAATTTTAAAAGTTAAAAAAGAGTACTGGACAAAAGATAAATGTCATGAACTTGCATTAAAGTGTGAGAATAGAACAGAATTTCGTAAAAAATATGATTCTGCTCATAGAATTTCATGTAAAAACGGATGGATTGATGAAATTTGTTCACACATGAGAATAATAAATTTCACAAAAAGATGTATTTATTCATTCGAGTTTTCCGACAATCACGTATACATCGGATTAACTTATAATTTAAAAAATAGATATAATAGACATATGTTGGACCACAATAGTTCGGTAAATATACATATGAATAGCACGAAATTAAATCCTATTTTGAAACAATTAACCGATTATATACCCATCGAAGATTCTAGAGAAAAAGAAAGATTTTTTGTAAAAAAATATAAAAAAGAAGGGTGGTACATTTTAAATAAAATAAAAACTGGAAGCATTGGAGGTATAACATTAAAATGGACAAAAGAAGAATGCGTCGATCTAGCCAAAAATTGTAAAAATAGAAGCGATTTTTGGAATCACACGTCGGCCGCAAATTCTTGTAAGAAAAATGGTTGGATGGAAGAAATTCACAATATTATAAAATGCAAAACAAAAGAAAAGAATTATTGGAACAACTACGATAATTGTTTGAATGAGGCCATAAAACAAAAGACTAGAACTAATTTTAGAAAAAAATCATCCGGTGCTTTTAAATCGTCTGTTAAAAATAATTGGAAAGATAAAATTTATGAACACATGAATTGGAAAAAACAAAACCCATGATATGATATACAATAATCATGATAAAAATTGATGATGAACTTTCCATATATTTTCCATTAAAATATAAGCCTCGAGACCAGCAAATTGAGGCTTTCAAATTAATAAAAGAATCTATAGGCAGCGGAAAGAAAAATATTTTACTACAAATGCCTACCGGATCTGGTAAAAGTTTTCTAGTTCTCATGATAGCAAACTATTATAAAAATTATATTAATAGTGAAGCTAAATTTGATATTATAACAAATAGTAAAATTTTACAGCAACAATATAAAAGAGAATTTGATTTTATAAATGACCTCAGAGGTCAATCGAACTATAAATGCGTGAGACATAATACTGATTGTAGATCAGGCAAGGAACTAAATAAGACAACTAAACAGATGCCTTGTGGAAATTGCCCGTATGACGCAGCAAAAAAAGCTTGGACAGATGGAGTAATGAGTCTTACAAATTTTCACATGTTTAATAGTTTTTGTTTTTTTGTTCCAGAAACAATGTCAGAGCGATCAGCAAATGTTCTTATTGTGGATGAAGCTCATTCATTGGAAGAAGTTTTTTGTGATTTCATTTCATTTAAATTAAGTCCAAGAATATTGAGAAATTATGGAATAGAAGAGCAAGTTATAGATCTATATCATAGAAAATTTGTAGATATAAAAACTGCTGGCGGATTTATAAATTTTATTCAAAAAGATTTTTTACCTTATATATCTGATTTAAAAGAAAATTTTAAAGATTTGGTGATAACTGTTCCCGAAACCAAAGCAAAACAGATATACGCTAATTATGTATCTTATATAGAGGGAGCCGAAGAGAATATGGAATCTTTACTCAAAGATTTTGAAAAAAATGAATATAATTGGATACTGGATATAACGAAAAATAAAATTAATGAAATTGAATTGAATCTTCAGCCAATATGGGGAAATGTTTATTTAAATGATTTTATTTGGAGTAAATATGACCACATAATATTTATGAGTGGATCGATATTAGATAAGGAGATGTTTTCATACCTAAACGGATTCGACGAATCCATAACAGACTATTATGAATTTGATTCTACGTTTCCAGTAAAAAATCGCCCGCTTTATTATTATCAAGCTGGCAAAATGACTTACACGCAAAGACAGGCGACATTTAAATATCAAATAGAAGTAATAGAAAAAATATTAAGAAAATATAAAGATCAGCGTGGAATTATACATACCACAAATTATGAAATAGCCAATTGGTTAAAAGATGCTATAAAAGATAAACGCTTAGTGTATCACGAAACTGAAGATCGCGAGGAGCAACTCGAAAAAATGAAAACCAAAAAGAATGGAGTAATCGTTTCACCTTCAATGACATCGGGAATATCTATGGATGATGATTTGAGTAGATTTCAAATTATGATGAAAGTTCCATATCCAAACATAAGTAGCAATAAAGTAAAGGCAAGACAAAATTCAAATAAAAAATGGTATGCTTGGCGCACAATCAGTGAAATTGTCCAAGCTTATGGCCGTTGTGTTAGAAATGAGAATGATTGGGCTCATTCCTATATATTGGACAGCTCGTTTGACGATTTGTTAAAATATCATAAAAAACTTTTTCCTAAACATTTTTTAGAAGCGATAAAGATTCTAAGATGAAATTTTCGTCATATTTTTTATTCTTTTTAGAGTTTCAATATCTTTATCTCTTTTTAAATTCTCTTTATATTGTAAAACATACTCAATTTTAACAAATGAATAGTTTTCTATTACTTCGGAAGTATCTATTAATAGATTAATATCGAAACCAGGCCAAGAGTTACTTAATTCAAAATTTCCAATTCTAATGGTCTCATATTCTCTGATATCTCTATACTTCCAAAATTCTTTTTTAATTATTATATCAACATCACCGGCATAAACTAGTCCTCTTATAGCAAGGGGACCTGATCCAAATATAGCATATTCTCCTATATTAAGATTTAGGGAATCAAAATTTTCTAATAGTTCTTTAAAGTGGTTATAATTTTTATATTTATTTATCTCAGTGATCATTTCATGAATATTTTTAGGAAAGGAATTTGTTTATTTTTAATTTTCATATCTCACCAAAATCAACGCAAGGACTAGTTGGAATAAAATAAATTTTTTGATTAATAGTTCTGACTTCAAAATCACCATCGGCCCTACCCACGTAATTTTTTCCAACTATTAATTCAGTCGCATATGGTGGAACTTCTGTCCAATTTTCTTCACCGTAAGGATCAACATTAGTTATGTCTTCATTAATTTTAGCAAATTCATTAAATTTTTTCACATCATTTTACTTTTTTTTAGGAAATCTCTCATTTATTTTTTCAGATAATTTCTAATTACATTCAAAACATAATTTTTATCATAGAGATTTTTTTCACAAAAATCATCAAAAACGTCACTTCTCACGACTTTAGTTACAGTTAAATCTTCCCCAAGATAAGCTATAAAGAATGATATTATTTTTTCTTCGTCTGTTCGATGATCGGAATCAACCATTCCTGCTGCAAATTTATTTGGATTATAATAAACAACACCCTTACCTGGGTATTTCTTCGCCATTTTACTTTCTTTAATCATCTTGAAGGATTTAAATCTCATTACTCTTTCTTCGATTTTTTCTGGTTGAATTTGTGGTTCTTCTTCCTGTTGTGGTTGCTGAGCTTTTTGTTGAACACCTCTATTTTGAGGTTTTCCTTGTTGTGGTTTAGATTTTTGTTCTATCTTTTGAACAGTGTTATTAGCTACATCTTTACTTATTTCCATATCAAAGAATTCACCACCGCGAATTTCACCTCCTTCTATTTTGCCTTTAATGAATCTTCCACCAAATATCAAACCGTTTTTAAATATACCATTATACCAAGTTCCATTATACCATACACCACCTTCCCATGTTCCATATTTCCACTGTCCGTCTCTAAACACACCATATACCCAAGTACCATTGAAGAAAACTCCAGAATTAAAAACTAATGTGTTCTTAAGTATTTCTATTCTACAATTTTCAACTTCGCAATCCAAAAACCATTCAAAACCTTCTTTAACAAGAATTTCATTTATCTTGTAAGTTTCTGTGAAAATTTTATCTTGGAATCGCAATTCCTTATATCTCTTCATATTTGATTATTTTTATATTTTTTGAAATTGAATATCTAGTTCAAATTTTTTCAGTCCCCATCCCTTATTTACAACTCTGCCATTTTTATCTTTGATATAAAACATATCAGTTCCTAGATTGTTTTCTTTTGATGATATTTCATATGTTTCTCCTTTTCTTGTAAGATCCATATAATTAGATTTTGACTTCAATTGATCACCAACTTCATAATCTTCGTTTAAAAAATCTGAAAATTTTGTTTTGATATTATTCATGGTGTTGAACTTTTTTTTATTATATATTATTTTTTAAAAATAGATTAAAATAATGGCACATGTTGATAATATCGCCAATTAACTGTTGGTTTTTCCCTTTTACCATAAAGATCTGTTAAATATTTCTCTTTTTTATTATAATAATGAAAAGTATCCATATAAGGATTAAAAGCACCGCCATAATCTCCTTTTATATAAACTTTCTTTGGTATAGGTTTATAAATGCCTTCAACCCATGAAGCTGGATTATCATAACTCAACCAACCATTTTTTTTAGCATATTCCCCAAAAAGATTTCTTATTTTATAATCTCTAGTATATATTCTATCCATGTAAACACTGTTAGCAGGTTCATCTAAAAACCAGACAAGAGCTCTTCCCATTAATTTATTATTCTCGTCCGTGTAAATTAAAAGATTTATTTTATCGGGATTATTTTTATATATTCTAAATGTTATACGACTTAACATTCTACTAATTGGATTTTTTTCTATAACCATACAAGATTTTACACAATTGGATTTTATATTTTCTTTTCTATACCATTTCCTTATTTCTTCTCCTTTAACTAATTTGAAATTCCCCATAAGTTTTTGAATATTCATACCGTAATACATTTTGTATAAATAAACCATTCTTTCTATCTCATTATCTTTGCACTTTTGAAAAATTTTTTTAAATAATTTTCCAACTTTCATTTCTTGTCTAAATTTATTATTATATTTATCAGTGCGCGGATCTAATAGATGAATTTTATTCTTCGGCAAATATGATATAACGTCATCTTCTTTTGTATGTGATATGTAATCAATTTCATTTGAATATACCGCGACATTTAATAATTTCATATCCAAAAATATATAACAAAATATACGATCATAAGTAATTTTATCAAAAGAAATGCCATCGGAATAACTTTCGTTTAAAGCTCTAAAATTTTCAAATCTTTTTATCATGCCACTATATATAAAAAAATTAATTTAAACTTCGCTATAATTAATATATAAAAGCAAGAAAAATAAACTATTGATATGCTATCAAATAAGAAATTCCAAAATAATGAAACACAAGAAATTGTAGCCATCGTTGGAGACAATGGTGTTTTTTATAGTCTAAGCAGCGGAGCAAATATTAAAAAAGATATTTTCTTTCAAAAATATTCAGAGATGGTTGATCCATCTTCTTTTTTTCAACAACAAAGTGCAGCTGGATTACAAAATTTAACCGAACAACTCAGAAGTATTGATTCTAGTAAAGTTCAAGACATAGGTGGAAATATTCCTCCATCAGTGAAAGTGAATCAAGAATCGGTGGCAGAGCAATTACAAGCTCCACCCGAATATAGAGATATGTTGATGAAAAAGTATCAATATGAGCAAGAGCATAAAGATTTATCTCAATATAAGGTATTTGAAAATGAAGATGAAGCAGCGGATGATTGGGAAAGAAAAATAAAAGCCAGTCAACAACCCGCCCCCCAAAGACCAAGACCAAGACCTCCACAAATGGAACAAACACAACAGTTCGCGCCGCCAGTCGAACCTATAATGGAAAATGCTCAAGTTCAACAATCGCCCGTATATATGTCCGCTGAGGAAGAAGCTTTTAGATTTTTCAAATCTTTTAAAAGAATACATCCTATTAGCGTAGAGGTATCATTCGATGAAAAGATAGCTCAACCAGATTTTATTCGTATGATGGTTGTTAATTATGAAGGTGATATTATTAAATATTACACTAAAGAAATTATGAATAGAATCTATAATGATCCTGGTTTCTTGGAAAATAAGATATACGAAAAACTAAAATCAATCATCTTCGAAGAATCCGCCAAAAAAGAAGAGCAAAAACCAGTAGAACCAAAACCAAAACAACCAAGAAAACCAAGAGCTACTAAAAAATCAAATATTAATAATGGATAAAATATTTATCGAACAAGCAAAAAACATAAGACGTTCATACATAAAAGTATCTGAAGATATAACAAAATCTGAAGAAAAAATTGAATTTTTCAAACAAGAACTCAAGCGATTGCAAGAAGAATTAAATGCTGATATGAACGAACAATTGGTTATAGAAAAAGCAGCAGAAATAGAAAAGAATCTAAAATTGATTCAAGATATAATAATTCCATTAGAAGAAAAAATAGTGAAGCTGCAAAAAGATGCCGATAAATTATTCGAAAATATTAAAGATCGTTATCCAAATATAACCGTCGAAGAAATTCAAAATTCTCTTATTCCGTATTTAGAAAAAATTCAATTTTAATGGATAAAATTATAGATATTACTAGTGTTCCAAAACATATGATAGGATATGTCATTGTAAGTGAAATATTTGATATTAGAGATTCTTTTTATTTTGATGAAGAGCCAACTGAATATAAAGAACTATCATTGAATTTAAAAGTTTTTGATGCAATGAGAGAAGTTAATTTTATATTTTCAAAAGACGTTGGTGTATTGGAAGATATAAAAGAGCGTAAGAAAATTGGAATTTTAATGAATTTTGAAGTTTATCTAGATCCATCTTTGCCAGAAGATGTTGTTATTCTTCATCATCCAGAAAAAGAAAGAGTGGAGATAAAAATTAAATTTTAAATTTTTTTATTTGTCAATTATTTCTTATTTTTGTAGAACAAAATAGAAAAATCAGACTATAATTATAAAATATATAGTCGTAGAGGAAAGTTCTTTGATTTAATGGGTCCGTCCAGGCTTTAGACAGCAGGGAGTAATAGCGAAATTGCAAGTATCGCAATGTCTATAAAGCGATTAATTAAATTTGTAGGTAAACAATAAATGGCAATTATAAAATGAACGCTGAGAATATGATGAGTATTCCAACTTCTTTAACAGGCAAAGTTGCCGCTGAATCTTTTGTTGAAGATGTTGTTTTAGCGTAAGCCGAAGCAAAATTCAGTGAAACTCTATTCGATAAAATCCGTTTAGAGTATAAACATTAACGGTTTCGGGGTTTTCAAATTAGACCAATCAAATTTGATATTTTGTTAATAGTAGAAAAATTAAATAAACTTGTAGTATATTTCTTAAAAGCTTTGTTGGACGGGGGTTCAACTCCCCCCGGATCCACGTAATTGAAAACCAATCGTTTACAAACGATTGGTTTTTTTGCGATTTAGTATTGCAAATAAAAAAAGAGGACTTTATGTCCTCTTTTTTTCATAAATTTCGTAGGTATAATCATACTCATTTTTATCATCTTTTTTGTGATCTTCTTTAAAGATGATTTTCCATTCATTTTCATCTATATCTGGAAAATAAGTATCCCCTTCTATATTTATATGTATTTTTGTTATATAGAGTTTTTGAGCATGTGGAAGAAATTGTTTATAAATTGATCCACCACCAATAATAAAAATTTCTTCATCTGATTCTTTTAATCCATTTTTAAAATTTTTAGGCATATCCATTGCTTGTTCTATTGATTTAGCTAGATATGCTCCATAAGGAGGTGTAAATTTCGGATCATCAGATATTATAATATTCATTCTATTGGGAAGAAGTTTTCCAATAGACTCGTGTGTTTTTTGCCCCATTATAACTGGATGACCCGTAGTAATATCTTTAAAACGTTTTAAATCAGCTGATTGCTTCCACAAAAGTTCATTATTTTTCCCTATTGCTCCATTATCAGCTATCGATACTATTATGCTTATATTTTTCATGATTTTAAATTTTAAAAAGGGGGATATGAAACCCCCCTTTGATTAGACATCTAATGATTGTTTAAGAACATCCAATTTGTTTTGATAATGTTCATTAATTTCGTTTGTGTTGAAAAGAAATTCGGCTTGTTCTATCGCTAAACGCATATCAGCAATTCTTTCACATACATCATTATAAGTAGAAGCATAATTTAAATAATCTTCTTTGATGTTGGTTTTCTTAAACTCCTGAATGGCAATTGCTGTAAGCAAGCTCTTTTCGGCGATCATGTCCAATTGGGTTTCCTCTCCCAATTTTTCAACAGCGGTTCTCATTAAATTTTTGTTTTCCATAGTTTTATAGTTTATATAAGTTTTTCAATTTTTTCTCTGACATATGATTTTAATTTTTTCGTCATATTTTATATGATTACAATTCTACGGAGTTTAAAAAAATCGGAATTTTAGAATTAATATATAAAGAAAATAAAAGTTTTCAACGAATGAATAATCTTATATCTTATGATAATTTTTTAAATGAAGGTATTTTTAGATCGGATGAAGATGATATAGCTCAGAAATTATATGATGCTATAAGTAGAATGCCAAATAATAGAATAACTGGTGAATTGAGATCCGGTAGTAGTTTTTTTGAAATCGCTTTAAGAGTTGGTGAAAATGAAATTAAATCCAATGATCCTTATAGTGAAGAAAATTGGGGAAACGCTGTTGAAGTGAGATCGGATTATGAGGAAGGGGATGTCTATAGATCAATTATTCCAATTCCCATATATAGTTTAACGATTAATGGTGAAGATTTAAAAGCTAGTTATAGAATGAGAATAAAAGTTCACAATTTGATGAAAAGTAAATTTAGAAGAAGCAGAAAAGCCGTTGAATTGGCAGCGGACGAAGAAAGAAAAAGAGCTTTAAGAGGAGCGATAGAAAATTTATGAACAATTTAAAAGCATATGGCGATTTTATAAATGAGGGATTGTTTAGTTCTAAATACAAACATGTAGTAGATAAAATATATGATTATATAATGAAAATGGATCCTAGTAACATCACGATAGACAATCTCAGTTTTTATGATACAATTGTTTTTGTAATTAAAAAAGAGCAGAACAAAGATGTTGATCCTTATGGAGAAGAAACTTGGGATGAAGATGTTGAAATAAAATTATCAAAGGATTTTGTGGCGTGTGTAGATAGATATTACGACTACTATCTTTTTGTAAATGGAGATAAAGTAAAAACAACAAATCATGAAGCTGGAAAATTATATAGGGCGGCAATCAGAAGAATTAAGAGAAAAGCACAAGACGAAAAAAATGCTAGAATAAATAAAGCAATAAAATATATATGAACAATTTAATAACATATGATGAATTTTTAAATGAGGGATTGTTTACTTCTTCGAGGTATGAAAAACTTTTGACGAAATTACGTGAACATATTGATAAAATGAATCCTGATGATATAGGAGGAAGAGGTCGGATTTTCACGTTTACTATAAAAAAATCCGCTAAAAATCCAGATGACCCATACGGTGAGGAAAATTGGGGCGATGATATAAATATTCGAGTAGAATTAAGAGTCGACGATGAGGGTGATAAAAAATATTCACTTTATATAAACGATGAAATAATAAATGTGTCTAAAGGTGAAGCTAAAAGTTTATGGAAATATATAAATCATAAGAAAGAATCTTATAATCGTCTTGCTGCAGCTAGAGCCAAAAAACAAAAAGATGTAGAAGAAGAAGAGCGTATAAAAAAATACTTAGATGCTTTATGAAAAATTTAAAAACATATGACAATTTTATAAATGAAGGATTATTCTCTTCAAAATATAAAAAACTTTTGAATAAAATCCACGATTATATTATTGATATGGATTTAAATGACATTAGACATGAAATTGATAGTTATCATTTCATTATGAAAAAAGATGATGAAAATATGAAAAATATAGAAGTGGTAATTATACGAAAAATTTCATTTGAATTCTGCAAAGATTTTGATTATTCATTAAAAATAAATGGTGATGTAGTTGATGGTGTGAGTAATTATAGCGTTTGGAAATTATGGGATTTGATAGAAAAATTAAAAAATAAAAGAGAAAAATTAAGAAATAGTGAAAATGATCCTTATGGTGAAGAGCAATGGGGAGATGATTAAATAGAAGATTCGCTAATAGAACGAGAGATGAAAAAGAATTAAGAATAAAAAACATAGCTAATAAATTATGAACAATCTATCAACATATGACAATTTCATAAATGAGGGTTTATTTTTTGGTAAAAAGAAACCAAAAGAAGAATACGAGCAAGACGACGATTTAATTTATCAGATAATTAATAAATTGGAGAAAGGAATTAATTTAAGATTTTTAAAATACGATTGTCAATATCATTATTCTGCTATAAAAACTAATGACAGGAGAGATATATTATCTTATACGTATAGAATTACTAAAAATAAATTAAATCCATTAGATCCATATGGTGAGGAGCAGTGGGGGGATGAAACTGAAAATATAATGGAATTAGTAATTAAAATTAGTAGAGAAAGAGAAGATTCTGATAAAAATAAGAGAGTTATAAAAATAAATTCTGTCGAGCAAACAGTGAGTGATAAAGCTTTCTATAAATTATGGAATATATTTGAAAATGCAGAAAGTATAGAAAAAGAAAGATTAAAAAAAGAAGCTGAAAGAATAAGATTAGAAAAGCTAAAAGAAGAAGACGAAAGAAGGCGAGAGAGAAGCGCTGCTGTAAAATCTTCTTTTATGGATTTTCTAAAAGAATATCATAAAAATAGATTATAAAAAATTAATATATAAAGACAATATTAAAAAATAAATCATAAAACCATGGCAAAAGAAAAAATAGGAAATCTATTAAAATTTACAGAATATGATCATCTTCAACCAAAACAAACTCCAACCAAAAAGACAGAAGTTGGTGGTTTTGCTGTTTTGGAAAGTAAAGAAGAATTGATCGCTAAATTAGTTAAGAAAACTGGAAAAAAGAAAAAAAAGTTTTCAAACTTAACTGAAGAAGAGTTGAAGAAAAAACTCAAGAAATTAAAGAAAAAGGCAAAAACAGAAAAAATAGAAAAGTTTGACGATAAAGCCGAAGATAAAGCAGCGAAGCCCGAAGAGAAGGTAGAAAAACCAGAGGAGAAAACTGAGAAAGAAGAAGAAAAGAACGAGTCTTTACTGAATGAGAAAAAAGCTTCTGCAAAACAACTTGCCGCTAGAAAGAAATTCATGGAAATGATCGCTAGTAAAAAAGGTAAGAAAGAAGATAAAGGATGTGGTTGCAAAAAATAATTATTAAACATGGATAAATTCACAAGCAAAATTGGAAAATTTGAAGAGCATAAATATGCAGACAAAACCAGAAACGACATTTACACTTTCATAAAAGAAAATTTGACCGTTAAAATAGATGGTAATAAAGGCTATATTGAAGGTAATGTTGATATATCATTAGATGGTATTGAGCAATTAACAGATGTTCTTTATAATTATGTTCAACAAGAAAAAGCAAAGCAAGAAGTTTTGACATTAGAAAACATTAAAGCTAAGGCTTATGTTGGTAATTTCGATGTTAAAGATATAAACGAACGCATAGAAAATATCAACGAAAAATACAAAGCTTAATATAAAAATATATAAAAATAAAATGAAAATAATAAAATTCGAAGACACCATATTAGAAGAGCAAGGCTCAGGTGATCTTCCATCACCATGTATTTGTGGTAGTAAAAAGAAAGTTAAGAAAAGAGCTAAAAAAATGAAAATCAAAAACACACCTGGCGTTTTAATGGAAAAATGTGGAGTTTGTGGGGGCATGAAGAAAAAGAAGAGCAAAAAAGAAAAAAAGATGAAATGGTCTTCTGATCTCATGGTTGAAAAAAAGAGGAAAATGTTGTAAAGGTGTGGAATATGGAAGTATAAGGGATTAGTAAATTAAAAATATTCTATTTTAAATATGCCAACGGTTGAAATAAAAAACCACTCATTTTGAGTGGTTTTTTTGTTTTATTCTCCATAAAGTTCTTTTTTCATATCCTCCATACAATATACTACTGCATCAAAGGTTCCATCAATTACATAATCATAAAGACTTTCGACTTCGGGTGGGTCGTCATAATAATTTCTGTCATTGAGTATTTGATCTATATCAGCTTGGTATTTTAAATAGAAATCAAAAATATCAGCGTCCTCTACAAAGGCATCGAGGATTTCTTCCGAATCTGGTTCGATGTAACTATCAATGAAATTTTGTAACTTAGTTGTATCGCTTTTTAAAGTATTATCGAGAAGCTCTAATATTCCACGTTTAAGTGAAACATATTTATCTGATAACTTTCCCTTTAATTCTTCTTCGAACCCCTCATTCATTGGAGTTTCATCTATGAAAATTTCTCCAAATGTTTTAATTTTTTCATCCATTTGTCTTATATTAATTTCCAATTCATAATTTTTTAATATATTGTAAAGATTTTCAATATCTTCGTAAACACTATCAATAGGTTGTTCGTCTTTCTTTTCATCAAAAATCTTTTCTTTCTTAGCATCAATAAAATAATTTTTCTTTCCGCTTCTATTAAAGAGTATAACAAAACCATCTTCAGTTTCTTTAAATTCATCAAAGAATTGACTTTTGACTACATCGCGATTATAAACAAAATCAGATACTTCTTTTGCTAGATTCATTAAATCTGTAAAAGAATGATAATTTGTATAAGTTTCAAAATATTTATTAAATGTTAATGCCATAATTAATAGGAATCTATTTTAGAACATATATATAAAATTACAAAAATCAAATTTAATATATAAATAAAAAATAATTTCCTATTCATATGAACAATTTAAAAAATTACGACGAATTTCATCAAATCAACGAAGATCTTGGAGTAGAGATATTTCTTGGCATATTTTTTACCATATTTAGTATAATGGCGATGTGGGTTGGGTATATCTACCTTGTTAAGCCGCCGGTGGCATATATACGTAGATATATAAATAAATTAAGAGCAGACAAACAATTCAAAAGAGAATTAATAGATATAATTCATAGCATGACAAAATCTCAAAAAAGAGAATTGAAAAGATATGTTAAAAATTCTGTTTTTGCAAAATGGGATATTCAAACTACATATCACCAAGGCGGTTCGGAAACATCATACGACAGAGATCCAAATTTGAATGAAGAAAAACAAAGATTATTAGATATTTTTGAAGGCGAACAACGCGAGAAATTAGAAAATCTCTTAACAAAAATGGAAGATGAAATTCTACACCAAACTATGAGAGATAGTGATAAATGGGGGGTTAAAAATCCAGATCCAAATCTATCATTGTCGTGGAAACCAAAGTTGGATTTAAGATCTTTAAAAGATAAAAGTAGAGAAGAAGAATGGATGGGAGCGCAGAAAAAAATATACGGAAGAAGAAGAAAAGAAAAAAGCCGAAATTGATAGAATAAAAAAAGAAAAGAAACAAAAAATTCTAACCAATATCAATATTGGAGGGAAGAATCAATCGGACACTCAAGCGTGGGACAGTTATAGATATAATGGGGATAAATTGAATGAAGAATTATTTGGCGGTGTAGAGGAAGCAACTTATCGTGGCAAAACTTACAAAGTTGGAGATTGAATAATCGAATTTGAAGACTGGGTAAGTCATCCAAGAGAAGTTGAGATTGGAAGAGGAGTAATCAAGAAAATTAAAGCAGACAGTTCTGGTAAAGTCAAAAGATTTTTTGTTCTTTTCGATCCAAAAAACGGCAAACCATCTTATCTGGATAAATTTGTTTACCCCGAACTAACAGAACCAGAAGAAGGATGGATACAAGTAGATGTCCAAAGAAAAAAGTATGCTGATGAAAGAAAAGAAATATTGAGATATAAACAATCTTCTGACACCAAAACATGGGACAATTACAAATATAAAGATGACCAAGTCCTCTTTTTTTATCAGATCAATCCATTTTAAACTCTGGAAACATTTTATGAAAGATATCTGAAAACCAAACATAAGTATTGTGAAATATTTAACACGTTGATTGATAATATATTAACACAAAAATAATTAAACATTTATTTTTTTATTGACTATAATAGGTGTAAATTCGTATTGTTAAAAATGAACAATTAAAAACTAAATTATAGGAGGAAATCTATATGGGTTATGGATATTATTCAATGGAAGAAAGAACAACCAGGGCTGATACCTTAGGTTATAAAACAAAATCCGCTCGTGAGATCTTCAAGGAAAGGCATCTAAACAAAGAAATGGATCCTAAAGATGTAAAAATCAGAGAATCGCGTGATTCTGATGATCATCCCGAGTCAATCTCTATTATCATCGCCCTTGACCACACCGGTTCAATGGGTTCGGTTCCACATCATTTAGTAAAGGAAGGTCTTCCTAATCTTATGGCTAAGATTATGGATAAGGGAATTAAAGATCCTCAGATTCTTTTCTTAGGAATTGGCGACCACAAATATGACAAAGCTCCTTTACAGATTGGTCAGTTTGAATCCAGTGATCCACTTATGGATAAATGGCTTACAGAAGTTTATCTCGAAGGTGGCGGAGGAGGAAACGGTGGCGAAAGTTATCTTTTAGCTTGGTATTTCGCATCGCGTCATACAGCGATTGATTGTATGGAAAAACGTGGTAAAAAAGGTTATCTTATTACTATTGGTGATGAGCCTACTTTTAGAAGTATTCCCGAAGATGCCATTAAGAATATTATGGGTGAAGTAGCTCCACTTCCTTATGATGAAGAAGATTGGACGCCAGATGATGAGCTTACCGCAGAAGATCTTTTAGCAGAAGCTAAAAGAAAATATGAAGTTTATCATATTCATATTCATCAGACTAAACAGGGTCAGATGGAAAAGAATATCGATAGTTGGAAAGATCTTATAGGTGATAATCTAATTGTAGCTGAAGCTAAAGAAGATATTCCTGACATTATCGCTGGTATTGTTTGTAACAATTTCGGTGAGATTAAATGGTATGGTAATGGAAAACTTGAAGAAGAAAAAGTTGTAACTCTTTAAAAAATAGTTATATGAAAAAAGCTGTAATTGGTCTAGCCTTTGGTGATGAAGGAAAAGGAATGACCGTTGACTATTTGGTTTTCAAATCAGAAAATAAACCTCTAGTAGTTCGCTTCTCGGGCGGACAGCAGGCCGGTCACAATGTTGTAGTTGGTGATAAAAGTCACATCTTTTCTAATTTTGGAAGTGGTACATTAAGAGGTTCGCCCACATACTGGTCAAAATTCTGCACCATCGATCCTGTAGGATTATTAAAAGAAATGGATATTCTTAAAGAAAAAGGTGTGGATCCTATTATCTACATCGACGGTGATAGTCCAGTAACAACACCCTATGATAAATTCCACAATAAAAATAATAAAGTTGACCTGGATCACGGAACCTGCGGACTTGGAGTTGGATCGACAATAAATCGTGAGGAGCATTATTATTCCTTTACTTTTAGTGATTTGTTTTATCCTTGGATTTTAGATACCAAATTAGAGCTTATTAAAAATTTCTACGGAGATATTGATTTGTCTGAACAGGTGGATGAATTTTTGATGTCTTGTTATAAAGTTACAAATGATGATAGCATCAAATCGACATATGGAATTCCCATTGAATATAAAAATTCTGATGATATTATTTTTGAAGGATCGCAGGGTCTTTTATTGGATCAGTGGTATGGTTTCTTTCCACACGTTGCTAGAACTAACACAGGAACAAAAAATATTTTAGGAATAACTGACGATGATTTTCAGTTATATCTAGTTACAAGAGCTTATCAGACAAGACATGGAAACGGACCGATGACAAACAAAGAATTGGATATAGAAATTAAAATCGATCCTAATGAAACAAATGTGAATAATAAATATCAGGGTGAATTTAAAAGAAGCGTTTTGGATGTTTCTTTACTTAAATACGCTATGAATAAAGATGAATATATTAGAAAGTCTTTAAATAAAAATCTGATTATCACCTGCTTAGATCATCTTACAGAATATGTTTTCACATATGATGAAAAGATAATCTATTGTAAAGATGAGAAGGAATTCGTTAAGAAAATTTCTGATATTCTAGGAATTGAAAATGTTTATGTAAGTAGAAGTCATTTTGCTGAAAAAATTGAAAAAATATGAAAATAGAATTAAATAAAAAAGATTTGATATCATTGGTTATGGGAACAACCCCATATTATGATGTTATGGATAATCCATTAGTTAAAGAATGTGGTGAATGGATAGGGGGGATGGCAGATAGATGGAGTTGGGAAAAATACAAATTAGAAAATTTGGATGAAAAAGAACTTTATGATTTGTATTTGATTTGCAAAAATAGTTGGAAATAATTTTAATCCGCATCTTCTTCTGTATAATCATCAGCGTTAAAGAGCATTCCAACTTCTGGTCCTTCTTCTTCCTTAACTTCTTCTACTTTTGTTTGCTTTAATTTGAAGTCAAATAATGATCCTAAAACGCCCATTCTTTTATTGATCATTGGAAGATCCAAGGCTTTTAAGAAACTATTGCAAATTGTTAGAACGGTTTTATCAAACTGAGCGTCATAATCAAAAAAGACTCTTTCTTTTTCTGTTATTTCTGTTGGATGCATTCCTCTTAGATAACCAAATACATTATGTTTATCGTGTTTACAATAATAATATTTTATTCTTCCACCACCTCTAATCATATCGTATTTAGTCTTAAATTCTGAATTTTTGTTAAGCAGATAATTATAGAAAGCCGCAGCCTTTACTCCATAATGAGCTCCAAGGACTGTTTCCAAATCAGTAGTGTCATTAATAACCTTGTCTTGATAATTTGAGCAACCCGTTTGACTTGAAATATTATCTATTTCTTCTAAATCAAATTCTTTTCTAATTTGTTTTACTATCTTTAAAATATCTTTAATATTCAAACTATCAGAGTTGGCGAATAAATATTTAATAAAATCCCAAATACCACCCTTTTGATCCTTACCACGCACAAATGGTGGAGTTTCACTTCTAACAATCTTAATACCAGTTGGTGAAAAATAAGTAAGTGGATCGTAGAAAATGCCGTCTTCCCATCGAATTGATTTGAGATAATTTTTCTTTTCGAAAAAGAGAATTGATTCACTGATTGTTTCCAATTCAAAGTCTTGTTTATTAGCTACGCCAAATCTCTTAGCATAAATGTCTAGAAACTCCGCGTGTTTCTTCTTCATTAAAACTTTGTCAAAATGTAAAATAAATTGAAGTTGATCTCCTTCATATCCACAGGATTCCATGATTGGTTTATAAGAAAAATAGAACGAATCTGTGTCCCCGTACATGGAGACCTTATTCGGACCGTTATAAAACATAGAGTCGTTATCTACACCTTTTATCCATTTTGGATTAGGATCTAATGACGCGACTTCTTTTAAATCAAATATTTTATATTCATACATCAATTCATAATCATCAACTTCACCTTCAATCTTTTTTAATTTATCCAGAGTTAAACTTCTACTCAAAAGAATATCACCAAGCTCACCATTATTGAAATATGGATAAGGTCTATCTATCTTCTTGTATTCTTTATTTAAAAAGTAGTATTTGCCATCTATTTTATTTTTTACAATGAATTCAGTACCAAGTAGATCGTGATTCTTTGTGTCTGCAGCCCATTCATTATAGAAATAATTTTCAGTGCAAACAATCATATATCTAATAAGATCTCTACCCATGGCTGTAATAGCGTTGGCTATTTTTGAATTGGATAATACAAAATATCTGTTAGCAAAAGCACCATATGTAGCATTCAACACAGTTTTAAGTGCCAGCTGCATAGCCTTATTATAAGAATATGAAGCTGTTAAATCTGATACTTTCTTTTTCAGATTCAATATGTGATTTAACTTATCTATTTGCTTTGGCGGATATTCTTGATCTGGTTTGATAGTAAAAGCTTTCTTATAAAGATCTAGTGCATTATCATAATCTTTACTTCTACAATACTGGTCCGCTCTTTTTATTGTTTCGTTATATGATCTATTTGTGAGTGCTACATCTGGCATTAGAATTAAAATATATTTTTATTTATATAAAAGAATTTCATCAATTAGTTTTAAAAATATATTTTAATTGACCAGAATCGTATATTCTATATATTTTACGTTCTAACATTATTTCATGTTCTGTTTTACTCGGATCAAATCCTTCTTTAATTAATTTATCTTTTCTAAAATTAAATCTATAATTTCTTATACCGTTTATAACATAATAATAATTTGGTCGTGTTTTGTGTTCCAATTTAAATCCAAGTTTCTCGTATAAATCACCCTGACTCCAAGATCTATCAGCGTAACTAATTATTTCTAGCGGAACATATTTTTCAATAAAATATTTAAACAAACGACTAGCCCCCCCTACAACATTAGTGTTCAATTTATTACAAAATCTAAGCATTTCATATGTTCCTTCTTTTGATATTTGACCCATAAATTTTCTCAATTTCCCGAAAGTCATCAAAGAAACCAGTTCGTCGTTATAAAATAATCCTATTTTTATTTTAGAAGAAACATTTCCTTGTAAATGATTTTCATCTAGAAACTTTCTAATCAATTTATTATTATTTACTTCTCTTATATCACATTTGCGGGCATAAATTTTATCAGATTTTCCAAGCAAATTTAATATTCTAGATTTAATTATATCTTTTTTATAGAACCAATCGTCTTGATATATATGTATTAGTTTAATGCCTTGTTTTTCAGCCAACTCAGTTTTTTCCTGATGATAATTATTTGGTTTGTGTATTTCATTATGCCAATAAATACCATTAAATTCAAATCCGATTTTTATGTCAGGTAAATAAATATCTATTTCTTTTCCTGTTTTCTTGTCGTTTGATAAAATTATTTTATCATAATTACTTTTAATAAATTCTTTTAACAATATCTCCTGACCACTTTGAGTGTGAGACCCAACTGGATTACAAATTGTACACAAAACAGTTTCTTTATTGTTCTTGGTTCTGTTTTTTAAAATTTCAGAATCGATTTTAAATTGATGTCCCTTGTCACAATACATAATATAATTATAATCCTCGTCTATATCTATAACTCCTTTGTTTTTTAATTTTTCTAATAAATTTTTTTTGTAAACACCGTCTCTTTTTTCTCTGTATTTATTACTGAAATTATTTATAGCTAAATAAAATTTGACTCCATATTTTTCTAACATGGTTTCTTTGTGTTTTTCTATATTATTATAATTTTCATCACCGTATTTCTCTTTTTTAATTCTTTTTACTTCGTCGGAATATCCATTCAATTTTACGTAGTTATCCACTCCATATTTTTTGATACTTGTTAACTTTTTTTTCTTATCGCTACATTTTTTGCAAGTAAAAAAACCATAATGAGAAATGTTCTGATAGTATTTAGCATACATTAAAGAATACTCTTTCTTACAAATATCACAAATAACTTCTATTTTAATATGAGAATTGTTTGTAAGATCTTTAGTTTTTATAAGTAAAGTATCTCCTGTAACAACATACCCCAGATGTTGAAAATACGATTTATTCCTATTGGAAATATTAATTTCTATATTATCATTTTTTATCATAATAATATATATTAAAAATTAAAGGCCCCAAAAGTGGCATTTTATAAAAAAATATGAAAAAAGATTTTATTTAAGAGTAATTTTTTGTGTCTTCGAATTATATCTAATAACATCTTTCAATTGATTATCTTTACTCATGTAATATTCTTCAAAATCTTCGATTGTAACTTTAAAGAAATCCAGAATCTTTTTAAATCTCGCAGAATCAATAGTGTCAGATTCAATCTTATCGCATATATCTTCTATAATTTCTACAAATTGACTCAAATCGACCTTCTGCTCGAAACCTATTCCTACATATTTTTCAAATTGACGAAGATTTCCCACCGTTTGATCATTCAATGAAATTATACCATCTTCAACTTTTATATGTATTCTTACTTCCTCGTGCCATTTAGCGAATATCATATTCAATCCTGGTTCAAATTCATCATCATTCAAACATTTAAAATCGAAATTATCTAAGTATCTTTCAAGAGTATAGAATATTTCTTTATCGCTTTTTAGATTCTTAAATTTTTTAAATGTATGAACTGAAGCTTCTGTTTTAGATGTTTCTTTTTTTGGAACTCTAACCGATGGCAAATTCTCCCAATCTATATGAAGAGCCGCCTCTGCAACTTTTTCTAGATAAGCCATATCTACATATTCACGTACTGAGTGCTCTTTATAAGTACCACTGGATAAATTAGTTACCTCAGGAATAACATCAATGAAAACTGCTGTATCTGTGTACCATCCAGTTTGATCTGGTTTAAACGGAAGACCGTATCTGGCAAATTGATCTGTAAGAGATTCTACAAACTCTTTGCTACAAGTGAATCTAGCCATTTGACGAATTACTATAGAACCTTCATGTTTTCTGTCAAAACAAACAGCTCTTTTAAATTTTTTGAAGAATTCTGGATTCGCTTTCAAAGCGTTCTTTGATCCATATAATCCACCATCTTTAGCAGTTGGTTCTTCACCAGCGAAGAAATAATAAGTTCCAGGAATATTGTGCTCGATCATATTTAGAAGTATTACTACACCCGTTTTGTTATCTCCACCAAGTATTGTACTGCCATCAGTAGATATTATATCTCCTTTTATAACATGATGGACTTTTTCAACTTCCGTAGAAACGGTATCTAGATGTGATGTAAATAAAGTACTACTTTGACCTATTGAAATATAATAATTTCCAAATTCATCTTTTTTAGATCCTTTAGGCATATATTCAGCCAGTGAATCTTCGCGACCGTGTGGAACAGTAAATTGAGTTAATTTCAAAAACATTTCTCTGATATTCATATCTTTATATTATTTTAAAACTATTAGTATTTGTCATTATATATTAAATTCCTAAAATATTTTTTTAATATATAAACCAGAAAAAATAACAAGTTTTAAAATGATCGGGAAAGACGATACAACTATAGAAGAAATTTATAAAAGATTAAAACATATAGTAGATGACGTTTATAGAAAAAAAGGAATGTCATCAATAGACATTAGAAACTATTTCATGAAAAGAAAAAATTTCAATAGATTATTAAAAGTATTAGGGGAATTGAAACAAATATATGATGAAAGTAACTATCCAATAAAATTCGAAAATGAAGTTTATGACATACTATTTTATAGAGTTCTTATGGATAGAATATACTACGAGAAAGACAATCCACAAAACGAAAATCTCGATACTACGTACGAAGATTTTATTTCCGAAAAATAATTTATTTTTTTTTATTAAAACACATTTTATAAATTAAATCAATTCGTTGATGTAGTGTGCTGTGCGGTGTTTTCAATCAATATTTTAGAAAAAAATGATATTTCTATGTGTATATATACCGCAAACTTTTATAAAAAATAAAAATAAAAGTACGAAATACCAATAAAACAAATGAAAGGAGAGATAAAACATTTTAAATGAAAACAATTGATGCGGATGTCTGGCGCACGGAAGTCGCCAATTCCATTAAGAACATGCAACAATTAAAAGAAAGATTAGAATTAAGAAAAGAAGAAAAAATAGAAAATGTAAAAAATCTCCCAGTTAGGATCCCACCATATTTTTTGAAAGTAGTTGAAAGCAGTGATGCTATTAGAAAAACTATGGTCCCAACTGTCGATGAATTTAATGTCTCTGATGAAGAGAAAGAAGACCCCCTCTCTGAAGAGAAGTACAAGAAAACAGATTGTTTAGTTCATAAATATCCGAATCGTGTGTTATTTTTATGCAACACACAATGTTTCGGTTTCTGTAGATACTGTACCAGATCAAGAATTGTAGGAAAAAATAAAAACTATACTAAAACTGATTGGGATAATGCTATAAATTATATAAAAGATCACAATGAAATTTTTGATGTTTTGTTGAGTGGTGGAGATCCATTTATGTTGAACGATGATAAAATAGAATATTTATTAAGTGAATTATCGAAAATATCTCATGTAAAAGTTATAAGGATCGGAACAAAAATGCCGGTTTTTCTTCCACAGAGGGCTAATGATAAGCTTATAAATATTCTAAAAAAATATAAACCGTATATTAATATACACGTAACACATCCATCTGAAATCACTAAAGAGTTTGTAGATTGTTGTAATAAATTATCTATTGATGCTAATTGTATACTAGGTTCTCAAACCGTTTTGTTAAAAGGAATAAACGATGACGCTAAAATATTACAAGAACTTTTTAATAAATTACTAGAAAATCGTGTCACTCCTTATTATTTATATCAAATGGATAGGATAATCGGTGGATCTCATTTTAGATGTGATTTAAATAAAATGATAGAGATTATGCATCAATTAATAGGTTGGAACTCAGGAAGAGCTATTCCAGAATTCGTTGTCGACTGCGAGATAGGTAAAACACCACTTCGATATGGTTATATAGAAAAGAAAGAAAACGACAAATATGAATTAAAAAATTTTGAGAAGAATACGTCTATAGAATATTAAGATTTTAGATTATATAACGTAGGCCGTTATATTTTTATCATTCTCATTAATTACTTTATATCCCATTCTTATGAATAATTCTTTATATATTCTTATTCTCTTTGGATCGGAATTGATTTGAATTTTATCAAATTCTTCTTGATGTTTATCTAAAATAATTTTTAAAGTAGGGAAAATTCTATTCATTTCGAAATTGCCGATGTCATCATGACACCCTCTTCCACTAACAAAAAATCCAATGTTCAAGGTTCTTTCTTTGAATGATAATCTGACTACATAATAAAAATTTTTATCTGTTTTAAATCTATATTCATAGACTTTATCGAAATGTAAGCGTTTTTCAATTTCAAAAGGTCCTTCAATGTTATATGGATTGGAATCGAATAATTCTCTAATTAATTCCAAATCATAATCTATAAAATCTCCTTCTTTAATATTATTTACATCACAAAAACCAGCATTTACCTCAACGACGTATTTAGCTGGTTTTTTTGATATAATACTTTTGATGTTCATAGGCTTAGCTTCTCTAATATCTACAATTTGATATTTGCTATTAACATAAATAATATCAAGTGGAATATAAGTATTTTTCATCCAGAAAGATAGAATTTGATCGCTATCAAATTCAAAAAACATTCCAGCATCATCTGGAAGATCTTTTCTGAACATCAATCCTTTAGCGTTGGTTTCTGCTAATTCTATATTTATTTTTATATTATTTCTTTTAGTAAAAAATGTAAGTTCACCGTCTTTTTTGAATATTGTTTTTTGTTCAAAGACTGCGTATTTCATTAAAATTTCCATTATTGTTGAAGCAGAGGAGTTATTTTTTCAATTATTTTATCATATTCGCTATTTTTTAATTTGACAACTCTCTTTCCTATTGACATTTTTGGATATAAATTTAAAGGAATATTTTTTATCAACATTCTTTTTGTGTTAGTGGATATTATTAACTCAATCGGTTCTTCCCATTGCTCTTCCCCTAAAGGATCATGTGGATTATTTTCATCGTCCATATTTATATTTATGTAATAAAAAGGACCATAGTCTCTTTCACTGTCTTTTTTTCTATAATCCATCAAATAAAATTCAACATCTGTAGCTTCAATGATATTGGGCAGTCCTCTAAAATTATTTATTAATCTTACCTGAATGTCAGCGTTTTTTGCTTTTTTAAGAAACATTGTGAACAATTTTTTTGTTATAATACCTCTACTGAAAAATATGGTAATAAAAATTAAACATATCCCAGCGCTTATTAAAGTAAAAAATTGTTCATTTAGATGGTCGGATTCAAATAAATCATTTTTTAAGGTTTCTTTCTTATTTCTTAGATCTATTATAGCTTGTTTCTTTTGTTCTATTTCTCTTCTTTTACGCTCTCTTTCAGCTATTCTTTTTTCTGCTTTATCGTCTCTTTTTCTTTGAGCCAATCTTCTTTTTCTTTCTCTTTCTCTTCTTTTTTCTGGATTTTTGAACATGGATAATAAAAATAATTTTTGAGCGTACGGCACTTTCATTTTCATATCATTAACATAAAGATCTATTTTAATTTTCTTTTTCCATGCTATCATATAAATATTAAAGATTTTAGGTGGGCCTCCAATTTCTTCTTCCCCATATGGATCATCTTTAGAAAATACTTGCTTTATTTTACGGAGTCTATATCTATATGTATTTCTCCATCCGAGATCTTCACTATCTAAATCTTGAAAAACAAAATTAGTTCTTAGTTCATTTATTATTCTAGTAACTATTTTTATATCAAGAATAGAATATTCCTCATTTATACTTTCAAAATTATCATAGGAATTCAAATATTCCATTATAAAATTTATTTTCTACTATATATAAAAATTAAATTTCGAATTTTTCGAATAATTCTTTAACAGGAGGAAGCGCTTTAAATATTTTTTCTAAAAGATCATTTAAATGTTCATACTCATAAATTGTCTTTACTTTCAATATATCTAATAGTTTATCTTCAACAGTGAGGACATAGTTGCAGCCCCTATTAAACCAAAAGATCATTTGATATATTGTATCTTCTACATTTATAGATAATAAGATAGCCACGCCATCTTTAACTTTTCCGATATAATCTACAACAGATATACTGACCATTTATGAGTTTGCTTTTTTAATATATATAAGAAAATTAAAGTTCGTTTTTTTTCTAACTATGAAAACATTTGAGCAATTTAATGATCTGAGTAAAGAACAAGAAATTAAAAAAAGAATTTATGAAGTAATAAATTATTGTAAATTGAACGGATGGACAAAAAGTATCGAGAATAAGATAACAGAACAAATGCCTTTCAGTAAAAATGATTGTCAAAATTTTCTAAATGCTAATTCACCTAATCTTTATGATAAATTGGGGGATTGGAAAAAGGATACAGAATTAAGAGTATCTAATGGTGTAAAAGAATACGAACCAGCTGCAACTAAGTTTTTAGATTACTATTTTTTAAAAATAATAAAAGAAGCTTTTGGTGATAATAAAAAATTAAAATTATGTGATCTCGGTTGTGGAATTGGAAATGTAATATATTTTTCAGAAAAACTATGTTACGATTCTATGGGAGTTGAAAAACTAGATATTTTTAAAGAAATTTATAAAAAATATAACTTAAATGTAATAGTCGGTGATTTACTGGAAATAGATCTATCATTTCTAAATGATATTGATGTTGTTTATATGTATAGGCCTATATCGGATATCGATAAATTAAATTATTTAGTTGACAAAGTATCTAATAATATGAAAAGTAATAGCATTTTATACTTCAATTTTGCTCCAGGAGTTAAATTCCAAAAATTTGAATTAATGGTTGATTTTTGGTCGTCAAAGATACTAGTTAAAAAATAAAAAATAAAAATGGTCTTAGATTTTAAAGATTTGTATATAAAATATGATGGACATCCAAGATTTCACACGGATAGAATTGTAGAAGATGATGTTGTTGAAGTGATTGTTCAGAAGTTAGAAATGGTTCTATTTACCGTAAAAGGATCTCTTTACGGCGAGCCTAATTTTGGAAGTAATCTCGAGTATTATCTATGGGAAACTAAGGTCCCTTCTTCTGATATAAGAAGTAATATTGCTAAACAAATAGACACTTATGTTCCAGAGTTAAACGAAATTGGATATACTCTATCTGTTGATTTATATGAAGGATCATACAGAGATATTTTATATTTAAATTTTATTATAAAAGGCTATAATTATCAAATGTTATTAAAATGATGAACAACGTCAAAACATATGAAGAATTTAATGAGGCTATTATTATAAATAAGCCTGATGATAATATCCCAGTTGTGGTTAATAAAGAATATTTTACAACGGATGAAATTAAAATGCTGGAGAATAATGAAGGATTTGAATTTGATCACATAACCAAACAAAAAGCTGTAAGTATAGCTGGAAAATATAGATTATCAATTTATAAAGTAAAAGAGGGATTCTATATTTATAGAATAAGAAACATGGAAAAAATTAATAATCCAATAATATTTGATGAAGTAGCTAATAATATTATAGATTGTTTAAATGGTCTTGATAATTTTTTATGGGAACAAAGTAAAAAAGAAAAAGAAGAATTAGACAAAAAGAAAAAACTAACTTATGAGGAAGATGAAACTACTACAAAGAAAGAAAAACCTCCAGTATTCAGTGGTTATCCCTTTAGTGGAAAAGGAAGTTTAATAGAAAAAAAAAATATATAAACATGAAAAATTTAAAAAACAGAGACAAATTTTTATTCGAACAGAATAACGATCCTTTCAACGAAGAAAGAGAAGATGAGAATGATGTTACACAAGATGATGTAGCATGGGTTAGTGCTGATTGGAAAGATACAGAAGAACTTATAGATGGTTTTAGAGAAGCCCTAGAAAAATTTGGGCTTCATATGTATGAAGATCCAGATTTTGATGACACTGACTCTTATGGATTTATAATATCCAAAACAGAGCTTTCTGACAATCAAATAGAAGCTTTATCCAGAGCGCACAATCAAGATTTTTTTGAAGATTGATAACATCATAATTTATTTAAACATTTCTAGTTGGTTATCATATATTATAATGATAACCAACTTTTTTATTCATGGCGGATTTTATAGAGATAGTAAATAGAATATTTATTAATAAGAAAGCATATAAAGAAATATCAGATAAAGATAAAATAGACGCTTTCTTTAAGATAAATAGTAAATTTGGAAAACAATTTCCCGAAACAGCTCAACAATTCAATCACAAATCAATAGATAAAGCGTCGGCCATTGACATGTGGTTTGATTTTTTTAAAAACGATCACAGAATTCCAGATTGGTATTGGGATCCAAAAGATAGAATTAAAAAAACAAAGGCTACAAAAAAGAGCAATTATGAAATTATAAAACAACGCGAGGAACTAAAAGATTATGAATTGGATTATCTAGAGAAATATTATGAAGATGATTTAAAAAAAGAAATGAAAAAAGTTAATAAATTTGAGCAATGATGAATATAGAAGATAAAATCTATGTAGCCGGACATAAAGGTCTTGTAGGCTCAGAAATATGTAAAAAACTAAAAATGCTCGGTTATCAAAATATAATTACAGCCACTCATAAAGAATTAGATTTGACTAGACAAGATTCTGTTGAACATTTTTTTGAAATGATGAAACCAGATTACGTATTCCTCGCAGCAGCAAAAGTTGGTGGTATATACGCTAATTCTACATTTGCTGCAGATTTTACATATGAGAATTTAATGGTTGAATGCAATGTAATAAAAGCGTGCCACGATTATGGAGTGAAAAAATTATTATTTTTAGGATCTAGTTGTATTTATCCAAGAAATTGCCCACAACCAATAAAAGAGGAATATTTTTTAACAAGTCCTCTCGAGAAAACAAATGAAGGATATGCCATAGCTAAAATAGCTGGCATAATAATGTGTCAAAAATTCAATTTTCAATATGGAACAAATTTCATATCGGTAATGCCAACAAATCTTTATGGAAGTGCCGAACATGATAATTATGATCCAAAAACGTCTCATGTCTTGCCTGGTATGATATACAAATTTCATAAGGCCAAAATGGAAAATTCACCAACAGTTGAATTGTGGGGGACTGGATCGCCGCTTAGAGAATTTTTACATGTTTCTGATATGGCAGATGCTGTAATATTTTTGATGGAAAATTATAATGATAATGAAATAATAAACATTGGAAGTGGAAGAGAAGTTTCCATTAAGAAACTAGCATCTATGATAAAAGAAATAGTTGGATATAAAGGTGAAATAGTTTTTAACGCTGATTATCCCGATGGAACTCCAAGAAAGATTATGGATTCTACAAAATTAAGAAATTTAGGTTGGGAACCACGTATTGATCTTTATGATGGAATAGATAATTTATATCAAGAATTGGTAAAAATTAAAAAGTTTGACATATGAAGTATAGAGAAGAAATGGATAACATTTTTTCTGATTTAAATATGATGGTAGATAAAGTGATGAATTATAAATAATTTTTAAATTTTAAGCATTAAAAAACCGACATAAAAATCGGTTATACCGAGAACGAAGTGGAAGCCGGAAGCGGAACAGCTGAGGTATATGCTAACGGTTACGGTTATTGGGGAGATATCTATATCACTATTCCCGAAAATGGTTACGATGGTGTGATGGTTTATTGGGCAAAGACGAAGGACGGAACCCAACAACCTATGATGCAACTTATGTCAAAGGGGAAACCCGTTGGTTTAGAAAAGCCAATTAAATAGGTTTATCAGAAACGCATTAAAAAACCGAATGCTGGACAATACATGTTGTATCCACACCAATTTACATTAACGGAATACTCAACATAATTATCGATAACAAAGGTGCCTTTTTTAACTTCGTCCTCCTTTTTGCAACCGCTTGTGGAAAACACCATAAATATTCCGACCAACGCAATCAAAAATAGTCCGCCTAATCTTTTCAAGAAATTTCTCATAATTTTTGGATTTTTTTTTAAATAATTAATTTATTGCTTTTTATATAAAGTTAAAAAATAAAAGTTTAATTTTTATTAAGATTGTATGAAAAAACAACATGTTTAAAATAAAAATATGTTGTTTTTTGTTTTTAAGACCACCTTTGTATAATATATACTCAAAAATAAGTTTTATAAATATGAAAATTTTTACAAAAGAAAACGTTTCAGAAATAAATGAAAAATATAATATGGGTCATCCAATATCAAGGTATGATAATCTATGGTTTCAAAACAATCACGGTTTAAGAAAATCTGGAATTAAATATTTTTTAAATAATGAAGAGCTAATCGAATACGCAAAATGTTATAATGGCGTAGAGTATTTTATAGAAAAATATTGTAAAATATTTATTCCTGGAATTGGAATGTCTGATGTTGTATTGAGAGGTTATCAAAAAGAAGCAATAAAACATTATAAAGACAATAGATTTTCTATATTTTTAAAAAGCAGGCAAATGGGTATTCAAACTATTTTAGGACTGATGTTTTTACACGAAATATTATTCAATGAAGATAAACATATACTCATCTCTTCTTATAAGACTCTGGAATGTAAAGAAATTTTTAAAATAATAAAAAACGCATACATGGCATTACCCTTCTTCTTAAAAGTTGGTGTATTTAATTGGAATGAAAAATATATATCTCTAGAGAACAAAAGTCATATATCTTGTGTTGGAGGGGCAAAAGAAATAGCGTTTGGATGCTCTTACGACATTATATCTTTAAATGATTTTTCAAGATTTCACAACGCTGAACATATCTATAATTCTGTAGTTCCAATTATATCCAATAAAAAAGATTCAAAAATTGTAATCAATAGCGGTCCAAATGGACTTAATTTCTTCCATGAATTAGTTCGAGATTCAGAACGCCCAGATTTAGATCCAAAGAAAAATATGTTTTCCACTATGAGAATCCATTGGTGGCAATTTCCAGGAAGATTGGATACTAAATTAATATTCACGGATGATAAAAGATATCCAATTGAGCATGTATTAAAATATTTAGAGGATCAAGGATTAGAATTTTATGAAAGAAAAACAAAAGATGAAACTGTGTTTTTCATAAAATATGATCATAAAAATCCAAAGACTGATATATCTTCAATAAGACAAATTAAAATATTTGATTTTTATTTAACAGATATTGCAAATATAACAAACTGGCGAGAAGAAACAATAAAAATTTTGGGAAGTGAAATATTGTTTCTCCGAGAATATGATATGATGTTTATTTGTAACGAATTAGAATATAAAAATATCAAAAGAACAGAAATAATAGATAAAATACTGGGAGAATAACACCATTTCATTAGTTCTGGTGAAGTTTCTTTAGTTGTTTGAGACAATCTACATTTCATTAAAACTATTCCTATAATCATTCAAAATGGTTTTATATTTTTTCATTTATGTTCTTTAATATATAACAGAAAAACTATTTTCCTAATGAAAATTCTATCAGACAATCCTCCAGAAAATCCACAAGGATATTTTAAAGTTCATAAACTTACTTTACAAAATAAAAAGAACGGACAAGTTGTAAGAGAATATCTAAACTCTAAAGATGCTGTATGTGCTGTAGTTTTTGATTCTATAAAAAATAAATATATTTTCGTAAAACAATTTCGACCAGGACCAAAAATACCATTGATAGAATTGTGCGCTGGAATGGTTGATAAGGTCGGTGAAGCAGAAATAGAAACAATGAAACGTGAAATATTGGAAGAGATAGGTTATCAAGTAGATACTATAAATCTTTTAGTAAAAACTTATTATACAAGTCCTGGAAAAACTAACGAAAGAATGACAACATATTTTGTTACAGTTTCTAAAAAAATTGCACAAGGTGGTGGATTAGAGAGTGAGAACGAAGAAATAGATATAATTGAGTTAACAAAAGAAGAAATAAAGAAAACAGAATTTGTAGACGGGAAAACATTGTTAGCTCTCGCCGTTTTAAAATTAAAATGATTAATTATATTAAGAAATGATATACAAATATAAAGAATATACTGAATCATATAATAACATATGTCCTTTTTGTCTAAACAATTATTTAGATAGAATGAGAATTGATAATTCTATTTTTGAAGGAGTTGAAAATAAAGTTGATATAAGAAGCATGTCCATATTAGTTCCAACTCATGGGTGTGTTAATTCTTGTAAATTCTGTGTTTCTAAGATTAGTCAACTAAAAGATGAATATAAAGATTTATCAAAAGATGAATTGTTCGAGGAGATATACTTTAAACAATTCGAAAAAGTAAATGAAATGGGGTGTAGATACGCTATTTTAACTGGAACAGGTGAACCTATTCAAAATAAATCTTTTCTAGCTATGATAGGAAGAATGAATAAAAGATTGGAAGAACCTTTTAAGCTCGAAATTCAAACATCTGGGGTTATGTTAGATGATGCTAATTTAGACTTCTTAAAAAATGAAGTTGGTGTATATCTTATATCTCTTTCTGTATCTGATATGTTTAGTGATGTTTCAAATGCGTCGTTTATAAGAATAAAACCGCGTTTACAATTTGATTTAAAAGATTTATGTCATAGAATAAAAGCAAAAGGATTCATTCTTAGAATGTCTATAAATCTTGTAAATGTTTATGATAAATACACTCCCGAACAAGTTTTTGAAAGGATGAGAGATCTTAAGATCGATCAAGCCACTTTTAGAGTTCTTTGGGCAGGACACGACGACAATGAAATAAGCAGATGGATAAAGAATAATAGTGCTGCTCAGAATTTTATTGATGATGTTAAAATATATTGTCAAGATCATGGAAAAACTACTACAGCTCAATACACAAGATATCAAGTGGGAAATATAACCGTCGTTATTGATTCCGATTGCATGGCAGAGCATTCAGTGGGTGAAATAAGATACTTGATACTTCGCAGTGATTGTAATTTATATACAAAGTGGGATACTGCTACAAGTATTTTCAAATAAATTTTTTTATTTTAAATTTTTGTTTTAATTTTGTACAAACTAGAAAAATTGGAATGAAAAAAATATTTAGACAAGTCGTCATTTGCCTTAAAATTTTTTTATTTTAAATTTTTGTTTTAATTTTGTACAAACTAGAAAAATTGGAATGAAAAAAATATTTAGACAAGTCGTCATTTGCCTTATTATATATATATACCGTGTTTAATCTTATTAAACACTATTGCGGTATTAGTAGGGTTAAATCCATCTACTTGGTGGGTTTGCGGCATCTGTATAGGTTTATCTTTCATTTTTTATATGTATATGGGTGATTGGATAGGAGAAAAAATAGAACAGCGTAAACGCCGCCGAGAAGCACGTGCACACCCAAGAATTATCTGGGAAAGAGCAGAGCAGCGCGAGGTAGGATTGGATGCATATCGTCTAATGTTAGAAAGACAGCGAAGAAATTTAGAAAAACTAATCCATGAACAAGAAATGAAAGAAAGAGCATCCAGAACACAAGGACAGGTTATATCTCCAAAAGATCCTTATGGTGAAGAAGATTGGGAAAATTAATTTTTTTATTGAATAATTTTTTGTATTTTTGTTAAGATAGTTTGGAAAGAAAAAATAATATGTTAAAAACAGGACTTGAAAAACCGATAGAAAATTTAGAAAAATATTTTCAAGATAAGTTTGGAAATGTAAAATTTGAAGAACTTAATGATGAAGATAAAAAAGAATATTTGAGAATAAAAGAAATTCTTGATAAAACTAGATTTTTGAGATGATTATAGATTTTTTATATGATCTATTTTATGGAATAACCATCATACAAGCCATAATGTTCTTCGTTTGTGGTTCGGTATTATTTCTAACATTGTTTTCCATCGTAATAAATTTTGTTGATTGGTTAACTCAAATAATAGCCTACGCAAAACTTGGATGGCTTCAGTTCAAATATCCAGATTTCGATGAAAAAATATTGCGCGTGAAATTTGATATTTATGTAGTTGGTTTTCCAAGCGGTGAGATTTTTTATGTTAACAGAAGGAAATTAAATAAATTAAAAAGAAAAGATTTGGTAAAATGGGATATTGAATATCTATGCTATACATTTGAAGATGAAAATTCGGAGAAAGTTCAGAAAATAGTATCACCGATAATAGTTTTCAGATATGAAAAGAATTATTATAATCTAGATTTATAAACAATTAAAAAACAAAAAAATGTCAAAAGTAAGAAAGTTTGGAAGAGTTGAATTTGAAACAAAGGGATTCAAGGTGGTTCCTTTATTCAAAAACGAAAAACCCAGTGGTAAATATGGAATCGTCGCTGGTAAATATCTCGTATCTGATGTTATGTCAAAGAAAGAAGCAATTGATAAGCTTTCTGACGAAAATTTCAAACCAAAGAAAAAGAATAAGAAATTTGATTTCTAATGATTCCTCATTTCAGGATACATAAAATTGATTATAGAAGATATGTGATCAAACGTAAAATTTGGTTATTGTATCCTTTATATCATATGAAAGTTATGACAAAGAATGAATTCTTTGGAGATCTAACTTCATATGGTGAGTATGTCATGGGTGAGCACGAAGCTACATTCAATACTTTGGATGAGGCTTATGATGCTCTCCATGTTCATGCTATGATAAAAGGATATCCTGAAGTTATTTTGAAAGTTGGAGAAAAATATTAATCTTTCCATTCCTCCTCACCGTAAGGATCCAGCTTTATATTCTTTTCTGTTTCTTTGTCATACGGTCTAACATGGTGTTGATCTGCGTCCAATAAATCGCCATCGTCAAAACATATTCTATATTTTCCATCATCTCTCATACTAACAAATGTTGCTGTTTCTCCGTTGTGATCGGACTTAGGGTTTACATATGTAATTTTATCACCTTCTTTAAGTTTTTTCATTAAAAGATCGACTAAATCAGAAACATTATCTCTACGATTTCTTCTTTTTTCGCGATATTTTTCTAAATCGCCAAGCACCACTTGTTCTAAATCTCTTCTTTTTTCTTCTCTAATACGTTTTCTTTCAGCTCGTTCTTCTGGATCAAACCAACCGAATTCTTCGAAAGTTTTTAAATAAATCATAGGTTATACATTTTTTCTCCATATATAATAACCATCACGATCACCACTAAATGTATATCCCGAAACCGATGTTATTATTCTTTTTAGCTCATCGATAGTTAAAAGATTCTCAAAAGAAAATTTAAGATCTTCTTTATTTACAAAAGATATTGGTTTAAGATCTATACCGAAGATATTAATATTATTTGGAAGATTGGAATAAAATTCATTCATAGAAAGATTTACGATATTACCACGAACAACCGTTTCCAATTCTTGTTCTCCAAAAATCATAGCGTTAAATTGAGTTCTACCGTTATTTAAAATATCGCCAGTTAAATCATTAACTTTAAATATATGTTTTGCTGGATCATCTATATCTATATAATTCTCATATGTATTAAAGAATATGGATAATATATTTTTATGTGCTTTTCCAGCTGGTTCTAAACCATTTAAAAATTCATCAATTTTTAATCCTGGTATAACCAAACTTTCAAAATAATTATTCCAAGTTTTTATCATATCTTTCATTTATTTTATATTCCAAGAACATCTAAAACATTCTCATATTCTATTCTATCTTCTTTTGACATTTTATTTTTTAGATAATCTGACAATTCTATATATTTTTTACGTGTCATTACAACATCACCCTTATCAGTTTTAATATGATATATGGCGGTGTTAATATCGTGAATATATCCATCAACCTTATCATCCTTATATTTATTTACAATTTTAGACAATTTTTTCAAAGATTTGATTTTTCTCTTATCAGAAATTATATCTTTTAACCAATATTTTAAGCCAGCATAACCAAAATAAGCGAGACCCAAAGATATGACAATTATTAAAGCCGCTCCTTCTATTAATTCACCTAGAGTTATAACTACATCCATTCCAAATATCTGGAACTCTTCGTTTACTTTTTCGTAATCTTTAAATCTTTTTATTTCCATCATTGAAGCTATATATTAATATTTTTAATTGTCTTTTATAAAATGATAAATTTGATCTACATAAGTTAATTCCGATCTAATATCAGTTCTCAAATCACCAGAATATATATGTTGTCTAAGCTCTTTTTCAAACAAATAATCAATTTCATCCTTTGTCATCTGTTCCATTTTTTGAGTTTCATCGGGTGTCGCTAATCTTTTCTTTTTAAGATCTCCATAAAAATATACTATAAAAGGAGTGTGTGTTATTTCCCCTTTATCTCTTTTTTCTATGAATTTTTTTTGATATTCGCGATAAGCGTAGTGTTGATCACGTGGTAAAAATTCCAACATGTGTTTCAGACTTTCTTCATCATCCTTGATTTTTTCTTCTTTTGTTCTCTTATCTTCTAATTTTCTAAAATATCTTATATCGCCTATTAAATAATAATTTCCACTATTACATTTGATAAAAACATCATAGATTGGTTTTTGACCAAAGTCACCTGTTCTATTTGTTAATACTTTATATAAATTTTCTTTGATCAGATCGTCTTTATTTATATCCCACTGCTCTTCACCATAAGGATCTTCTTCCGTTACCATTGTTTGCATATCAACATTTTTCTTATCTAAATCTTTCATAGATCTAATTCTCGATGGAAGTTCTTCCCTCCATTTTTTACTATCAAATTCTTCAAATATTATTATCATGATGGTTCTATATTTTTTTTCTTTCCAAGTCCTATGAAAGGAACGTTCTCGGCATCCTTTCCATAAACGTATGTATTTACTTTTTTTTGTCACTTTTCTATTTTGACATTATCTATAAAATCATGCTGGCTCTATATCTTTTTTATCTCTCAGACCAATAAAAGGTATATTTTCTGTGTGTTTATATTTTTTATTATATCTAATCTGATTTGCTTTTGTTATAATATCCATTTCATTATACCAATCTTCTTCACCATAAGGATCTTCTTTTTTCTCTTCATGAAAATATTTTTCAACATAGAAATCTTTTATCTTTTTATATAAAGATTTAGCTTCTAATCTATATCTCTTACTAAGACTCGTATAAAGAATCCAAACCAAGAATAAAATGTACACCTCTTTATATGTCACTGGAGATATAAATATTTCTTTAGATATAGCCAAAGAAGCTAATATTGTATAAAACAATAAATTTTTCACAGGTGAGAAAAGTTTATCTATATTATTGGAAATCTTAGCTATAGCAATCAATTTTTCTTCATCGGATAAGTTTTTTACTTTTTTTTCTGTATATTTTATAATAGGCCAACTTATAAATTCTGAAATTTTGTCGACAAAACAATCAGCTTTATCACCTATTTTACCCCAGTTTATTTTTTCATTAATATAAATATCGAACTTTGTTATCATAATTCAATTTTATATTTTAGAAGTTCTTTATCAAAAGTGTAAGATTGTGTATCTCTGTTTAGGTTATATCTAAGACCATTGTTTTGCGCATCGAAAACATATAAGTCTTGTCTATTTGTAAAAGAAAAATAATCAACTCTATATTCACCAGGATTACTTATATTACTGAAAATATATTTATCTCCTGTTTGAAACATCTTTCTGTAAGTCTTACATTGTAATTTTTTATTTACTCCATTTAATTTAAAACTTATATCAACTCCTCCTTGTGTGTCAACTCTTTGACCGGGTTTACTTTTAATAACATCTGTTATGTTTCCAAGTTCTGATAATGTTCCTAAAGTTAAGCTTTCGCTTAAATTTCCTATGTATGTTGATGTGGCAATTGCCCCCATTATTTTCCAAAAAACTCTTAAATCTTTTTCAGGCATAAAAATATATTTTCCATACTTGTTTAATATGACTTTAAATCTTTCTAATTCTTCAAAATAATTTGTTTGAAAAGTAAATATTTGTTCATTTTTTATCTGATCTGTTGATATCCAATAATTTACAACGTTTATAACATGCATGAAACTAGTATAATGTGTGTTAACATAATTTAATAACGACCATTTTGGATCCATATTACTATAAACTGAAGTATAAAACTCTCTTATTTCTTTACTCATAGGAGCCTTTTCTAATGACACATTAGTATTTATAACGCCATAATTACCATCAGATAAAAGTTTTCCCCATTTACCCTCATTTTGATAAAGTCTCCTCATCAAAAAGTTAATGTGATCGGAATATGATCGTCTAAACTTCTCAATAGCAAAAAGTTTTCTAAATACACCGCTATCTTCAAATTTTTTGTATTCCATGATTTTTATTTTTCTTCAGCCAATGATAAGAATTTTGGAGCGACTACTAATTTCCTATCATCTTCATCGAATATGAGTTTGCATTTTCCATCATCTCTTGCACTAACAAAAGTGGCTATTTTATTGTAGTATTTTGAGCCATCTTTTTTATAAATTACTTTATCTCCTTCTTTGAATCCAGGTTTTCCTACTGCTGGTGCTGGTCCTGGTCTATCTTCTGCTTTAGGGGCATCATCCCATGTTGGCATTACAAAATCTTCCTTCATTATCCAAGTGCTACCATTACTTAAATATTGATAACCTTTTCCATCTCGAAGACTGAATGTATCAAAGTGATCAAGAGCATCAACCCCCATTCTATAACTTTTCTTTGCATTATATAAAAGACAAACCATATTTGATGGTCTTTGACCATATCCTCTACCGCCAGCTGCGTCAGCACAGATCCAACCGCGTTGTTTAGCAAACATTAAAAACAATTCCCTATCCTTATCATAACGCGAGTAAATATACTCCATATAAGTAGCTCCATATGGTTCTACGAGTCTCCAAATGTTAGCTCTACCTAATAATTTTTTATTATCATCCAATAATATCAACATCTGAACAACATGTGGGTTGTCAACAAACATTTGCATTTCTCTTCCTTTACTATCACCCTGCATACACGATCCGTTTAAACTTCCACCGCCTTTAACATAATTTTTACCATTATACCAGAAACGCATATCTTCACCCGATACTAATCTTAATTTATTAGATAATCCACTTATACAAATATCATAAGCTCCTTTTAATCCGTTAACATATATCTCAACTTCTTTATCTGTTAGATCTTTATTTAACATTCTAAAGAACTTTCCAATCTTTATTTGTTGACGAAGTCTTGATTTATAAGGATTTTCATCTTTCTCCAATCTTTTGAATTTATCTAATGGTAAATAAGAAACTACATCGTTTTTATCTGTTGTGTCAAAATAAGATTGTGTCATAAAAGGAGTTTTTAGTCTGAAATTTATTCTCGATAAGAGCATTGATAGGGGTGAGCTACATTTAAAAGGTATCAGCTCGTTATTTTCAACTTTCTTCAATAACTCATCAATATTATCTCCTTCTTTTGGACGTGACAAAGACGCACGATTTATAGTATAACTATTTTTATATTTACCTATTTTCATCAATTGGCTATCAAAATCAACCATAAATTCTATATCAAAAAAATCTCTTGGTTTTGCACCTTTTATATTTCTTATTATACCTATTTGTCCATCTAAATTCAAATTCATGTAACTACCTTGAGTTATGACATATTCACCCACCTTATAATCATAATTAAATTCAGTTATTTCATCTTGTAAATTCTTAACGTCCAGTTTTCTCTTTTCTATTTCTTCTGGAGTTGCTTCTCTTACATAAGATTTCGGAAAATAATAACCAGCTGGTTTACCAATGAGATAATTTATATCATAAAGATATGACGAAAAATTATTTAAAAATTGAACACCGTATTGTTTTCTGTAACCTACTTGATCTTGAATATCACGAACGACTCCTATTTCATTCTTCACTACCACACCATTATAATTTCCATCAACAATAACAACATCACCTAATTTAAAAACTATTTTAAGACTATCTAATTCACTTTTAATTTTATTTAGTTTTTTCGCAACTCTTTCTTTTTCTTCCTCGGTTGCTAAACGCATATGGATTTTATCAACGTTCATGCCAGATCTATTCTTTGGAATGCCATCATAATCGCAATTCATGTTTTTATCAAATCGATCTAAAAAACCAATCCAATAAATTTCATTATTTTTTTCATTTCTATCTGCTGGATCTAGTGATCCTTTTCCAGCACTATAATAAACAACTCCTACTTCACCATCGAGATTTACTTCATTTCCACCCACATATCTATTTTTAAGCCTTCCGACACCTACAATAATATCACCTTCTTTATATTGGGCATTTAACCTCAACGCTTTATTTCTCTTTTCTTCGCCAACGGTTTTGATAATTTTTTCAAATTCTTCTTTATTATTTGTAGATATATTTTCTAATGGAACATAGAAACAATGTCCTGGTTTTCCAATATCTTTAAATCCAGCATGAAATTTTTTACTAAAAGATTTATCAAATTCTACAAGAATATTTCCATATTCTTTCATTGATATAATTTTACCTGTTTGATATTCTAGATTTACACCATCAAACTCTCCGCATGTCATTACACTGTCACCTATTTTGAGATCAGATCTTTTAATCTTATTTTTAACGTTGGCTTCATTTAAGAAAGAATTATAATTTTTTATCATGACGCGATTTACTTTTTAAACAATGTTAGTTATTCACTATATATAAAAAAAACGGAATCATTTTTTTTTAAAAATGAAAGATAAATTAATTTTTAATAACAAAATAGAAGTAAGGCGTTCGCCAATTCACGGCTGGGGAGTATTCGCTAAAGAAGATATTAAAGCTGGGGAAATATTAGAGGAAACATATTTTTTAATCATTCCAATGTCCGCCAATGAATCGTCTTCAATTTTTATTGATTATCGTTTCAATTTTCCGCGAACCAGACCCCTTTATCAAGTAATACCATTTGGATTTGCCTGTATTTATAATCATTCAGACAAAGCAAACGCTGGTTGGGAAACTGACGAAAATAACGACTTGTTCGTTTTCTTCGCTATAAAAGATATTAAAAAAGACGAAGAAATTTGTACATATTATGGAAATGAAAACTATTGGCGCGATGGTCGCTCTCACACTAAAATAATATAATCATGGATAAAACACACCACAAATTAAAATTATACAATGGAGATCATGCCATTGTAATGGAAGATGATAATATCAAAACATTAGGAAGCCACAATTACAATTTTATATTTAACAAGAAAAATGGTTTTTTTGTTAGATGGGGCAAAACAAAAGATGATGATGGGGATCTAGAATTAGGACTTCCAGAAATAGCTGATATAGAAATTTCTACCGTTTGTAATGGAGTTAAAGGTCTTTGTAAATTTTGTTACAAAGAAAATAATCCAAAAGGAAAAAATATGTCTTTTGAAACCTTTAAAATCATATTGGGCAAACTCCCTCCAACAGTAACTCAAATCGCACTAGGAATAGGAAATATAGATGGAAATCCCGATCTATGGAAAATAGTTGATTATTGCGTCTCAAAGGGAGTTATACCTAATATAACAATAAATGGTGCTAGAATGAATGACGAATCATTTGATAAAATAGCTTCTTTTATGGGGGCGTGTGCTGTTTCTAAATATGACAAAGATGTTACTTATAGAGCTGTCAAAGAACTGACTGACAGAGGATTGAAACAAACAAACATTCACTTCATGTTAAGTGAAGAAACTTTTGATGACGCTATGGAAACTTTAGATGATATCAAAAAAGATAAAAGATTGAGCAAATTAAATGCCATAGTTTTTCTTTCGCTTAAAACTAAAGGATGTGCTAAAACTGGTTTTCTACAACTAAGTCAAGACAAATTTAAACAACTAGTAGATAAGGCGATTGAAAATAATATACCAATTGGTTTTGATAGCTGTGGCAGTCTTAAATTTTTAAAAGCTATAGAGGACAGGAAAAATTATGAATCCATGGCTATGATGGTTGAGCCGTGTGAAGCTACTATATATTCAACATATATATCTGTTGATGGAGCTTATTTCCCCTGTAGTTTCTGTGAAAACGAAGATTGGAAAGAAGGATTATCTGTTATAAAATGTAAAGATTTTTTAAAGGATATATGGTACAACGAAAAAACAATAAATTTCAAAAAAAGACTTATTAAATGCGGAAGGGACTGTCCGATTTATAAAATCTAAAAATAATATATAGTATAAAAAAATATCGGAGAAACGATATGAAAATAAGAAATGGTTTTATAAGTAATAGCAGTAGCTCATCTTTCATTCTTGTGTACATACCAGATGACTTTGATTATGATTCACATGTAGAATATATGCTTGACAAATATCAAAAGAAAGGTCCTAAAAATTATGAACGTTTTAAAAAAGATATTGTTTTTTTCAAAAAGAGTGGAATAGATGACTTCGTTAAAAAGGGAAGAATGGGTCAATTCGCAGTTGATGATCTAGCTTTTTTCTTAGAAGATTATGTTGTTTATCAAACTACATTAGATTATGAAGGATATGACACCATTAAAAGAATTGATAAGAAATTTTTAGAAAAAATCGACAAAATGGCCGATTTATCAAAAAATAATATAGAAAAATATAAAGAAGTAGCAGCTTCTAAAAATAGAAAAAGACAATATCTAAAAGACAAAATGAAACTCTACGATCCATATGGTGAGGAAGAATGGGATGAAGATCTTGATAGTATAAAAGATCCATTAGAAAGAGGATCGATTGATGAGTCTAATAGAATAAAAAAATTTAAAGAATTATGAAAATAAGAACTGGTTTTGTTAGTAATAGTAGCGGTTCTAGTTTCGTTTTAGTGTATTTGCCAAAAGATTTTGACTTTGATATCGCTATGGAATCCTTTTTAGAAAAATACAAAGGAAATAAAAAGCACAATTATATGATCAAAGAAATTGATGGATTGACGAAACACGATGTCGATAATTTTATAAAACATGGCATTTATCATCAAGGTGAGGATGATAATAATTTTTATTCATTAAGCGCATTTTTTAATGATTATACTGTTTTTGTTGCTTACGAGGCTTGTCTTGAAGAAGGTGGAATTATTAAATTAATAGATGATAGAATATTAGATAAATCAGTTGAAATTGATAATAAACATAGAGAAGATTGCATCAAATATAAAGATGCTGTAAAGGACAGAAAGATAAAAAGAGAAATTATAAAAGACAAAATGAAAGGAATCGATCCTTATGGCGAAGAAGAATGGGATGATGAAGATAATATTGTCGAATCCTATAGAATAAGAAGATTTAAAAAGTAATAATTAATTATGAAAATAAGAACTGGTTTTGTAAGTAATAGTAGCTCAACAAGTTATGTGGTTTTTCTACCAAAAGATTTTGATTTAGAAGATTATATGGCAGAGTTCACTAACGAGCAACTTGAGCAAATGGGGAAATGGGCCGATTGTTCATTTGAAGAATTAATAGAAAGATCTCTTGCTGAATTTCAAAGAGCATTGGACGCTAGAGATTCATCAACATATCAATATGGTGATGATTATGGAATATTTGAATTCTTTGAAAAATTATTTGAACAATTAATTATATCTGCTGTTGAACAAGGTGGTGATGGTGAAGGAGTTATGAAATTTGTCAGACAAGAAGATCTTGAAAATAAAATAAAATACAAAGCAGATCCAGAAAAGAAAAAGAAAAGAGAAGCAAAAAAAGAAGAGTTGAAGAAAAAATATAAGGACGTAGACCCATACGGAGAGGAAAAATGGGAGGAAGAAAATATAATTAAAAGATTTAAAGATCTATGAAAAAGAAAAGGGGAGTTTTTTAACTCCCTTTTTTATATTTACTCTCCTTTCTTACTTTTCTTTTTTTTCTAAAGGCATCAGTTCGACCGTTTTTGGCTTGAACTTAGAAAGAGATATAATTAATTTTTCATCTAATTTGTTTTTCATGTGTTTACATATATCATCAATCCATCTATGTTCCAAAGAAGCCCAGTAAGCATTTCGATTTTTTTCTCTAAAATCCTTTTTTGTATTATATTTTAAAGCTTCTTCCTGACATTTTTCTTTTGTCCATTTTCTATGACCACCACCTACACCACCAGTTTTAGCTACATTTAAAATTATCCATCCATCGTTTTTATATTTTCTCTCATATTCGCCCTCTTTAATTGTAGCCTCTTTTACATCAATGTAATCGGTTAATTGTATTAAGGTCGGCTGTAATCCTGTTTCTATTATATGTTTAGTTACTTTATCGTTTTCTTTTTGTTTTCTTTCTTCGTCTCTTCTCTTCAAATTAAAAGTTAACCCAATATAAACACATTTATCAGAAAATTCGTAAGCATATATACAACGATTATATAAATCCCCCAATAATTCCATGTGTGAACAGAATTCATCTAACCAATTATTTGTTCTACATAATATATAAGCCATTCCAGATTTTTTTTGAAATTCACTTCTATATTTATATTTCAAAGCCTCTTCTCTACATCTTTCTTTTGTCCAATAATTACGCGGTTTTCTAATTTCGATCATATGTGAACAAATTTCATCCAACCACCCGTTGCGTAATGATTTTAGATAAGCCCCACATTGATTTTTATAAAAATCACTTCGATATTTATATTTTAAAGCTTCATCTTTACATCTTTCTTTTGTCCAATATCCATTAAGTTTTCTTAACATTTATTTATTATATTTTTCCAGAATTTTACCTATTATTGGATTTCGAACTATATCTTCTTTACCGAATTCTATAAAACCCATACCTTCAATTCCTTTTAAATTATCGAAAGCATATTTTAAACCAGATTCATTTGGGTTTTTAAATCTATCAATTTGATTAATATCTCCAGATAGAATATATTTACAATTATATCCAATTCGAGTCAGCAACGTAAGCATCCCTTTCTTAGAAATATTCTGGCTTTCATCTATGATTACCACACAATTATCCAAATTTACTCCTCTTAGGTAGGATATACATAATGGTTCAATTATTTTATTTTCAACTAGTTTTTTTCTCGTTTCTTCACCAACAATTTTATCTATTAAATAATAAATTGAAAATAAATATGGATCTAATTTATCAGCAAGGCTGCCTTTCAAATAACCTATTGACTCTCCCTCATTAGAGTCAATAATTGGTGTGATAATATAAATTTTATCATAACCATTTGTCCCATCCCTCAACAGTTCTAAAGATTTAGCTATACTCAAATAAGACTTTCCCACACCAGAGTCCCCCGCGCATATAGTTATTTCGTTTTCATCTATTGTTTTAATAAACTCTTTCTGTTTTTGATTCTTACATTTTAAATTAATTTTTTTCAATAAAACCTCAGCGTACTGTTTTTTGGTAAAAACTACGTCGTTCGAAATTTTTCGATGGTTATAAATATCATCAAATACATCCATGTCTTCGACGTTCAATAAATTGTTTCTTTTCCCCATAAGCTTAGATGATTTTTTTGTGTTCGCAATAAAAAAGCCAGACTTTTTCTTATAAAAAATCAAATCTGGCTCTAATATATCGAATAATTTAGCACGGTCAAACATACACGAGTATATATTGACAAAAAATATTGGTTTTTTATATTTTTTTAAATTTTAACATAATAAATTTATTAAACTTAATAAAAATATTAAATATATAATAGAAAAAAATATATAACTATGAGAGTACCAAAAACTTATTCGATTGAAGAAAGAGTTTATGAATCTTTCGATGAAATAACCGCTAAAATGAACATTAATAAAAGTTCATTCATAGAAGATAAAATAATAAATTTTATCAAAGAAAATAAATCTATATTAGATAATGAAAGAGAAAGAAAAAATTTAACCAAATGGAGACCTATAATGGAATCAATGAATTTGAAGGTGGAATATAGAAAAAAATTATCTTTTTATGCCGAACATTCTATGGAGTTAGCCAATATTAGAATGACTCGCGTGCCTAGTGCTACTCTTTATATTCCAATGGAATTAAAAATATTATCGAGATTGGATTGTGATAAATTTGATATATCTACATTACCAGCAGCCATTATAGATGGAAAGGCTAGACAAGCTATGGATTCTAGAAATAAATTTTCTACAACATATCAGTTTCCTGTCCCTGGTGTTGATATGATTCATTCTTACGAGCAAGAGATTATTGAAAAATCAGTAGAATATTTTGAGAAAGTTTTGGAAAAATATGACAAGATATATTTCTATTGTTTGATTTCTAATATTTTAATAGAAGTCAACAAAGAAGATAATAATCTTACTGACATTAGTATTTTCCATCGCTTTATGTTGGGAGATGAGAAAAATTAAGCCATTTGTCCGACAGACAGGACTTGAACCTGCAACCAGAAAATCTAGAGGTTTCTGCTCTACCAATTGAGCTACTGTCGGATTTGCGGCCTTGGTCAACCACTCGCTGCCCATCGTCTAGATATTTGGTGCTGGACGGTGTCTCCGAACGAATCTTTCTGACCACGTATCTTTCACACCAAATATCATCAACGCCTAAGCCTTGTCCGTTGTAGGCCGCTTTATTTTACTATACAAAGATAAGTAAAATTATCTAATTAAAAAATTATTTATAAAAATCGCCTTTTTCTTCTTTGTAGGCTTTCAAGAGTTTATCGGCCTCATTTCTTGCTTTGATCCACTCTTTTCTTCTTGCTTGAATTTTTTCTTCCTTTAAGGATTCTTTGATATAAGGACAACGAACGAATTTATCATTCTCCATTTCACAAAGACCAAAAGTTTTGGTCAATAAATTAAAGAAAGTGTTTACTTTTCTTCGTGTAGGATTCTTCTGAATCCAGAAACAATATTTCTGAATTTTTTTCATTTTTCTTTTAGAAATATCTCTCCAATTCTTTTCTAAATTTTTATAAACATTAAGAGTGACATCGTCTGTCAAATGTTTACTGATTTTAATTCTGTAATCATTTTCTTCAATCCATTTCTTGATATTTTCAACGGTTTCGTTAATCTTAGCGATAACTTCACATTTGTTATAGGCGTACGTAACACCAGCTTTTGTCATTGTTTCCATAATTTAATTTTATTTTGTTATAAATTTCATTATCTTTTATTTACAAGTCGATAATGATTAAACTTGTTTTGCTGATTGTACTTTACACCATTTATGGCGGCTTTACCTATGACATTGTTCCTCCTTTCTTAGAAAATTTTATTGTTAATAATTTTAATTAATTCTTCACTCATTGGTGAAGTTAATAAACTTGATATGGTTGTTTCACCATATTTCCTATTTGACACAAAATAGAATGATGAGTCTTCTATATTCTTCTCAATAGCAAAACCATATCTATAATCTTTAAATATCCATTCCATTAATAAAGAGTCTTCACTTTCTGGAAAAACGACTAATTCATTTTCGTCTGCCATTGGAAAATTCTTTTTAAAGAAGTCTCTGAAAATCTTCACAGATTTTTCAAATTTATGGTCTAACTCATTTATTTTCATAATGTTTCATCCTTTTCATAATTAACATAATTCATCTCATTCCAACAATCTACACAAGGAAGATCTTCTGGAACTGGATCTAGATTTCTATATTTACACGTATAACATTTAATTTCTTTAATTTTCGTCGGCGTTTCTGATATTAATCTACTTGCTGTTTTTCTTAAAATTTCTAATTCTTTACCTTTCATTGGTTTGGTTCCTTCAAATATACTCTTCATAATGTTTCCTTCTTTATATAATTATTTTTATCTATTTGATCTTCAGTTGCATAATCTCTTAACATTTTAGGCAAAGAGCTAGTAATCCTTCTTGAAGCTTCAGAAGGTTCAATACAGATAGCGGTAACTTGATTATCAATATCAGGTTCCCTAAAAACTGAAAAATTGATTTTGAATTTTTCTAATTTAGAAATGAGAATATTAAGCTCTTGCTCATTCTTGACAGTGAGCAAAGCTAAATAAGGGTCTTTTGACCACTTTTCATAAATCTACGGAAATTCTTGTGCGAATAATAAAGCCACGTGAACAGATTGTGTAGCGGCATAACCGGGAGTGATATCTTGTCTTGTAACTACAATAAGTTTGTGAATCTACGACATTTTAATTTCTCCTTTTTTAATTATATATTAACTTTTTCGATTTTGTTTTACAAAATTACGACAGATTTTTGAAATAAAAAAATTTAGTTATAATTTTTTCTTCTAATTTTCCTTTGCTGTACCACTTTATTTTTCCAGGTTTTTCATCTATGATTTCCAGTTCTGGTGGATCTAGATATCTACAATGACCGCTTTTTCCTTCACCGTCACAATTATGTCCACCAAAATCCTCATCAAATTCTACCCCAACAAATTCATCATCAAAACAAATAACAGTACCGATTAAACCATTTAATTTCGCCATACCATTAACATAACATTCCTTGTATGTATATATAACTCTATCTCCAATATTGAACTCATAATTACGCTTAGATTCGGATAATTTTCCTTTGCTATACCACTTTATTTTTCCTGGTTTTTCATCGATGATTTCCAGTTCTGGTGGATCTATATATCTACAATATCCATTTTTACCGTACCCTTCACAATCGTGTCCGAATCCATATTCCTTTTTAATATTATCATCAAATTGCACTCCAACAAAATCACCATTTATTTGTATTATAGTACCCATTAATCCATCTAATGATTTCACGCCATTAGGTAAACCTCTGTATGTGTATAAAACCCTATTTCCTATTTTAAAATCACTTGATGTAATCATAAGTATCTATAATAAGTTTTTTTGCCTTTTTTATAGCAAATCCTAATTTACCGTCTTTCAATTTGTCGTTAGCATCACTATAACTTATTTCTTCATTCATATAAAAAGCTTCAATCAGTTCTTCAGGCACATCTATACCCGAATATCTACACTGCCAAACAATTGGAAGTATTGCGTTTTTAGGTTCATTAAATTTTCCTATTTCATATTTATTATAAGAATCTGGCATTTTTCTTCCCTTATAATCATCCGCTCCATCATCTCCGTGAATATAAAAAGCTCCCACTTTTCCTTCCAGATGATTTTTCACCATCTTTTTAAATTCATCAGTTTTAGAAAATGGTTTGGTTTTAGCTGGATTTTTTGCGTCATCTCCCCACATGTATCTAGCTTGTTTTGCTGTAATTGTAAGTGAAGCACAAACCAAACGATCAAACATCGCTTTAACTTGACTTGTCACACTCCACCAATTTATAGGTGTAAAGACTACAAAAGCGTCACATTTCTCAAGCCTACGATAAATATCAAACTCGTGCATTAGATCTGGATGATCCTTGTCACCTTTAAAATAACAATTACAAGGATAGTTGCAATGAGCTCCCCCGGCAGTTGAAATACATCCCTTACAAGGTTGAACTATCGGTTTATCATTTTCTACTGACAAATCAACTATATCTAATTCTATATCGTCGGGAAGATCTTTTAACGCCTCTTTTACTATCTTACTAGTTTTACTATCTTGACCAGGACAGTTATCCTTGGCTCTTGCCGATCCTATAAAAATTAATATTCTTTTTTTATTATATTCTTGTAACTTTTTAACTTTCATGATAGTTCGTCTATTTTGTCGCTTAAATATTCTCCGCTGTGTATAATAACATGTTTACATCCTTTTTGTTTTTCACAATCATCTATAAATTTATCCCAATTATCTTCTAATAACTTTACAAATTTTTCATCACTTCCTCTTTGTCTATATCTTGCGATATATTCTTCTTTTATGTTTCTATCTGGATAAACCAAAATAAAAGGAATTTTATTTTGGACTAGTGCATTTCTAACTACATCGTGTGATGATATTAAAATAATATCAGCTTTATCCATATTATTTTTTATGTGATTAATATAATTGTTGGGAAAGTCTGGATTTCTAACTCCTTTTTCAATCCAAGAAAAATTTGTAGAATCGGAATCCAACACTTTCTTTGACCCATCTTTTTGCATCACTCTGAAGAAATGACTTTTTCCGATTCCAGGAAATCCTGATATTAAACGCATGCCAGGAAAAGCAGATATAACCGTTGTATCATCTTCTTGTTCGAATATTTTTTGCTCAGACACGTACTCTTTTGTTTGTTTTGCCTTTTTTTCTTTTATTTTATTAGAAACTTCTCTTATTATAGACTTTATAGTGAATGTTCCAACACCAACTCCAAGAAGAGCTACTTTTTGTTGAAATGTATCTATATTCAATCCATCGGCTGATATCATTTCTACAATAACCATATATAGTGGAATAGCTAAACTTAAATAACCAATTAAATCTGTAAAGACATTTACTATTTTACCAAAAGCTCTAGCCACAAAAGTAAATATTTTATTCAAAGATAATAGTGTGTCTTTAACTTTTTGAACAAGATGAATAATACCATCTTGTTGTAACTCTTTTCTAAGCTTTTCAACATCTTCGTGCATAAGATTTAATATTTGCGTTATGGCAAATATGGTTAACAAAACAACTTGTTCTTTAGTAACCGTTATTTGAGAATTTTTTAATAATGCTTCCACCACAGGACACAAAGCAACAATTCCCATTTGAAAAGTTCCTACCAAATATAAATTCAACCCTAATCTCTTTGTTATATCTTTTTGTATATCTCTATAAATTCTGGTCAATTTACTCTCATAAAGTTTGCAGTCAAAACTTTCATTTATAATAAACAATTCGTATGAATTTAAATAGTTCATATCCAATCAGCGAAAACTTTTTTTGTTGATTTTGTTAACTCGTCCATTTTTTTGAAACAAGATATTAAACTTATGCTGTAATAAATAGAATCTTCTCCTTCTTTATTTACTTTTATAAAATAAAGTATATGAGATTCACCTTTTAATCTCACGTGATATTTTTCTACTCTGTAACTTATATTCTTTACAGGACTGTAATCAAAGAACAAAACTTTTTTACCCGAAAGCCATTTTGATCCCTTAGTATAAAGTAGAATATATTTCTTTTCTTTAGGATCAAACGATTGAGGAACTTTATATATGTCTTTGAAAGTATATTCATCTATCTTTTCTACAGGATAGTCTCTTAATTCTTCTTTATCGAGTAAATAAGAAAAATCTCTAACGCTTTCATTAACGAAATTTTCAAAAGAAAAAAGGTGTTTCATAATTCTTTAATTAATTTTACTTTATCAGTTTCCTACAAAACTTTCAAATAGTGTTATCATGCGACTATATATAAATATTTTCGACCATAAAAAAAGAGGACAATTGTCCTCTTTTTCTTAAATAGAATGATGATGTTAGTTTTTAACAAGCATGTCAGCCGCGAATGTCGCCGCCCACGCGGAATCTTTTGATTCTACTTGAAATCCAAAACCTTTCATATATCCGACACTTAAATCGTGAACTATATTAGATTTATGTTTTGGAGATTTATTGAAGTCCAAATGAATAGTAGGAATTTTTTCACCTTCTTTATGTTCATAAACATCCTTTAAAGTTTCGTGAACATATTCAGCGACCTCGCGAGTATATTCCACTTCATTCCATAAACGAGTAAACATATCGCGTTCTCTACGAATGTTCGCTCTTCTAAAAACGACATGAACTCCTTTTCCGGGATGCAACATAGCTAAAGCTGTAGCATACTTAGTCACTTTTCCATGTTGAGCAGAGTCAGTGCCTACATAGAATTTTATATCTGGATACTTTGCGTAGTAATCCAATATATATTCACCGAGGTTCTCCAATTCTTGTCCACCAAAAAGTTTAAAATCCTTCATCTATTAATTTAATTTATTTTTTACAAAATTAAAGAATTAATTTCATATATAAAAATATTTCTATATAACCAATTGAGGAAATTATAAATTTTCTTAAAGGCAATTTCTGCTCTACTCTTTCGAGTTATATAGAAATATTATATATAGATCCCGTCGACTCAATAATTTCTTATCTTGTGACTAAAGATAAATTGATCTTACGCTCGTCTTTCATTATACTTGTCACTTTAACTTCAATATCTTGACCTAATTTTAAATCAATTTTATTCTTTTGAAGATATGTGTTTTGTATTAAACCGTTTGTTTCTTCATCCAATTGAATAAGAGCTCCAAAAGGTTTTATAGCAATGACTTTACCTTTAACAACATCATCGACTTTGATAGTGTCCCATAAAGATTCTCTAATAATTTGAGTAAGAATAATTTTATTCTTTCTTGTTATTATGTCCTTTACGTAAAAATTAACATCCATTCCTGGTCTCAGAGTAGACCACTTGTCATCTGTTTGCCATTCTGGATTAACGTTATAACGATGAATCATGCCTGTTAAATAATCGCAAAATTCAACAAATGCTCCAAATGGAGTTGTGCCTGTGATTTTGCCAATGTAAACTTTACTCTTATCTTTAATCCATTCCTTCTTTAATTGCTTTATACGCTCGGGAATGAGAGTTTCTAAGTATTTTTTACGACTTACTACATAAATTCCTTTATCTTGCTCGAGAGTTTCAATCATAACTTCAAATTTTTCTCCAACGATAGAATTTGGATCATATAATTTATTAACTCCAGCTAAAGTGTTTGGCATGAAAGCATCTACAATCTGACCTTCAACATCAAGATCTAGATAATATCCAGCTGGTTGTGATTCTTTCACTATAGCGAAGAAAGGTTTATCTTCACTAAAATGTTCTTTAACAATATTAGAAATATTGATTTTCAAAAGGTCGTTTAGTGAACCTTTTATGTAATAAGGGTTATCGCTTATTTCAATAACTATAACGTTAATAGGGTCGCCAACATGTAAATTTTGGAACATGTCTTGGTCAATAGTTTTGCTCTCAACGAACACGTTATCTTTGAAATTGATATCAATAACGATTTCTCTTTTATTAATATCAATAATAGTACCTTCAACTATCTCACCTTCTTCAATCTGTTTAAAAGAATGGGCGCTGGATTCTTCTAATTTTTTTAAGAAATAGAGATAATCTTCGGTTAGAGATGCGTTTTTGTTTTTGTTTTTGTACTTGAAAACTTTGTTTTCATTTTTGAGTTTCTCGTAGAAATCGTCAGTTAAAGACATTTCTATTTTGTCATAAGTTTCTATCATTTTTAATCGTATTTATGAAAATTATACGGGCGGAAACTATCGAAGTTTAAAAAAATAATTAGTGTCTAAATCCCATCGCAGCTTTCGGTGGAGCTTCTCTAGGATCTTCTTCTGGCATTTCCATTGAAGGTTGGTTAAAACTCGTATATTCGGTCCACCAATCTTCAAATTCTCTACCTTCTTTACCTGCGTTGTGAGCTTCTTTTAAAATGGGTTTCATCATAAATAAAAATGCTTTCATCTCTTCATTAAATCCGAGTTTCTTCTTCTTTTTAAATGGTTTCTCTGTTTCTGCTGGTTTTTCTTTATAAGTGAAACCTATTTCTTCTGTCAATCTTTTTATTTTTGTCATTTTTATTTATTTATTTTTTATAGTTGTGATGATCCATCTGTTGGTCTCTCATCGGGATATGTTATTGGATTTTTTCTTTGTAAACTCGTTGATATTGTACTTATATCTTCCCAATCTGGCTTATCTCTTCTTTCCCAATAACCTTGACCATATGGAAGATCGAACATACTCGTGCCTTCTTCTTTTGAATTCTTTCTAAGTTCCCAAATAATATCTAGATAGTTGTAAGCGAAAGTTATAGAAAAAGTTTGTTCGCCAAAATCCTGTTTTTGATATTGGAAACGTTGCTCACCCTGTGCTTTTAGAAGTATATTTTTAAATAAAACGGTATATATTAAATCACCATTTTTATCCAATATACTCAAATTAAAATATGGTATATATGGTTTTCTTGTATTTAAATAAAATTCTGTCATTATTTCTTGCATCATAAAAAAGTTGGTATGTGAATCTACACTTCTAAATGTTATATCCAACTCGTGTTGATATGAATCGTAAATATTTTTTGCGGATTTATAATCTACAGTTTTACCACCATACAATCTTTGTGTAACATTTTCATAAGATATTGAAGGAAACACGATTTCCTTAATAGTGGAATTTAAAAAATCAAGAGCGTTGTCATATTGCATACGCATATTATCCAACCATATTTGAAATTTGTCATAAAGATATGGCGTTATAAAATCAACTGGAAATTGAAATATGAACTGCGCGTTTTGACTTGATATTCTCATTTAAAACTCTTTTCTTTTATATATTAATACCTCCTCGTCGGTGGTCGTTATATGCTTTTAAATTTTTCATATTATTTTCTCCTCAAAATTTTTGCCGCCCAAAGTCGAGAAGGAGGAAGTGCGTCCAAGTCTGGGGGTGGAGGCGGTGGTAATTTTCTATTCACATCTTCTTCAGTCCATTGCTCTTCGCCATAAGGATCAACATCTTTCATTTTGAGCGCCTTTTCTTCCTGTTCTCTTTGTTTCTTTATTTTTTCTTCTTCTTTCGCTTTTATGGATTCTGGATCAATTCCGTGTTTTGACATAAAAATATATAAATTCTTCATTAATTTCTTTAAAATTGATATTCTTTCCTTTTCATCATAAGTATTGCAAGATATTCGCAAAGCGTAAGGTTCATCATCTCTTCCTAGTAAATCTTTCTTTTTTATTATAACGTGCGCTTTATAAAATAAATCTACTTTCGATTCTATGTTTCTATCTCTTTCATTGCCTGTAGAAAAGAAAACATTTTTTCTTATCGATAAACTATAATAAATATTGTCTTCACCATAACCAATTCCATATGTTGTTGGAGTCAAACCAATATTCTCGAAGAATTCTTTCTCATAATTCAGAAATTCTCCATTTATATCTATTTCTTTGATTTTCAACAGATTCATTTCTTCTGCGTTTTCATCATCGAAATTAAATATAATTTCTTCTTTTATAAAGTCGTTATATGCTTTTAAATTCTTCATATTATTTTCTCCACCATCTAGATTTTGCCGCCCTACCTGGTTGAAGAGGATGTGGAGGTGGTGGTAATTTTCTATTCACATCTTCTTCAGTCCATTGCTCTTCGCCATAAGGATCAACATCTTTCATTTTAAGTTTCATCTCTTCTTGCAAAACTCGTTTTGTCCTATATATAATTTTTTAAACTTTTAATTTTTTATTCTTTGTTTCATTAAATTCTTCAATTACGTATATATATATAAAATTAAAATGAAAACAAAACTTCTTATTTTAAAGAGATAATAGATTTGAAAACGTCTTCATTTTTAATATTTTTTCTAGTGTTTAATCTTTTCTTAGTAAGACAAAGATTTTCTATTTTAGATATTTCTTCTATTGGAATGTTATTATCAAATCCATATTTAATGGAAATTTTATGATCAATTGTTGGATAATCAGGATGATAATAATGCAAACTATAATTATCTTTAATGTATTCATTATCGTAATAATCATTACCATCCCATTTTTCATGCAATTCTTTTTTATTTTTGTAGGTTAAATACATAACATCTTTCTTATATTTCCTCCAAGAATCAACATTCGAATAATCAACCCACAAACCAGAATCTATGTTAGTTTGTTTGGCTTTTTCCAAACATCCTTCCATTAATTTTTTACTTTGAAACGTATTTTCTACTCCATACTTTTCGAGATTTGTTTTTGTTCTTTTGATTTTTCTATAATCAGAGTTTTCTATATTTTTAATTCTTATTATATTTACAATGTCGTCTATAAAAGAAACATTGTCCACTCCATACTTTTCACGATTAGTCAATTTGGTTTTTTGGAATCTGCATCTACTACACACATAAAAATTTTTATTACTATGTACTCTATTATAAACTCTATATTCCATCTTGATTATCTCACCACAATAATCACACGATACATCAATAATAGAATGCGAACCTTTGGTCAAATCTGAAACTTTGACATTTATTCTATTGTTGATAGTGACGTCTAAATAACCCAAATTTTGGTAATGATGGTAATTAGATCTAGTTATGCAAACTTCCGCAGAATTACTTATTATCATTTCTAATTTGTTCTTTCTGTAGATATTCTATTATTATGTTCTCAGCCAAAATGTTCATTTTAAATCCCTTCTTATTACAATGATCTTTCAAATTTTTGTGAATTTCTTCTTTAATCTTTAAAGTTTTCATAATTTTTAATATTTTATTCGTATATATAGTAGAAAAAAAACCACTTTTTTCTACTTCTTAAACAAAACCTAATATATCTTATATATACAATAAAATTAAAATAAAAATAATGACTAAAACGAACTCAGACAAATATCAAAAATTAACACATAAAGAGCATGTTCTTCTTAGACCAAACATATATGTAGGATCTATTGTCGGTGAAACAAAATCCATGTTTGTAGTAGATGATATAAAAAATATTAATAATATTAAAATAGTCAGCAAATCAATTAATTATAACGCCGGATTTCTTAAAATATTTGACGAAATACTCACAAACGCATCAGATCATTCTATCAGAACGAATCAAGTAAAATATATCAGAGTAGATGTCAACAAAGAATGGATTTCGGTAGAGAATGATGGTCCTGGTATTCCGGTCGAAATTCACGATAAAGAAAAAATTTACATACCAGAGCTATTGTTTGGACATTTAATGGCCGGATCTAATTTTAATAAAGACGATGAAAGAGTGTGGGGCGGCCAGAACGGGATGGGTTGCACCCTAACCAACATATTCTCTAAAAAATTCATAATAGAAACTTGTGACGGCAAGAAAAAATACGAACAAGTATTCGAGAATAATTTGAATAAAATAAATAAACCCAAAATAAAAGCTAGTAAGAAACAATATACTAAAATAATATTTTATCCTGATTTTGCACGTTTTGATTTAAACGGTATAGATGAAGAGATTGAGTCAATTTTTATAAAAAGATGTATTGACGTGTCTGTTTATTGTAGTAAAGTAAAAGTATATTATAATGGTGTTCAAATTCCTACAAAAAATTTCAAATCTTATATGGAAATGTTTGTAGGCGAGCATGAGATATTTTACGAAAAATTAGATGATAAGTGGGAAATAGGGATATCTAAATCATTGGATAATTCTTTCAATCAGATATCTATGGTCAATGGCATTTCTACTTATAACGGTGGAACACATGTAAATTCTATTACCAATCAAATAACAAAGAAAGTACAAGAAGCGCTAATAAGAAAGAATAAGAAATTAAATATAAAACAAAACGATATAAAGAATCATCTTTTTGTTTTTGTCAACACTAAAGTTGTAAATCCTGTCTTTGATACTCAATCAAAAGAAAATCTTATAAGTAAAGTCTCCGCCCCAGATATATCTGATGGCACCATCAAGAAGATAGTGTCATCTCAAATGATAGATGAGCTTATGAAATTCTTGATGATTAAAGAAGAATTTGATACCAAAAAGGAGATAGGCAAACATAAGATAAAGATTAGTAAGCTCGAGGATGCTCCCAAGGCTGGAACTTCGGAGAGTAGCAAATGTCTTTTATTTTTAACAGAGGGGGATTGTTTGCAAGAAGATACTTTTGTAACTATAGTAAGAAACGGAGAAAAAATGAAAATAAGAATAAAAGATATAAAATTAAACGATGCAGTCATTACACACAACAACAATATTGGACTTATCAATAATATTTCTAAAAAAATAGAGAAAGTGGTTAAAATTAAATTGAAAAACGATGATGTTATTTTATGCTCCGAAAATCATAGATGGTATATCTATAATAAAGAAACTAATAATTTTTCATTTGTAAAAACTAAAGATATAGATATCTCTAAACACAAAATGATAATAAATAAAAATTCTTTTTATGATAATCTTATCAAAATAAAAGATATAGTTGAATATGACGATAAAAAATATGATAATATAGTGATGTTAGAAGACGGTGTTGAAATTCTTTCAACTAATCAACACAAGTTTTCTGTTTTTAATATTAATAACCAGTCTTTTGAAATGATAAAGTGTTGTGATCTAAATAAAAATGTTCATTTTATAGTATCGTATGAAAAATTATAATTCATCCTTCAATTTAAAATAACCCTCGGTGAAAAAAAGTGATTATTTTTATTTAATATATAAAAATAAAACGATTTAAATATGGTATCTTTATGTTATGAATATAATAACAAATTAATAAAAACAAAAACAAATAGTTTTATTGATTATGACAATTTCAACACAGATAAAATTATATTTTCTATGAGACAATCATTAATGAAAAAATTTAAAATAACATTAGAAGAATATTTACATAATATTGGATTTGAAGTTAAAAAATGTGGTTTTTGTGGAAGTTTTGCTAGGGCTAGTATATCAATTGATATAATAAAAATAAAAAACAGAAAGAAAATAATAATAAAGGATGTTCTATATCCTTATGGGTATTATTGCAAAGGACAAAATAAAAAATGTGATGGAAGAAATTATAATCCAAATTCAATTACATTTGTAAGCAAGACAAAAGGAGTTAAAGAAAATGAAGCTATAAGCATAATTCATAATAGAAATAAAAGTCCATTTTATTTAGAAAATCACAAAAATTATAACGATTATAAAAATTATCAATCATTAGAGAATAGATTGGATGATGAAAAATATTCATCTTTTATAGAAAATTTAAAAAAATCAAAAACCATTGAATATTATGTAGATAGATTTGGGGAAAAAGACGGGAAAATAATATGGGATAATATATGTAAGAAAAAAGATAGTATGTCTTTAGATTTTTTTCTAAAAAAGAATAATTTCAATTATGAAAAATCAATAGTGGAATATAAAAATAGATTAAAATCGTCTTGTCCTAATACTAATTTCGGTCATTATTCACCGGCATCTTTTGATTTTTTCAATAAAATCGTCGATATATTAAAAATAAAAAAATATATGTATGGGAAAAACGAACTTATATTAGAGTATTTTAACGAAAATAATATCAAGAAAAAATTCTATTATGATTTTGTAGATTTAGATAACAACATTATTATTGAATATAACGGATTAGTATGGCATCCAAATAAAGAAAAAATGACAGAAAATCAATGGAATAACTGGTATTTTCCTTATGACAAATCAATAAAGGCCGAAGATATAATCAATAAAGACAAATTAAAAGAAAAAATAGCCTTGGAAAATAAATATAAATTTATTTCTATATGGAATAGTGACGATGAAAATGAAAATTTAGAAAAAATTGTTTCGCTATATAAAAATTTAAATATTATAAAATGATTAAAAATTATTTAGAATTGATTGAAATAGACAGAATTGATTTCACAGACGAATATGATAATATGGTAGATATATCAATAGATATAGACGAAACATTTTGTTTATCAAATGGAATTGTTTCACACAATTCAGCAATGAGCTCGGTTCAAGCTGGTATGGCAGCTGTGGGTAAAGAGAGAGAATATATCGGTGGTTTTCCTCTACGTGGAAAACCTTTGAATGTTAGAGAAGCTGATTTATCAAGACTCAGAGAAAATGAGGAAATTAAAAACATAATTACTATATTGGGATTAGAATATGGGAAACATTATACAGACATAAATAAACTGAGATATGGAAAAGTGGTTTTAATGGCTGACGCGGATTGTGATGGAGATCACATCAGAGGTCTTCTTATGAACCTCTTTGATGCTTGTTGGCCAGAATTGCTTAAAATGAACTTCATTTACGATTTTATCACTCCAATTATTAAAGCAACAAAAGGCAAAGTAGTTAAATACTATTACAAGTTAGATGAATATAAAAAAGATAAAGATAAATTACACGGTTATGATGTTAAATGGATAAAGGGTTTGGGAACCGTTGAACCAACTGAAATGAAAGAGTTTTTCAAAAAAATTGATAAACATCTTATTCGTTTTCATTATGATAAACCCGAGACACCCGAGCTTTTCGATATGCTTTTCAATGGTAAAAGAGCAGATGATAGAAAAGAATGGTTAAAAACCTACTCTCCAGTTGATTTTATTGATAAGTTTAGTGTGAAACAGACTTATGATAAATTTATTAACAATGAATATATTGAATTTTCAATGTATAACAATGTAAGACAAATTCAAAATGTTATTGACGGATTTAAACCAGGTCAAAGAAAAGCCTTTTTTACATTAATCAAGAAAAATATTAAAAATGAAATTAAAGTAAGTTCACTATCAGGAGCTGTTATTGAAACCGCAGCGTATCATCACGGCAACACAAGTCTTGAAGAAGCTGTTGTTGGAATGGCGCAGGAATTTGTTGGAACCAACAATATAAATTTATTATCTCCGAAAGGGCAATTCGGATCACGTATAAAAGGTGGAGCTGATAGTGCATCGCCAAGATATATCTTCACACGATTGAGCGATTTAACTCCATATATTTTTAGAAAAGAAGATAACGATATTTTAGATTATTTGGATGACGATGGCTCGCCAATTGAACCTAAATATTATGTTCCAATTATACCTATGGTTTTGGTGAACGGAGCTTTTGGTGTAGGTTCTGGATATTCTTCTAATGTTCCAATGTTTAATCCTTTGGATATTATTAATTGTTTAGTCAATAAACTACAAGGAAAAAAATACAAGGGATTACAACCTTTTTATAAAAAATTCAAAGGTGATATAATTTTAGATGAAGAAAACAAAAGATATATCACACGCGGAATTTATGATAAACCAAATGCTAATGTGATAAAAATTACAGAACTTCCAATAGGAATGTGGAATGATAAATATTTTGAAAAATTAGATAAATTAGTTGAAAGTAAAAAAATAAAAGATTATTCAAAGAATTGCACCGATACAGAAATTGACATTAAACTTATTCTTACAAAAGAGAATATGGATGAAATGTTTGATGGAAATAATGTTTATAAGAAATTGAATCTCGAGACTTACATATCCATAGATAATATGCATTTATTTGACGCTAATTGTCAAATAAAAAAATACAAAGATCAATATGAAATTCTAGATGATTTTTATAAAATAAGAATAGAATATTATACTCGAAGAAAATTACATCAATTAGCTGAAATGGAAAGAGAGATAAAAATAGCTCATCAGAGAATAAAATTCTTAAAAAATATTATAGATGGAGATATCATTGTTTATAAAAAGAGTAAAGACATTCTTGAAATAGAGTTAGAAAAACACAACTTCGAAAGAGTTGACGACTCTTATAATTATTTATTAAATATGTCTATATCATCTTTAACCAAAGAAAAATTATTAGACATAAAAGACGAATATGATAAATTAAGAGAACAATATAAGAAACTTGAACATACAAGTGAATCTGATATCTGGTTAGAAGAATTAAAAGAATTAAAATCTAAAATCAAATTTTAATATATAGAAGAAAAAATTGTAATCGAATAAGTAATATGAAACTTAAAAGATTTAATAACTTAAACGAATCGAAAGGATTTGATTTCAGAAGAGTTGGTGGAGCAAAGTTAGATTGCATGTATTTACATCTAATTTATGAAGGCGGTGACGCTGATACCAGGCATCCAGAGAAAATAAAATTACCCTGGAAATATTCAGAATATAAAGATCATATAGAAGAGCTTAATGAATTAATCGATAAATATAAAAGACTCGAAAAAGTTCTTCATTGTGGTAGTTATGGTGGTAGAATTTGCTCAGAACGCATCAATGGACAACATAAGTATGTAATAAAAGCATATAGAAGTCCAGATGTTGAAATAGAAGATGATTTACAAGACCTTATAGATGATGTTCCAAATGATCCTCAAACAGATTATGACACAAAATGTTATCTTGGTCATATGACACTGATAGCATACGATCAAGAAGGAAATAAATTAGAGTCTTATATTTAAAAATAAATTTAAAAAAATAGAAAAATATATTAAAAAATATCGCATATTTGAGCAACAAAATCAAGACATAGATCCTTACGGCGAAGAAAGCGGATTACAAAAAGGAAGTTTGGATTATCAACCCGGCGGAGATATTATCGGTTTTCTAAGAAATCTAGAAAATCCAGATATAACAAATGCTTTAGATAAGTTGTTAGCGTCTGATGATTTAGACGAAAGAATAGATTTGGCTGAAGATATATTAGGATATGTAGATGAAAATTTTGAAGAAATCTATGATTTGGTAGAGGACGATATAAAACAATTGACTCTAGATTAAAGTTGTTCGTGTTTATTAAACTTTCTTTTCAATTGTAAAGGTGGATCAAAACGAAATCTACGATTTAAATATTTTCTAAATTCATTTTCAATGAAAAATGGAGGCACAATAGCATCATCATCTTGATATTTAATTTTCTTTATTATATAATAACTAAAATCTACAACATGTTCTTTTCTTACCATTTTTATAAGACCCTTTTCAATAGCGAAAGATTTATAAAACCAATCTTCTTCTAATAATCTTGTTATTTCGCCCTCTGTTAAATCCATGAATTTAGTTATAATATTCATTAGAAAACCATCATATTTTCCATTATCCATTTTTAATACTTGAATCAATACTTTATTTATAGCTCGTGTGGTACCAAGCGCTTGAGATATAAGCCATATTGGATAGAAAATTGGAGCGAATAAAAGAGGAATACCACGCCATAAGGATTTTTGTATTCCTTGTTTGAGTTCTCTATTTTGTTTGAATTTTAGTGCATCCGCATGTAAAGCTTTTAACATTCCAAAACTTAATTGTCTTTGTCCTGTAACCAAATATTTATAAAGATTACCATGTTTTGCGATTTCTTTTATACGTTGATACTCTGGGTCTTCGGGCTTTGTTGGCATATTATCTATAAGAGATGTAAGATTTACTCCATAATCAACATCTAGAACTTCTTCATTTAATTTATCTTTATATGATTTTACGTGTTTCATTCCTCTGAAAATAAATAATTTTTAATATCATCCGATTTTTGAAAAATAGATTCGTTAATATATTCACTATAGTTTTTTAAATTATTCATCATCATTTTTTAATTTTATTACACTATTAGTTCTAATCGGCAATATATATTTTTTATTTTTTTCATCTATCAAGTATATAATGTTCAGAATATAACCATCTCCAGAATCGCATTCCACATCTTCAATCTTTATGCATACTTCTTTACCATCTTTTTTAAAAGTGGCGAAATTTTCTCCTGGTATGAAATATGCAGTTTTTCCAACAAATTTATCTTTTAAGAATCGTTCGAATTTTCTTTTTGAATTAATTCTCGTTAATGGAATTACATCGAGATTCATCATTAACTCAAAAACATTGATAATTTCATCGTATTCATTCCAATCTTCTTCACCGTAAGGATCAATGTCATAATCAAGTTTTTCAAATATTTTGAATTTAGTTACCATGTCACTATATATAATTTTTATTAAACCATTATTATTTTTGCTTATATAATGATTATGAAACAAATAAGTTATTTTAAATTTTTAAAAGCTCATCCCGAGTTTATGGATGTTGATGATACAGAAGATGTTAAATTATTTCTTTTAGATTATGTTAAAAAAAGAGTTTATAGAAAAAAGGAGGGAATTTGTGAACTATTGCCGATGAAAGGTCAGGGTTATAGAAAAAATACAGATGATTTTAAGGATAGTAAAATAATAAAAGATCATTCTATTTACAGAATAATGTTTAGAAAATATAAATTGATGACTATTTATTTTTTAAAAAATGAAACATGTGTGATAGTCAATAATCATACACAAGAAGATAAATGGGTCACTAATAATGTAAAATGTAGATATTTATCTAAAGAAGAAATAAAAAATATAAAACGAACAATATTAATAGATAATTTAATAAAATTGTAAATGTTATATGTAGAGTCATATAAAAATAAACTTTCGTTGCCTGATACGGCAATTATAATAGATACAACTTCAAAATCTGATGATTGGTCAAAAGAACTTTCGCCATTTGTAGTTCGTTGTGGACCGCTATATGGTGATTATTTTGCCAAGAATGTAGAAAATGGTTGGCAATTCAGCAAGGTCTATAAAGAATATGACAATAATGGTGAGCCATCGCCAGCGTATTTTGAATGGGCTCAAAAAGGGTGGAAATCCAGTTATGCTTATCGATATCCAATGGGAAAAGGTGTTGTGCCATTATATTCGTGGTGGAATGGCGAAAAATTAGATTATATCGCAGCAAGAAAAAAGATATATGTTCCTTTATATGCAAGAGGCGTGATGGCTACTAAAGCTTTTAAAAAACTTTTATACATTTATCGTCATACAAAGAAAGATATTTATCTAATCGATTTTGATGGGTATAATCATATAAAAATGGGAAAAAGTTTAACAGAGGTTATAAATGATCCTAAAATGAAAATGGGACACGCGTTTGTCATTTATAGTTTGCTAGAGAAATCAAAAATTGAAAAATAATATATGAATGAAGGTTTAGTTTGTCCGAATTGTGGATCGGGAGGAGGCCGTCACTGGTTCCAGATAGAAAAAGAAAATTCCACATCGAATAAATCATGGGGTCATGATGAACTAATGAAGGTTTTGCACGATTTTAATGGTAATGCAATAGGAATTTATTGTGGAAATTGCGGATATACAATAAAAAATACAAATGAATTATTGAATTCAGATGAATTTGTAAACCATAAAAGAACAAAAACAATAGATAAAATGTTAAATAAATAAAAATATGATACTAAAGGGCGTGGTATATAGAATGGGAAAAGGAAGTGATAGAGTTTATTTGTCGCTTTTGAATCCTGTTACAAATGAAGTAACAAACGGTTTTCCTATAATAGAAGAAGATTATTACTTATTAGAAGAAAATCAAATTTGTACTGTACAAGTTGAGTTTCAAGACGGGACACTAGAACTTGAAGAAAAAGAGGTCATTGAATTTCTGAATGTGGAAAGGGGACTTGAAGTAGGTGAAATTTTTTATAGAATAAAAAGATTTATGGTTTTCGGATTTCCAGATCCTATTAAAGAATGCGAAGAACATTTAGAGGATATTTTTATAGATGTAATCAACAGAACAAAATACGAATAATGATAATTAATTCTATTTCCATACGCAACTTCAAAAGTTATGGTAATAACTTACAAAAACTCAGCTTCTCAAAAGATGCTCAACTCATTCTGCTCACAGGTCAAAATGGAAATGGAAAATCGAGTCTTTTAGAATCCATAGATTTTGCTCTTTTCAATATTGTAAGAGGTAAAAACACTAAACGTGTTCCAAATTATATTCTTCCAAATCGAACCAATAAAAATCTCGAGGTTGAAATTGATTTTGTTAATTGGAATAATGACAATGTAGTTATCAATAGAAAATTGAATCCAAAAGGATTTAAAATAAGTATGAATGATGTTGATAAGACTGATAAGTATGAGTTGATGCAACAACATGAAAAAGATGATATTATAGGTATAGAATATAATACTTATAAATCTTTGGTTTCGTTAAACTTAGCAGACTTTGCGAATTTTATTAACCTAGACACAGAAACCAAAAGAAAGCTTCTTAACAAGTTATTCAATATAGATGAAATTGATGTTTATTTTGCTATAGCTAAAGAATTACTCAAGAATGAATATAAACGCAAAGAAAAACTCGACTCATTAATAACATCCAATACAAATACAATAGGCACTTATAAAAATAATATTTCTAATATTTTAGAAGTCACGGGAAGTAAGATCGACAAAGAAAAAATGTCAGAATATAAAAATAATTACATAACTCTAAAAAGTGAAATCCGTGAGTTGAAAGAAAATCTTCAATTGACTTGGCCTGAGATAGTTTCCAAAAAAGAAGTTATACAGGGAAAGAGAAATAAAATAATGGCTGACGAACTTCAATTAGAAGAGCTTTCTAAGAAATTAGATATATTCCACTCGGGAAATTGCCCTTTCTGCGGAACTATTTTAACTGATGAATCTCATTTGGAAGAACTTTCTAAATTGGAAAACGATTATCAAGAAGCTTCAAAGGATTTGTTAGAAGTTAAGAAGAGTATGAATTCTTTAAAAAGAGAATATTCTTCGAAGGTTATGGAAAGAAGTGATATGATAAAGGAATTTCATGAAAAAGAGTTTCAATATGATGTTATTAGAAAAGAATTAAAAGAAATTAAAGACATGACTTTAAACAACGCGTCTATAAATGAGTTGAATAGAAACATCGAGATTTTAGAAGACGAAAATGAAAAATATAAAAGGGGATTAGATAATCTAAATAAAAAAATAACAAAATACGAAAAACTTGTAGAAATATTATCAGAAAAAGGAATTCGTAGAGGAATTATTAACACTGTAGTAGATCCTATTAATGAGCATTTAGCAAGATATTTAATAGAATTGGAATCTAAATATAATGTAAGATTAAATGATAGTTTTGACGCTATAATAAAAGAAAGATACATGGATGACATTCATGTTGAATCTTTATCAACTGGCGAGGCGAGAAAAATAAATGTTGCTATAGCCCTTTCTTATATGGAAATGGTTATCAGTATGAATAAGAAAACCAATATTTTATTCATGGATGAAGTTTTTGCATCTGTTGATGATGAAAATGTAGATTTGATTTTAAAAGTTTTACGTAAATTTTCAGAAATAAATAATATAAATGTTATTATATCAACTCCTCTAAAATTTGATGTTACTCATTTTGATAGAATAATTGATGTTGAGAAAGAAAATGGTTATTCTTTTATAAGAGAGAATTAATTATATTCTATATCTAGCGGTATTAATTACCTCATTTCTAAGATAATGTAATTTTTTCTTAAAATATTCTTCATTACATTCTTCCAATTTAACTTCATTGGTCTGGTTGAAATCATCAAATTGTAAGAAAGTGCCATTTCTTTCATCATCGTCTTCATTTTCGTGTTGATAAACGTAAAAATTTCCAGGCATACGGTTGAAAGAAATGTTGAAAGAAATATATGACATTCCTCTATTGTAAAAATTTATATTTTCAATACCATTTATATTTTTGAGAATTTCATAGTATTCTTCTAATGAATAATATTTTGGTTCCTCCCATTTTTCCTCCCCATACGGATCTATATCGTTGTTAAAATTTTCGCTAGTTTCCCAATCATCTTCAAATTTACCACCTTTATACCATTTAATAGTTTCTTTTGGTGTTGCTTTTGTTGGAGCATCATAATAACCAATACCATTAGTCATATCAACAACATAATCTTTTTTTGTTCCTTTTAACATAAATTGCCACCCCATAAAAGCATTAGGATCTTCTTTCCAATATCCACCCAAAGATATTCTTTCTTTTTTAATAAACCTTCCATTTTTTATATCATAAAAAACAACCTTTTTTCCTATTGTATTATCTATTAGATCTAAAACATATTTTCTTGATTCTTCATTGGATACGTTTTTCATAAGTCCTATTATGAAGTTATCTCCATAATAACACGTATTAAAATCTTCACCCTTTAAATTTAATAATTTTTTAGGTTCTGGTTCTTCAAGAGAAGAATGTGACAGTTTTCTTAATTCTTCTGTTATAAAACTTTCGAAAGATTTCATAATTTTCCTATTTCAGCTTTGGCATCTCCAATTCCTTTGACTTCAGCTATAATATTTCTTACTTTTATAAGACCCTCTTTGTCCATATCTTTTAACATATCGGCCATTTTCTTTACCGTGTCGGGAAACTTAGTAACGGATTCGTTGTTATAATTTGATAAATCTCCGCTTTTTTCTTCTTGAGATGTTTGTTGTGGTTGTTCGGTTTCAGTCGTTCCACTTTGAGCAGGTTGAGCTGCTGGCTGTGCTGCTGGTTCTGGAGCAGGAGCTGGGGCAGGAGCTGGTGCTGGGGCAGGAGCTGGAGTGTCAGCTTCATTTAGAAAATCTATGTATTTTTTTATTTTCATATTTTTATATATTATTTTATGATTCCCATCTTTCTTCACCGTGTGGGTCCAGATCATTGAAAACTCTTTTGTGTTCTTCTTGTTTTGTTAAATTGTAAGGCGAAACCCACCAATCTACCTCCGATATATAATATGTCATTCTTTTATTATATCTATAATAATCACATTCGCCCTTTTCGTTTCTATCTGTCCAAATAGTATGATATCCTTTATCTGATATTGTTCCTTTTAGATTATTAAATTCTTCTTCATCAACAACACCATTAACTATAACTTCATCGCCTATATTAAAAATATCATCAACGTCTTTTTGATCGTTTTGTTCTTTTATATATGAATAGAATTTTTTCATCATGAACCTATATATAATTTTTTGTAAATAAATAAGATGAATTTAACTAAAATAAGAATAGAGTCTTTCAATATATCTACGGTATATTTTCTTTTTTCTTTCTACTTCTTTCTCTAATGATTTATAGAAATTATCAACTTCTTGCTCTGTAAAATGTTTAATATTAATATCATGATCATCCAAAAATTTTCTAAATTTAATTCCTAATATTTTAATTTTAGATGTTGTATTGAGTATTTTATCTTGGTTGATTTTATAATACTTTTGTAATAAGTAGTAAAGTTTTAATATTACATTTTTATCATCTTTAGATATTTCATCTACAATGTCTTTAATATCATTATCATTTAAATAATTTAAATTACTTTGCAATCTAGAATATTTTAGATATTTTTTTATATCATTATTGAATTTATGTTTATTTTCTTTAAAATTTCTTATATCAGAATGATAGTAAGCTTCAATTTCGTTCATTTCAATTATATACATAATATAAAAAAGTATATCAACGTTTTCATCTGATGATGAAATTTCAGAGAAAGGCGAAAGTTTAATTTTATCTTTCATTTTTAAAAATCCGCCAGATTTTATAAAATCATAGATGTGTTTTATTTCGTGTTCAAATGACATTAATGTTGGTCTATGAAATTTATTAACGCTTATTTCAATATTTTTTGTTTTATAATATTTTGATGTGTTGAACCATGCGGTCATTTTACGACCAATATTTCTATTTGAATATTCATCTATAAATAATTTATTTATAGAAATACTCATATTCTTCTTAGAATATTCATTGAGATCAATTACTCTCTCACCTTGCTTGTATAATTTCCAAATATATTCAGCAAGTTGTGAAACTTCTTCATTATAACCTAATCTTTCAAATAATTTGAATGTATCATCTAATGACTCTTTTAGATATTTAGAATAATTCATTATCATGATCCTATATATAATTTTTCGTAAATAAAAACTTTTATAATTTAATAAGATAAAAGAGAAAAAAATAATACGACAAAATAAAATGCCTTCACGTAAATGGATAGATACAGATGAATTAGAATTGGAATTTAATAAATCGTTAGAAGACGATAAAGCTACAGACGAACTCAAAAAAATGTTGCTTTTAATGACAGAAATGATATCTATAAAAATTATTTATTTATATAGAGATTTAAGATCACACGATTTATGTATAAATATAACATATGAGTATATGTTAGATAATTGGAAAAATTTTAATAAATCTAAAAATCCAAAAACTAAATTACTTACTTATTATGGTGAGGTCATAAGAAGAATTATGATTGAAGCTTCAAAAGATCCATATTTTATGATCAATAAAAGAAGGACCAAATTAATTGATAGAATGTTACAATAAATTTTTTTATTCTAATTAAAAATTGTAATTTTGCAAAAATAGACATATGAACATAAAACAATTATTTTTAAATTTAACATCCTATACCATTCCACATGGTATGGAACACACTCTCGAGAAGTATTTTCCAAATGGAATTCAAAAAGACGGTTGTGAGAATTATTATATGAAAATAGGTGATAGTAGAACCATTTTCACTTGCCATATGGACACCGCTTGTGGGGAGTATGAAAAAGTAAATCATGTGATTCGAGGAAATATGATTTCTACTGATGGAAGAACAGTATTGAGCGGTGATGATAAAAATGGAATGACAATTCTTCTTTATATGATTTATAGAAAAGTTCCTGGAACTTATTATTTCTTCGCTGGCGAAGAATGCGGAATGGTTGGAGCTCACTATATTTTACAGAAAAATAGAGAATTCTTCTATGATTACGATAGAATGGTGTCTTTTGATAGAAGAGCTTATCATTCTGTTATCACACATCAAATAGGAAGACGTGGATGTAGTCAAGAATTCGCATTAGCTCTTGCCGAAGAATTGAATAGTAAAAATGCTGATTTTAAATATGTTCCAGATTCTACTGGAATATATACAGATAGTGCATCTTTTATTGGAATTATTCCCGAAATAACTAATTTATCTGTTGGTTATTTTGGTGAGCACTCGCATGGTGAAAGAACTGATATAAAATTCTTATCCGATTTAGCAAGAGCGGCTTGTGCCGTAAATTGGGAATCTCTTCCAGTTGGAGATAAGAGCAGAGACAAAGATGTCGATAGATGGGGATACGGCGGTAACGAATGGGAATGGGGATATTAAAAACATTTGAATGGTGAAAGAGTGGTACGGAATAAGTCGTTTTAGAAAGGTAAATGAAAACTTTTCGAATTTTGATGATTCTGATTTTTTAGAGGAAGAAGATTCTCTTAAACAATCAAATCTTCACGGCGAGAAACCGATCATTGATTTTAGCGACACATCAAAACTTCTATTTCAAATGGAAAAATTATTATAAATTAAAATAAATCGTCGCGGTTTAAAAATTGCACGATTCAAAAAATAATGAAGAAACATGGGAACATCATCCAGAAAAAGAACAAAGAGAATTTATAGTAAGAACAAAGAAAATCGCAACAAAAAAATTGAGAGAATTGAAAAAAACTACGAAGTTTTAAAAAGTCTTGGATATTATGAAATTCTTAACGCTGAAAAAAAGACTATTCCTCCAGAAAAAAACTGACAAATTGACACATTAAATCATTTGGAATAGTTATTGATAATAAAAAAAAATAAAAAAAAAATTATCTTATATGAATATTAAATTACTACAAGATTATGTATTGGTTCTTCCCGATAAAGCGGAAGAAAGAACAAAAGCTGGAATCATCATTCCAGATACAGCAAAAGAAAAACCAAATAGAGGAACAGTTATGGCCGTTGGCAAAGGAATAAAAGATGAGCCAATGGAATTAAAAGAAGGCGACGTTATATATTATGGTAAATATAGCGGAACTGAAATTAGTAAGGATGGTGTAGATTACATGTTAATGCATCAAAAAGACGTATATCTTATAATAGATGAATAAAAATGAATATTATTTAATAGAAGTGGAATGAAAAAGTGGAGTTATAAAAAAGATAAAGAAACTGATCCAAACAGGGATAAGGATGATATAAAAATTTCTAAAGATTGCACTTTCGTAGATTGGAACAAGTTTTCGATGGACGAGCTCGCTGATTATCTTGAAAATAAATGGAAATATATGAGCAGCGGTGAAGCGCTGGCGATATATAAAATGGTACAATTTTATAGAGAACATAAAGATGAAAAATAATATGAAAAGATTGGAATATTTTAATAAAAACGATTGGGATCATTTACACGATGCTGTTTTAGAATCAACTGGAGAAAATAAAAATATGGAAGAATTGAATAAGATATTCGATTCTCTTCCATCGGACTTAAAAAATCTCGCTTATAAATTCGGCATGAATGATACAGTATTTAGAGATAATGTAATAGAATATTATTTAAAAAAACAAATAAAATAGAATATGGCAAAGAATATAGAATTTGGTTATGAAGCAAGACAAAAATTAATTAAAGGAGTAAATCAATTAGCTGATAGCGTATCAGTAACTCTTGGGCCAAGAGGAAGAAATGTAATTATAGAAAGAAAGTATGGAAGTCCCGCTATCACAAAAGATGGTGTTACTGTAGCAAAAGAAATCGAACTTCCAGATCCAAGTGAGAATATTGGAGCTCAAATAGTAAAAGAGGTATCTCAGAAAACATCTGATTTAGCTGGTGATGGAACTACCACAGCTACAGTATTGGCCCAAAGTATTATAAACGAAGGAAACAAAGCAGTTACAGCCGGTTGTAATCCTATGGATGTAAAAAGAGGAATAGACAAAGCTGTAAATGCTGTTATCAAATCTCTTCGAGATCAATCAAAAGCTGTTGGAGATTCTTATGATAAGATTGAGCAAGTAGCGACTGTTTCTGCTAATAATGATAATTTTATTGGCAAAATGATTGCCGAAGCTATGGAAAAAGTTAAGAAAGAAGGAGTTATAACCATTGAAGAAGCAAAAGGAACAGAAACAACCGTAAAGATTGTTGAAGGTATTCAGTTTGACAAAGGATACATATCTCCTTATTTTGTAACAGATACAGAAAAAATGGAGGCTGAATATGAGAATCCTTATATTCTTCTTTACGATAAGAAGATTTCTACGATGCAATCTATAATTCCAATTGTTGAAAAAGTGCATAAATCGGGCCATCCACTTTTGATGATTTGTGATGATATTGAGGGTGATGCTCTCGCAGCACTTGTTATAAATAGAATGAAAATTGGATTGAGAGTAATCGCTGTCAAATCTCCTGGTTTTGGAGATCGTCGTAAAGAAATGATGGAAGATATAGCTATTTTAACAGGTGGCGATGTCATATCAGAGGAAAAAGGAATAAAATTAGAAGATGTTGAATTAGATTCTCTTGGATTGTGCGACAGAATAATTGTCGATAAAGACAACACAACTATCATAGGTGGAAATGGTGATAAAGTAAGTATTGCTGGTAGAATAAAACAAATAAGAACTTTGATTGAAAAATCTACTTCTGACTTTGATAGAGAAAAACAAGAACAAAGATTGGCAAAACTTGCTGGTGGCATTGCTGTTATCTATGTGGGTGCTGCTAGTGAAATTGAAATGAAGGAAAAGAAAGATAGATTCGATGATGCTCTTCACGCCACAAAAGCTGCCGCGGAAGAAGGAATTATTCCTGGCGGGGGCGTAGCATTTATAAGATCTATAAAAAATTTAGATAAAGTCGAATTTGACAACGATGATGAAAAAATCGGAATAAACATTATCAAAAAGTCATTGGAGCAACCACTTCGTCTCATCGTTGCTAACGCCGGTCTTGACGCGTCGATTATAGTTCAAAAAGTAAAAGATGGTGAAAATGATTACGGATTTAATGCTAGTAATGAAAAATATGAAAATTTAATTGAAACTGGAGTTATCGACCCAACTAAGGTGGCTAGAGTGGCATTAGAAAATGCATCTTCTGTTGCAGGATTATTCTTAACAACAGAATGTGTAATATCTGAAATAAAGGAAAAAGAGCCTCAACAAATTCCACAACAACCGCCAATGTATTAAAATAAAGGAGGAGGAGTTTAACTCCTCCTTTTTTTATAATTATAACCAATTAAATTTAAAATAATTTTGATATTTCCAATTTTCTTCATACTTTCGTATTATGAAAAAATTAGTTACATGGATCGTCGAAAAGCACATGTTCCCAGAATATGAGGAACAACTTATAGCCGCTATTAAAAAATCAGGGGCTATATGCTATTTGTTTGATGATACCGATCATCTTAAATTTAATTTCAATAAAAGCATTAAAAGTAGATTCACAAACGAAGATTGCACTATTTTCTACGGTTCGCTTCAACGTGGAAGAGAAATCTATACGAAAACAGATTTTGTTCCAGGAATATTTTTAACAATAGATAATTATGAATGTTATAAATATTATGGAATGTTCGGAAAACATCTTTTGAATTCTTCTTATCGTATGATGGGATTTAATGATATAAAAAGATGGAAATCCTACTTTGAAATAAATTACGAAATTAACAAATTTTTCATTCGTCCATCAAACGGATATAAAACTTTTCCAGGTCAGATTATAAACACAGACAATTTTGATGAAGATATAGAAATCCTTTCTAAATCTTACGGTGGCATAGATACAGAGCAACTAATAGTTGTAGCTCCTTACAAAAATATTGTAAAAGAGAGTCGTTTTGCTGTAATAAATGGAAAGGTCGTAGATGGTTGTGTCTATATGATGAATGGAGAAAAAACAGAAGAAAGAATAATAGATGATGAAGCTCTTGTTTTTGCTAATATTGTTTTAGAGAAATTACCTACAGATTTTCCAGATCCAGCTTATACTTTAGATGTTGCTTATTATGACGATGCTGATTTTGGAGGTGAAGAAGGTTACAGAGTAATAGAAATAAACTCTTTGTGTTGTGCTGGATTATATCACATGGATAAAGAGTTGATTGTTAATGCAATGAACGAATTAGTCATACAAAAATTCAACGATTTTTGGAACATTAAAGAATAAAAAATGGGGATTCCTAAATTTTCTGAAATTATCAAACGCAAAACTTATTATTGTGGAGGTTCTAATTCTTTTAATAGAGTTTTGAAAAGGTATAGATTCAAAAATACCAATAATATAAACGACAATTGGGATATTTATATTCCAAATGGGTATAATAGAATTGAAGTTGAACTCAAACATCTAAAACCATCGAACGATAATCAAATTATTCTTGGAATTCAAGGATGTGATAATTTGGTTGGAAAAACATGGCTTTGGAATATATTAGAGAGAACTTATGGAAGACAAAAAGCTTCCACTCTTATGCCAGAGACTTATGTTTTAGAAAATGAAGAGCACGTGAAATTGTTTAAAGAACAATATAAAGAAGGTGAAATCTATATTCTTAAAAAGAGAAGACAAAGAAAAGAAGGAATACAATTAACAAGAGATTTAAAAGAAATTCTCGAGGCTAAAGATCAAGAATTCACTTTGGTTCAAAATTACAAACGTGACATACTTTTAGTAAATAAAAGAAAACTCAACCTCAGAATATATCTTCTTCTTAAATTTAAAAATGGATTTTTGGAAGGTTATATAAATAAATATGGCACTTGTATTTATTCTAACAAAGAATACGACGATTCTACTTTGGATTTTGAAAACAATATAACTAGTTATAATCTAGATCTTAAAGTTTATGATGATAATCCAATGACAATGAGGCAATTGAGAACTTATTTATTGGATAATGGATACAAAGATCCTGATATTTTACTTAAAAGAATAGATGAAAAAATGCGTTTGGTGTTAGATGCAGTAAAACCATATTTAGGTATTCATAGAAATCTTGATGATAATCTTTGCGCACAGATATTTGGAATGGATTTTATAGTGGATAAAGATCTAAATCCTTATTTGCTCGAATGTAATAAAGGACCCGATATGAAACCAAAAGAAGATTCGAGTTTTGATAAACTGATATTTCCGCTCGAGAGTTTCTATAAAGCTGAAGATATTGTTGAAAAATGTTATCCGTCGGGTTATAAATCTGGAAATGGATTAAAAGTGCAGAGGGATATGTTTGAATTATTAAATTCAATAGAAACAAAAACAAAAAATAACGGTTTTTATCAAATTTATTGATTTTATGAAATAAATTTGATAATAAAAATAAAATTTATTATTAATATTAAAAATTATATTTATGAAAAAATTTTTTTATGCAGCTTTAGTGTCATTAGCAGTAATGTTTATCATGACAGTGATAACACATTTTTTAAAAGTACGTTTAGATTTTTTAGTAGGTTGGTTTTCTTGTATGGGTTATTATATAATTCTTAATTATTTAGAGAATAAAGAAAGGGATAATGGATAATATAAAAAATATAGCACTTGTTGCTCACGACAATCGTAAAAATAATTTAATAGAATGGGTAAAATTTAACAAAGGCACTTTGTTAAAGCATAATATTATATGTACTGGCACAACTGGAAGACTCGTGAGAGAAACAATAGGTGATAAAAATATTACACTTTTAAAAAGCGGACCTTTAGGAGGTGATCAACAATTAGGAGCTATGATTACAAATGGTGAAATTGATATTCTTATATTTTTCTGGGATCCAATGGAACCAATGCCGCATGATGTCGATTTTAAAGCGTTGTTAAGAATAGCGGTATTATATAATATTCCAACAGCATGTAATCGTTCTACAGCCGATTTTATTATTTCATCAGATTTGTTCAATGGTGAATATAATCCAATTTTGGATGATTTCTCTAGTTACACGCAAAGAAAGATATGAAAACAAAATCAAAAGTAGTAAATTCAAACAGAATAATAAGAACTTACGAGAACACAACAATAGGTGGTGTTTGTGGCTCAATTGCTGATTATTTTGATATTAATCCTTATTTTGTAAGAACTTTATGGTTTATATCTATTTTTTGCTATGGTTTTGGCATAGCAACCTATATACTTTTATGGATATTGCTTCCAAGCGATAAAATAAGATATTGGTAATGAAAAAAGGAAAATCATCGAAAGATGAAAAAATATGGTATTGCATTATGGCTTTAGTGGCTATACTAGCGGTGATTATATTTATTTACATTTTGGGCGGATTGTCTAGTTTAGTAAGATAACGAAAAAGGATCTATTCTGATAGATCCTTTTATTTAAACATTTAAAATTTTCTTCAATTCGCAAATTAATGAAAACACGTGAAGTGGAGGATCTGTAGTAATTTCAAATTCAGCGTTATATCTCTTTGTTAAATCCAATAATTTAAATCCTTTATCTTTAATCGTTTGCTCATTATTATTCAATAAATATTGATAAAATGGGCGACTTAGTATATCTATCAAATCCTTTGGTTGATTGGCCCAATTATCCATTACAAAATAAAAATTATCAGAAAAATTATTCTCTCCATTTAATATAAAATCAAAGACTTCATTATTTCCAACATTAAATTGAGTATCATCACCACCAGTAATGCTCATAGTCTGTAATTCTTGAACAGATGCTCTAAGATCTGGAAAATTTTTGGTGATTATCTTTTTTATTACATCATCTTCCACATCAATTTTCACGTGTTTTACTATACTCGATAGGTATTTGAAATATCCACCCATCAAATAAGTTTTTTCTTCATCATTTGATGGATTAAAACAAATCTGTGGTTTTAATCTTGATATGAGAGCAGGAATAACTCTTGTTATATCGTTCATAGATATAATAAACCTAACTCTATGATCATAATTTTCGACAAAAGCTTTGAATCCGTCTTGAAAAGCCGGCGTGGTTCTGTCAAATTCTTCCAGATAAACATATTTCATTTTGTCGTCAGTCTTGACAAAAGGGCTGGGCATTGATTCACAGAAATCTGTTATCTTATCTCTTAGAGTATCAATTCCATTTTCCATTGAAGCGTTGATCTTCAAGGAATTTTTATCTTTTAACAATATTTCTATTAATGTGGATTTTCCTGTTCCGGGATGTCCATGAAATATCATGTCTTGTTGAATTCCATTTTCTATAACTTTTTTAATTCTTGGGAGAAGTATAATGGTGCCCAAGTTCTTTGGTCTATATTTTCTCCACCATAATTGATTTTTAACGGCCATTGTTTAGTGTTGTTTTTCTATATTTATTCAAAATTTCAGTAAGAGTTTTTAATATATAGTTTTATGATTAAAAAATATTCTGAATATTTAAAAGAGTCTATCGATTTTGACGAAGATGAAGGAATGGAAATTGAAGAAGAGCCGGACGATTTTATATCCAATCGTAGACTTAGAGAATTTTTAATAAAACATGATTGTCTCGAAGAATACATAAAGAATAGTGAAAATAAAGCTCTCGATATTACTCGTGTAAATTATCCCGATACTTTTGATAATCAAGATCCAATGAATTATATTTCAGGACCATTTAATTGGGACGCTAGCCCGCAAGGACAAAAATTTTGGTTAGATCTTCATTGGAAATGGCAAAAGATTATAGAAAAAGAAAATATTAGAAGAAGATGATTAAAAAATATTCTGAATATATTAAAGAAGAATACGATTCTAAATTCTACAAAAAAGATGTGTCTAATAAAACACACCCATTTCAAATTGGTGACTATGTTATTTGCAAAGGCGAACAAAGTCAAATTACATTTAAAGGCGAAATAGGAAAAATAATCGACATTGAACCAAGATCAGCGCTGGTTAAATTTCCTAATAGATTTCATAATGGTTTACATAGCGGGCAGAAAGACTTTTCCGGTTGCATATATGATCCGACTAATTGTTCATATTATATAAGATTTGATCTTTTAACTTTAGTTGATTCAGAATTTGAAAGAAAGAGAAAAGATGAATTAGAGAAACTAAGATTAAAATATCAAGATGTAGATCCTTATGGAGAAGAAGAGTGGGAAATGAATGAAGGTGCTAAATTAGATAAAGTTATAAAAATAGTTAGATTAGATGAATTATATGATAAATATAAACTACATATAAATAAACACAAATTGATTGAAGACGAACTCTCTAAATATATTGGAAGTTATGTTTTATTAAAAATTTGGTTTAGCGATCCACAGGAATTATATAATGTTAGAGATAGTGAATATTTAATGCTAAACTCGGTTTATTCAAAAGATAGTGGATATTATTCAGATTGTCCAACGGTGTTTATTGATTTGGGAGACAAACACGGAGTACTACACAGCGGATTTCCAGTCAATGATAATTTAGTTTTGTATGTTAGAGAACCTATGAGAGTTACGTCTCCAGAAGATCCTTATGGTGAAGAAGATTGGGATTTAGATTAAGTAACAGTATTTGGATCTTTTCCGTCCTGCCCAGCCAAATTTGTAAACCCACGATCTCCTGGTCTTTTGTAAGATTTATCATTTAACATTGTGATGTTCATTTTTCTATTTCTTTTGTAACTACTATCTTTTCCGTTTGTATATGATATGTGGATCCAAGGATGTCTTCCGCTTGTTCTATATTCTAATAACAATTGATCATAATTTTTAATGTAATCTTTTATATAAGTAGCAACATCATAATATTCTTTATGTTTCAATCCTTTAATTTGAAAATCAACTGCTTGACCTAAATTATGTTGTGATGAATTACTAGATCTGGCAAGCGATCCGTTTGTTCTAAAAGAGCTTGATATGTACATTTGTGGATATTTAGTTTTAATAGCATCCAAACAATTAACACATAAGTTTTTAAGATTACATACAATTTGAACTCTCGTCAAACCATTCTGTGTTTTTGAACCGCCGTTGTATATAAAGTTTTGAGCTTCTGATGTAGAATTTGCCAATAAATCTTTTAGATAGAATTTATTTGACAATTTCATAAATTTATTTATATTTGTAGAAGTTATATCCTTGCAGTCAGAAGTTGATGCTGGTGTATATTGCTCATCTGGCGTTGTTGTTTTTGGCTCAGTTTTATCAATATATTTACTATTATCTGGAGCTAGAAAAACCATATTACTGTCTTCATAATCTGTTATGACGTCTTCTGTAACTTGACCACTTATTTCCAAATCATATATCAGATCATCAGCGTCTTGTTGCTCATCCACATCTTCATAAACTATAAGAGTTTCTAATTCCTTAGATCTTTTAGTGTCATATTCTTCTTTGGTTATTTCATTTTCTTGATTATTAACAACTTCTGAATAAACATTTTGAAGACTAGTATCTCCAGATTTATCACCAGAGGCTTGCTCCTCACTTAAATCTTTTACATCTTCTTGATTTTTAAGATCACTGGGGGCAGCTTCCATAAGAGTTTCTAGTTGTTGATCTTTTTGATCTTTTATATTTTGTGATAAATTCTGAGTATTTACATCTCCAAAATTATTTCCAGCAATAGGATTACTATTTATTTTAACACCGTCATCCATAATCGGGCTGTTATATTTCATTTCTAATTTATCTACTTTGTTGTCATCTACTATGTAAACGTGATCTGAAACAAAAGTCTCTCTTTTTAATTGATATTCGGTCAAAAGTTGTTCGAGCTCGGTTTTTAGAACAGGAGAATTCAAATTTCCTATTAATGAGTTTGGTTTTATAAGACACGCAACAAATTTATCAAACCAATCAAACCAGTGATTTCCTAAAACAGCTTGTTGAGAAGCGGTCTTACAACCTATATTTACTTTTCTATTATTATCTTTTAACTCTAAGTTTATATTATCATTAGTTATAGTTATCTTATTATATAGATAATCCATAGTAAGGGCACTATCATCCGCATATACTTTTGTTCTGTGATCAAATAATACAGCTACAAAATTGGCATATTCATCATCACTCAAATCAGATAATTTCTTTCCAAGATTTACATTATAATGATCCGCGTACATATAGTAAGGCTCATAAAGATTATCGTTTGGAAAGAAAACGGACACAATTTTGCCAATAGCTGGAGCTTCATACGATCTTGCGCTCAAAGTTTTTATAGGCGTGGCCCACGGTATGTCCTCGATTGGTATGTTATCAAATACACTTTGAACTCTTGCTTTTATTCTTCCTAGTCTATCAGGATCTTTATTGTCTTCCACTAAACCGAACCATAGTTTATCTAAGTCTTTCATGATCTAATCCATTCTTTTCTCTTGTGCTCATATCCTCACGAGTGTCTAGTTTTTGCCCATCTAAAAAACTTTTTTCTCTTTCATCGCCTTTATCTTCTTCTGTTATATTTCGTCTTTCAAATGATTGTTCTATAATTTTTCCATGCTCTAGTTTATCTCCGTGAAGACCTTTGTATTCTTCATCCTTTCTCTTTCTTTCTTCCAAGTCTTTCGAGGCTTCTTTTTTTCTTTCTTCTTCAGTTGGATTGAGAATATTTTTGTTCCTCTTAAATGGAGCCACTTCTATTCTATCGTGTTCTAGTACATTTGTTCTTTCTTCATCTTTAATTTCTTCCGGTTTTATCTTCTGATCAAATATGTTTCCTCTATATTTGAATTTTTCATATATCTCACCAAGATCAAGCTCTATCGAAGATTTCTTTGGAGGTTGATATAGTTTTACAGGCTCTAAAAGTTTCTTTTCTGTATCTTCTAAAGTATAAATATAACCGAGTTTTGGTTTTAAAATGTATTCAACACTAGTATCAATGCTTCCAAGATCTGTTTGCGACTGTTTCTTTCTTTGCATTTGAATATGTTGATCATCTAAACTCTTCACTTCAGCTCTTTCATTTTCATAAAGATATTTTTCTGTGAGTTCGTTTTTAGCTTCAACTTTTCCATATAGATCTATGATCTCCAGATTTTTCAATTTTGTAATCTCATTATTATATAACAACAGATTGCCAAGAGTTTTCTCCATATCTATATTATTGTCATATTTGTAAATTATTTGTAATGGATTTATTTGTCTTGTCTGTTGATCAATTCTAGCATCCAATGGTTTTATTTCTGACTCAGCGTTGTTGTAAACCTTATAATCGGTCAGATTATTAAATTTATCTGTTTTGGAATATAAATATAATAAAGGCAAAAGATGCTCTTTTTTTACAGCAGAATATAATAAACCAAGATCTATTTCTCTTTGACCGTATGTGTTTTCATATAGTCTTCCAAGCTCTAACTCACGTTCTCGAGGTGTCATATCCAATACAATATCTAAAGGTTCTTTTGGTTTTATAGTAGTATCTATAACGCCCAACACAGGTTTATAAGGACGCGGTGTAGTATCTATACGAGCATCCAACTGATCTTTTGGTTTTATGACAAATTCGAGTTTTCCAGACAACTTCTGTGGAGGTCTTAAAGCAAATGGTATAAAAGCGTCGAGTGGTTGTCTGGGTCTTAACGCAAATGGTATAAAAGCGTCGATTGGTTGTCTGGGTCTTAACGCAAATGGTATAAATTCACCGTCAAGATATTTTCTCGGATCGAAATGTGTATCTATACTACCAGATATATGTTTAGATGGTTTTAAATCGAATTGCATAAAAGCGTCGAGTGGTTGTC